GCTAAAGCATTCTTTAATTATTTTAAAGAGTATGGTTTTGATGACTTTACTCAAAATGATCATGTTCATGATGACTTACCAAGTGAAGAAATACCAGATTGTATTAGCTCTGATGAAGAGCCTATGGAAAATATGGGCTTCTATTTTATACAAATTGAATAATATGAGAAAAGAAATATCAAAAATTTATGATGAAAGAAGTGAAGAGAAGACAGAAAATTCTTAAAATAATAAACACATATAAAGAAGTCTCATGTGCAGAAATTCATAAAATTCTCGTATTAGCACAAATGGGAATTGATTCTAATACTCTTTCTTCTTATCTTCATCAGATGATAAAACAAGGGATATTAAAATATTCTGAACAACAGACTTCAAGAGGGGGACATATTTATATGATAGCCCCCCAAAAAAGAACATTCTTATTAAATTTTAACATGCAAAAAAATGTCTCAACAAATAATAATTAATGTAGGTGTCAGTGGTTCAGGTAAATCTACTTGGAGTAAAGATTATATTAGAACTCACCCAAGAACTATAAGAATAAACAGAGATGATTTAAGAAAATGTTTAAGAGGAACTTTAGATGATTACTATCAATCAGAATTTCTTAATAGTAGAGAAGATTTAATTAATAAATTAGAAGAACATGCTCTTGCACAGGCATTACTTAAAGGTTTTGACGTAATTATTGATAATACTAATCTTAAACCATCATATATTATGAGATGGGTAGATTTTATCAAATATTGGAATGATGATGAAATACCTGAAAATCAGGCTACATTTAATTTTAAAATATTTCCTGAATCTCATACGGAGACCCTTAAAAAAAGAATTAATATAAGAGATGCACCACTAGGTTGGGATAAACTTAATTACATTGATAAACAAGTAGCTTCCCTTCCTGAAATTATTAAATATATTAATAAAAATTTTTTAAATCAAATTATACATGAGTAATATCTATTTTACATCAGACACACACTATGGTCATACAAATATAGCAAGTAAAAATAGCTCTAAATGGAAAGAAGGGTTTAGACACTACAAATCTTTAGAAGAGATGAACTATGATCTTGTTAAAGGAATAAACAAAACTGTTTTACCCGGAGATACATTATATCATCTTGGAGACTGGAGTTTTGGAGGTATCGAAAATATCTGGAAACTTAGAAAGCAAATTGCTTGCAAAGACATTCATCTTATTTTAGGAAATCATGATCATCATATAGAAGAAAATAAAGTACTTCCTAATGTTTTCCAAAATCAAGGACAAATTGCTGAAGGTTCTCCCTCAAATCCTTTTGAGTTTGTAACAGCTAAAAATCTATTTAGTAGTATTCAGTACTATAAAGAGATAAAAATTAATGGAAAAATGTTTGTTTTATCTCATTATGCTCATAGAGTTTGGTATGGCAGCCATAAAGGATACTATCATTTATATGGACATTCTCATGATTCTTTAGATATTCAAAAAGGGACAAATAAATTAATAGAATACGGTAAATCAATGGATTGTGGGGTTGATTCTGCAATAAGAATATTAAAAGAAGCAAGACCATTTTCCCTTGAAGAAATTACCAGAATTCTGGATAAAAGATCTGTAGAGTTCCCAGATCATCATAAACCGAGAACAAATACATAAAATTATTATGGCACTTAATTTAAAAAAGATTGAAAGAACAGTATTAAGTTACTGTGAAATACCAGAAAAAATAGCAGAAACTTGCTCTGCTATACAAGACACTAGCTGTGATGTTTATGTTGAGTATAGAATTACTCCAGTAAAAGAACAAGCTGGTTTTGATGATGACTTTACTTTAGACAATTGGTTAGTTAAAGAACATCCTGAGTTAGAAGGAAGAACAATTTTAATTCACATTAATTATTAAAATTATGGAACTGAATAAATTTGAAAAACTGGAACATATAATGAATGTTTTTGGTAAAAGAATTCTACCTGGTTTTTTGTTTGCAGTAAATCCTGAGTTATTTTTAAAATGGCAAGGGAATATCTGCAAACAAGCAGCAGTGTTGGGTTCTTTTATCATTAAACATCATTTACCTGATGATTATGTAAAAGTAGAAGCCTGGGAAGGTTTCTTTGAACATGAAAAACTAGGAAGTTATAATCATTGTTGGAATTATATAATTCATAAAGATGATCCTAAACTTAATATTATTTGTGATTTTACATCAACTATCTCTTATTTTGACTATTGTGAACACAATGATCCTACTTTACATATAACTGGATCTGAAAAATCAGTAGTAAAACATAAAATAGATATGATAGGATTACAAGAAATAGATATTGAAGAAGAGTTTAAAGGCCCAGAATATTATACTAAAGAAACAGGAGATGTTATAAAAAGAGAAATCATGGGATTATTACAAACAGCTAAACTTTGGGGATAATGAGTTTATACATATTAGATGAAAATAATAAAGCAATACCAACTGAGGACGTCAAATTATGGGGAGCTTGGTATGCAGAAAGTCTTGAAATTAAAAGAAGAGTAGCTGTTGATGACATCAATAATACTAGAATTTCTACTGTATTTTTAGGATTAGATCATGGATTTGGGGAAAATCATAAACCACTGTTGTGGGAAACAATGTGTTTTTCTGATAATCAAGACTATAATGACTATCAAATCAGATATGAAACTTATGAAGAAGCAGTACAAGGACATAAAAATTGTGTTGATTTTGTTACAAAAAACATATCATTGAATGAACGTAAAATTTTAAAACTTAGATTATGAAAAGATTTGTATTAGGAGATATACATGGGATGGATGAATACCTGAAAGAAGTACTTAAAAAATGTAACTTTGATTATGAGAATGATCTCTTGATACAAATTGGAGATATAGTAGATCGTGGGCCACATCCATTCAAATGTATTGACGAACTTCTAAAAATTAAAAACAAAGTATTAATTATTGGAAATCATGATGCAGCTTTTCTTGATTATGTCTATAGTGGAAAAGACAGTTTAGGAACTTCTAATGGGACAGAAATAACATTTCAGGAATGGGCTAAAGTTGAAATTGAAGATCAATTTAAATATCTTAATGATTTCTTTAAACTCCAAAAATTATATCATATTACCGATGATAATATTATGTTTGTACATGGGGGGTTTCCCAGGGATGAAAAGCTAGAAGAAGTTGTTAATCATGTTTTTTATTGGGATAGAGAGTTAATTACTCAAGCTATGTCCTGTAAAGGAAAACAAAAGCTTAAAACTCTTTATGACTTTAAAGAAATCTATGTAGGACATACTCCTACTATATATTGGGGAAAAACAATTCCTATTTATTCAGGAGGAGTATGGAATATAGACACTGGAGCCGGAAAAAGTGGGCCATTAACTATTATGGATATTGACACACATGAGTACTGGCAATCAGATTTATCTGAAAATGATATAAATTCACTTAAAATCTATGGCATCACTACGAAAGGAGAAAGTCAAAAAAGAAAGACTTTCCAAAAAAAAGAAAAGAGATGAAATTCTCAAAGAACAAAGAAGAAAAATATCAGAAGCTAAGAATAAAATAAAAGCTGTAAAAAAGACAGCTATTCAATTTCTTGAGCTTAATAGATTTAAAATTAGTAAAATAAATTAATATGTACTTTATTGGAGATACACATGGGGTAAGACCTGTCTTTGTTATTATTGATAAACATAATCTTCAAGGTCAAAATCTTATTCATGTAGGAGATTTTGGTTTGGGTTTTCAGGAAATTTCAAGAGATCTTCATGATCTTAGCGTTTTAGATGAAGCTTTACTAGAAACTGACAATAAATTATTTGTTGTTAGGGGTAATCATGATAATCCAATTTTTTGGAAAAAATCTGCTGGTCTTAATTTACCTAAATACCACAATATCAAACTTGTAGATGATTATACTGTACTTAAAATAGAAGGTAAAAATATCTTATGTGTTGGTGGTGGGATTAGTATAGATAGACAGTTAAGAAAAGACGATTCACCTTATCCTACATGGTGGGCTGATGAAGAATTTGTTTATAATAATACTGAAATTGCTAGAGTAGAAAAATTCTACAGTAAAATTGACATTGTAGTGACACATTCAGCTCCTGGATTTTGCCATCCTACCAGTGATGATGTTCCTATTGTTAATGAGTGGGCAAGAATTGAACAGCATCATGGCAGAAATCTAAAAACAGAATTAAAAATTGAAAGAACAAACATTACTTCTCTACATGACAGATTAGTAGATAGTGGACTTAAACCAGAAAAGTGGATTTATGGCCATTTTCATAGTACTAAAAAACAAGTTATTGCCGGTACTGAGTTTAAGCTCTTGAATATTAATGAACTCTATGAAGTTAACTAATTTGATTAACATTAATTTAGTTAACTTTTCTTTTAAAAGTCACAGTTAAAATTTGGACAATAGCAAATAACAAGCTAAATTCGCAGTCCTTAAAAAAAATTGATAACTGATGACTAAAGAAAAAGAAATTTTAAGTTCTTTAATTATATTTTCAAAATATGCAAAATATAGAAAAGATCTAAACAGAAGAGAAACATGGGATGAAATTATTGATAGATATTCAGACATGTTATGTAGGAAATACCCATCATTAACTAATGAAATTCAGGTTAATGTGAAGTTTATCCGACAAAAGAAGATACTTCCTTCAATGAGAGCTTTACAGTTTGCAGGGCCAGCAATGGAGATTAATAATGCTAGAGGATACAACTGTTGCTACCTACCTGTGGATAGTCTCTATGCGTTTAGTGAGACTATGTTCCTGTTGCTAGGTGGTACTGGGGTAGGTTATTCCGTACAAAAGCATCATGTGGCCCAATTAGGGGCTATTACAAGACCTAAAAAAACCAGAAGATATTTGATCCAAGACAGTATTATAGGCTGGGCTGATGCTGTTAAAGTATTAATGAAGGCTTATTTACAAGGAAAGAGTCTTCCTATTTTTGATTTTAGTGATATTAGAGCCAAAGGAACTAGATTAGTTACTGCTGGCGGAAAAGCACCAGGGCCAGAGCCATTAAAAAAATGTCTTTTTGAAATTCAGTTGATTTTAGACAGAAAACAAGATGGAGAACACCTTTCAACTACTGAATGCCATGATATTATGTGTCATATTGCTAATGCAGTATTAGCTGGAGGTATTAGAAGAGCTGCTATGATTGCTTTATTCTCTCATGATGATATTGATATGTTAGAATGTAAATATGGTAAATGGTGGGAACTTAATGAGCAAAGAGGGAGAGCTAATAATTCTGCTGTACTTAAAAGAGGAGAAATATCTGAACAAGAATTTTTTAATCTTTGGAAAAAAATAGAGCTTTCTGGATCTGGAGAACCAGGTTTTTATTGGACAGATGATATTGAATGGGGAACTAATCCTTGTTGTGAAGTAGCTTTAAGACCTTTTCAATTTTGCAATCTTTGTGAGATTAATGCAGATAACATTGAAAATCAAGAAGATCTGAATAAAAGAGCTGAAGTAGCTGCATTTTTTGGGACTCTTCAGGCTGGATTTACAGACTTTCATTACTTAAGACCTATTTGGGAAACAACTACCAAAAAAGATGCTCTTGTTGGAGTAGGTATGACTGGTATTGCTTCGGGTAAAGTTTTAACTTTAGATCTTACTGAAGCTGCTAAAATTGTAAAACTTACAAATGCTCATTATGCACCTCAAATTGGTATTAATGAAGCTGCAAGAACAACTTTAGTAAAACCATCAGGAACAACTTCTCTTGTATTAGGATCAAGTTCTGGCATTCATGCCTGGTATTGGAATTATATCCTTAGAACTGTTAGATTTAATATGAATGAAGATGTTGCAAATTACATGTTAGTTAATCATCCGGAGCTATGTGAAGTTGATAAACTCAATTCTAATCTTTTATGTGTGAGAGTCCCTATGAAAGCCCCAGAAGGTGCTATTCTAAGAACAGAATCTCCAATAGAACTTCTTGAAAGAGTTAAAAAGTTTTCTATTGAATGGATTAAGCCAGGTCATAAAGAAGGAATTAACACTCATAATGTTAGTGCAACTATTTCAATTAAAGAAAAAGAATGGGAAGAAGTTGGTAATTGGATGTGGAAAAATAAAGATCATTATAATGGACTTAGTGTAATGCCTTATGATGGAGGAACTTATGTTCAAACTCCATTTGAGAATATCACTGAAGAAGAATATAATATAAGATTATCTCATCTTATTGACGTAGAACTTTCAAAAGTATCTGAAATTGATGATAATACTGCTTTTACACAAACAGAAGCTTGTGCAGGTGGAAAATGTGAAATTTAATAGATAAAAATAAAATTAATTTTATTTAAAAAATGCCCAGAATTATTTGTTTAGTTCTGGGCATTTTGTATCTTTGATCTCTAAATAACAATTATGGATTTAACAAAAGACGAAAAACAAAAAGCCATTAAACTAATGATGGACAAGACTGACAAAGATTATGGTAAAGGAAGTGTTATGGCTCTAAAAGAGAAACCTGATTTTGATCCTGAAAACGTAGTATCAACAGGCAGTCTAGGGCTTGATATTGCACTTGGAATAGGTGGATTACCCAGAGGAAGAGTAGTTGAAATTTATGGGCCAGAATCTTCAGGTAAAACAACCATTGCTACTCATGTAATGGCAGAAGCACAAAAAAAAGGTGGTTTTGTAGGTTTTATTGATGCAGAACATGCTTTTGATAAAGAGTATGCTGCTGCGCTTGGAGTTGATGTAGATAGTTTAATTATTTCTCAACCTGATTATGGTGAACAAGCACTTGAAATTGCTGACAGAATGATTTGTTCTGGGGCTTTTGATGTTGTAGTTGTTGATTCTGTTGCTGCTCTAGTACCTAAAGCAGAATTAGATGGGGAAATGGGAGAATCTAAAATGGGACTTCATGCGAGATTAATGTCTCAGGCTTTAAGAAAATTAACTGCTTCAGTTGCAAGAACTAACACTATGTTGATTTTTATTAATCAATTAAGAGAAAAAATTGGTGTAATGTTTGGTTCTCCAGAAGTAACAACTGGTGGTAATGCTCTTAAATTTTATGCATCTGTAAGACTTGATGTGAGAAGAAGTATAGCTAATGCTAATTTAATTAAAGATAGCCATGATGAAACTGTAGGGCATCCTGTAGTAGTAAAAGTTATTAAAAATAAAGTAGCACCACCATTTAAAAAAGCTGAATTTGAAATTATTTTTGGGAAAGGAATTAATAGAGAAGGAGAAATTGTAGGAATTGCAGTAGATTTAGGAATTATAAATAAATCAGGTTCTTGGTTTAGTTATGAAGACAATAAACTTGGACAAGGTAAAGAATCTGTAAATCAATTACTTCAAGATAATCCAGAACTTCAAAAAGAAATTATGCAAAAAGTTTTAAATAAGATTAGTCAACCTCAAAATTAAATAAATAAACATGAAGAAAGTAACAGAGACAAAAAAAAGAGATTATATTTATGTAGAAAAAAACATTTATAAAACAGGGACAAGGTATAGAGTTCGTGTAGCTGGTATAAGTGTTTATGAAAAAACTTTAAATAAAGCTAGAAAATTAAGAAAAGAACTTAAGAATAATCTTAAAGCTTCAATATCTTCAGGTCGGATATGGTAACAAAAGTTAAAACTTGCGCAGGATTTGATGGTAAAGAACACCAGGCTTATATTTATAAAAATATTGATGGTAAAAAGTATTGTAAATTCTGTGCTTTAAAACTTCAACCACCTAAAGCAATAAAGAAAATGAGTGAAAAAGGTGTTTTTAAAATGGGTATTAAGAAAGAACTCTTAATAGAAGATAAAAGATTCTACACAGAAATTTGGATTAATAGATTTTTTACAATTACTGAAAATAATACATATAAAAGAAAATCACTTCCTCAATGTGAAAATCCTAAATGTAACCAATTTCTTGGTGATGAACCTAACTTAATATACTTTCATCATATTTTAGAAAAAAGAAACTATCCAAATTTAAGACATGTATCAGCTAATATAGCTGTTTTATGCCCAGAATGTCATAATATGTATGAAACATTCCCGGATAAAGTCCCGTACCTTGTGAGAAAAAGAGAAGAATTATTATTAAAATTTAAAAATCAATAAAATGTCAGAAAATCAAGACAGAATGCAATCTATAATGAGTCAGGTTATTAATCAACTTAAAGCCAGAGGTATTAAAGTAAATGGCGCAGCTATTTTGGATCTTAATGGGCAACCAAATACAGATGAACCACCAATAAATCCATTTGCTGATAAAGCATTAAAAGAAATTTTTGAAAAAATAAATGAAAAAGTAAAATCAGCTTCTATGCCTGAAAATACTGAAGAAAGATCAGAAGATAATATTCCTTGTTTTTGTCCTAATTGTTTAAAGTTTGAAAACTTTGAAGAAGTTCTTGGTAAAAATATGAATTACAGTTATTCAGAGTTTCAAGTAGGTGGAAAAACTTTTAAAGTAAAATATGCAGTTGATCCTAAAAATGGTGAAGAAGAGTTAGTGATTCAAGAACAAGAACCATCAACAGAAAATATGAGTAGAGAGAGTTTACAAGAGCAATTGAATTTAGCAGTGCAAAATAAGCAATTCAATAAAGCTCAATTATTTTTAACAGCTTTAAATAAATTAAAAAACTAATATGTCAAAACACTTTATTTACACAAGAATAGACAAAGTTTATAAGAAAGATGCTGAAGGAAAAGCAATTCCTAAAATGACAACAATAGAATTAGAAGATGGAACAAAAGAGGATAGACAAGTTCCAAATCAATTTGAAATTGAAGAAGTAGAACTTAAAGATTCTTTTAATATTGATTATATAATCAGAACACATTCAATTAGTGAAAACAAAATTATTGTTCTACTTGATGATGGACATGAAATTACAGAAAAAACTCCGGTTTTAAAAAATCCTAAAAAACCTGCTATTTCAAGTAATATTACTGAAACAAAGGAAAGAGTTTGGGTTCAATCAGAGATTTCTATCACTAAGCCAGAAGAAATTAAAAGATATTTTGAAGTTATAAGTTCATAAATAGCTTTTCTTTCGTAATAAAATACCCAACTTGATTAATTTCAGGTTGGGTATTTTTTTTTAACTGTGAGAGATAGTTAGTTAAAACAAGTCCAGAAAGATATAATATTTATAGCATTTACAGACTTAGAAAAATCTATTTTAAGCCCAAGTTTATAGTGGGACTTTCGAATTGCTTTAATAATAAAAGGTTTAAGTTTTTCATCAGAAGGGATTATTTGGAAGCCTAAAGAATCTAACTTTTGAATTACTGTTAATTTTGCATCTTCATCAATAGAATTAATTACATATTCTACATGATTTAAATATGCAGCATCATTATCCTTAATAAGTTTTGGAATGTTGATTTTTTCAACTATCATTGGTTTAATTTATTGAATTAAATACTTCCCAAAATATTTGTTTCTTTGTTATTGAATGTAAAAGTATGTTGTAATGGAGTAACATTGGTATCAGTACCAGCAAAAACATGCCCACCTGTAATAGTTAAATTTTCGGTTAAATTAACGCCATCATAAACTATAACTATTATTTCAGAATTACTTTTACTTGGTCTAAAAGAACCAGTAAAAACATCACTTGGAATAACATTTTGGTCTACAACAAGATTACCGTTGTCAAAGATTTTTAAATACCCTGTTGAACCACTTTGAATACCTGAAATTGACCAATTAATTAAAGCACAACAATTAGGTGCTTGAATTTCTTGATAGTTAATACCTTCTTGCATTTTAGGCCATGATTTTCTTTTAATTAAAGAACCATCAACAGGTTTATTAAGACCATCTAATTGTATAAAGTACCTCCAACCACAAGAACATTCTAGACTAGGAGGATTACAACAAATAGGTATAATTTCAACCCAATTACGCCCTGGTTTTGATTTTCTTCTAACATTTGAACCTAAAATTGGTTCTTTCTTATTGTTATCTATTCTGTAAAAGAATTTAAGTTTCATTTTATTATTTATTATCTGTTATACAAGAGTGTTACATTCTTTATAGGTGGTCTTTCTGCAAACATAATTACCAGGGCCAGCAGTAGTATCCAATGAGTAATCAGTAGGACAAGTAGAAACATCAAATGATGTACCTCTTAAACTTGCTGAATGAAATGGGATATTAAGATCTAAATCTGTAGTCGCAGCAGCTATTTCAGCAGCAGTATTATCATAAATTACCATACCAACAGCATCATTTATAGATCCATCTCCAGTACCTATTACGTTGATAAAATTAATACCAGCAACTACTGTTACTGGGATAATATGCCAAATTTTAAATTGTCTATCTCCACCCGTACCACTATCAGCTACTTGTGTACCATTTACAACAACTTGAAACTGATTATCTCCACCAACGCCAATATAAATTGTTTTAGGAACTAATAAAACATTATTATAAGCATAAGCTATTGTAGTTTGTACTCCGGGAGATAAAGCATTTGGGGAACCATCACAATTACTATCAATCCAAACACCTTCTCTATTAAGAGGGCCAACTGAAATAGAAGATCCAGTGTTTTGCCATTGCCCAGATAAAGTTAAATCTGCATATACTTCTGGATCTGATACATAAGGAAGTAAATTTAATGTTCCTGTATTAAACCCAGAGTTATATATTCTTGACTCAAATGTACTATAAACTACATTTTGAGAAGTAGCTAAACAATATCCAGAATTTGTAATTGTTGGAGGTATTGATTCATTTAAAACACATTCTATCCCACTTGGAGCTATAATATACCCTGAAGTTGTACAACCACATGGAGTTTGCCAGAAAAAGAAAGTACTTGTTAAAGCTCCACAATCTCTTTGAATATATCCTTCATATAAAGTACCAACAGGATCTGCGGTATTTATTTCAATAGGCATACTTACAAAAGGGCCACTTACAGTGTAAGCACCAGGGTTTCCTAAAATTTTATATCCCACAATCCAACCATCGGCCGGAACACCAGCAGGTGTAGGGCTATTTAATGTTATTTTTACTGCCATTTTTATTTATTATTTTATGCTACTTCTATAGCTGTTGCCGTAATTGCTGTACAAGGTACACAAATATCTTCAGTTGTTAAAAAATCAATACTCATACAAGAAGTATTAAGTTGATCTGCATCTGAACTAATAATCTCAACTCCATTTAGAGTTGTATAAAGTTCAGTTTCCCAGTAATATGTTGTACCTGGAGTAAGCCCTGTTGCAGTATATGTAATACTGTTAGCAGCTACATTTACAACAGTTGGGCCAGAAACTACTGAATCATCAGACTCTAAATGTAAAGTAAATCTTGCTTTTGTTATATCAAGCCCAAGTACATTTAATGTAATAGTAGCTGTTGTTGTAGTTTGAGATAAAGTAGGAGTAATACAAATAAATTTAAATCCTTCTATATCTCCATTATCATTACTTGTTGGCCCACCAACAGTACAAATACACTGAACTCTGAATTGCCAGATCTTGTTTTCAGCAAGAACCGGGGATGTAGCAGAAGAAGCAGTTTTTGGTAAATCATTAGCTGGGGTAAAGCCTGTTGTACTAAAAACTCCACCAACAGATTTTTGTCTATAAGACACTCTCTGTGATACAGAATTAGGGTTGACTAATACAGCAGCATTGAACCAGTTTAAATTAAATAGTGCCAATTTTTAAAGTTTAATATTTTTAATATACTATGTTTAAGCTATCTCCTGCTCTATACAACATACCTACAGTTAAACCTGCCCCAAGTGCAGCAGTATTATTTGCATAAACAGGAACATTACTAACAGTGATTCTTTGTGCAAGATCATCTATTGTTATTTTTGTATTATTTCCAGAACTAGCTGCATCTATATCACCTATTTCATATTTTTGATTAGCTATATCTAGTTTAAGATAATTATATTTATTAAAAGCAGTACCTGCTACAGCTCTAATCATACTTTGATCTGGACTTACATATAATCTAACATATCCCTTATTTCCTTGAATATCCCCAAGAATTACTTGATTAGATGTAAAATCAGTAGTTCCTACTCCTAATCCAACACCATTTTTAGAATATCTATCTAGTGTATAATTTAACTGAACTTCTGTTGAATTTCCATTAGTAAAATCGTCAAAAACAAATGTATTTCCATTCATATCAAATATTCTACTAGTAGTAGATGTGTCATCTTCTTCTGTAAAACCAAATCTTTGTCCACTTACACCTTCAGGAGTGAAAGAATCGTCACAACATGGGTCAGTATATCCAATATTAAGGTATTTTAATACTGACTTAAATAACTCAATTACTTTTACTCCTAACGCATTTTTAGCAGTAGATAATAATCCACTTTGAAATCTTAAATCTTTTAAATTTTTCATTTAAGTCCTATTAAATTTTTAATTATTAAAGAGTCATATTGATAAGTTGTACATCCATAAACAGAAGTACCAATCCACCATTTTCCATCAGGTTCTCCATAAGAATATCCCATAATAGGAGCTATTCCGTTTCCACCTGGATTATATTCAGCTATAAAATTACAATTAGCATCATATAGAGTTTGATGATATAAACCTGCTGTATGTCCACCTTCATGTGACATTGCTTCCCCAATATGTTTTTGATTATAATTTAATAAAGCAGAGAATACAAAACAAGGAACTTCAAATCCCCATCCCCATGATTCCCTATAAGATGTTCCACCAGTGTTTCCGTACCAAGCACTGTATTGAGTTATAATAACTCTTTGTCTTTTTGTACTTGGAGCTGCAAAATAAACAGTTGAATCAGTTGTTACATTTACATTAAATGAATTATAGTCTTTTTTAACTTCAACTAACATATTTGTAATTTCTGTAGCAGACATACCAGAAGGTGTGCAATAAAAAGGTACACCACTGTTCCAATAATTAGTACTAACACTTTGACCATCAAAATCTAAAAATAATATCCAAGCAGCAGGAGGTGGAGGAGGTGGAGGTGGGGGTGCAATATAAGAATCACAAGCATCACCAATACCATCTTTATCAACATCTATTTGATCTGGATTGTAAGCTTTAGGACAATTATCTAAATTATCTGCAATTCCATCTTTATCAGTATCTCTGATTCTCCCTACAAAAGATGTTTCTGATAATTCACCTCTTTTTATAGTATTATAATTTCCTTGTAGAAAATCACATACTTCAGGGTTATCATCTTTAATTCTAGGTGCATTAGTTTTATTACAACTAAATAATAAGACAACTAATAAAAAGAATAGTATTTTTTTCATAATTAATATTTAACAAGCATAAGCTGTACAAGTACTTGGAATAACCATTGTAAGTTGTTGACCATTAAAATTTAATATAGTTCCGTTTGTAACAAAACTACCATTAACAGTTCCACTATTAATAAACTTCTTTTTCTTTGATGCACAGGTTAAACCATTATTTAACAATGAACCAGAAGTTGCTCCAGCATTAATTGTTAACGTATCAGCCATATCATCTGTTTCAGTAGCTTGTGTACATAGCACTCCACCATTAACTTTAAAAGAATTAAATTGTAAGGCTGTCATAAATGCACCATTTAAAGTTACTATCCATGCCCCTGCTACATAATTAAGAGTAGCTGTTCTTGCAGGTTTTGCAGGAGTAGCAGTTTTTACTGTTTTCCATTCAAGATTTATACCGTCACTTTTCCAATCTTCATAAGATAGACTATGTTCGTAGGTATGTGTACTATTTTCAAATACTACTGCTGTTTTATTTATATTAAACACTAATGTTTGATAAGGAATAGTTATATCTTCTTTAGAAACAAAGGTTGTTTCATCAGTAGATTTATTCCTTTTTATTACTTGATAAATTCCTTTTACAGAAGGTAATGAACAAGGAGGTGTGTTCCCACTACCCGAACCACTACCACAGTTAACAGAACTTTGAGTAGATTTAGTAAAAGTTATGTCTGCACGTAATTCTCCTGAACCATTAACAGTACCTGTACCTGTAGTTGTAGAATAAGTAGGTTTACTTAATCCTGTTGAAGCATCAACTGCTGAAAGTATTCCATAATAAAACCAAATATCATCTAAAGTTGCACAATAAGTTGCACTAGTATCTGTATTATTTGTAGTTAATACAATTCTTATAAAATAATCTCCAATTAAATTATCATATGAGGGGTCAGTACCAAATGTAGGTTGAGGTAAATAAGTCCATGATTGACATGTCTTACTTCCTGTTCCTGTAATAGGGTTAAGATTTAGATTACCTAATTTAAATGGTACTCCATTAGCATCCCAAAGTTCATAATTAATAGTCCATGTTGAACCTGCTGGAAGATTAAAAGAATATTTAAATGCTGTATTAATTACTACAGATGATGAAACTGCAATAGTAAAAACATTACTTTGAAAGTAATATAATTTAGTATTATTAAATCCCAATCCTGTACCACAGGTTGAGTATGCACCATCATTTGTAGAACAAAAATTACCTGCTGTTCTAGGTAGATTAGTATTGGCTGTTCCTTGCCCAACTAATGCTCCTGTCCAATGTACTTCTCCCATATTTTTAAAATTTTAAGTTTAAATCCAAGTTCCATATAAATCAATTGGCTCAATAATAGCATGTTGAAACTCTAATTCACCTGCACCATCAAAATCTATATAATCTATATCTATTGAATCTGAGTTAAAAGGTGCGCCTGAATTAATAGTTTCAGTACGAACTCTTGCTGCTGTATTAAATCCAACATTTTCATAAGAAAGTATATTATCACTTTTAAAAAAAACAAATGTTTTTGAGTGAGTCATTAATAGTTCAAGGGTATATGTACCAACTGTTTGTAATTGCCAAGCAAATACAACAACTCCTCCCATACTTAAAGAAAACTCAATAAAAGCATCTACTGAATTAACAGATAATAATATTGTTATTTTCTTAGCTCTTCTTACCAAATTAGTATCAATAGTATTTTTAGGAATTAATAATAAAGGGTCATTAAGAAGACTATAAGTGCTTCCAGAAAAAGCAAAAGCTATTCCTTCACTTGCCTGTTGACCTTCAAATTGAATTATATAAGGTCTTGTAAAATAATTGTCTATATCACCGTATATACTATATCCCATTATAAGTAGTTTGTTATGTTAGTGTCAACTGTTAATACTCCTTGTTGATTAATATTTGTTACATTATGAACAAGATTTGATAATACATCTTTACAATAGATGTTTTGAGTAGGTGCTGATGCATCAATTGAATAAGTTCCTGCTCCTACTAATATTACATCTTTTAACATAGCTGCACTACCTGAATTATCAAGATAAACAACTGATGAACCATCCAATGCTTTAAATTTTCCTTTAATACTAACATTACCATGATATGTATATCCTGTAATACCTATACCTTCTGATATACAATAACCTGTTACAGCTATAGCATTGTCAACTTCTATGTTAAAAGTTGGTTTATTTGCAGTTGTAATAACACCATTTGTAATTGGTAAACCTATAATACAATTACCCCCAAGTACAGATGTACCAGTTGCAACAGAATAAGGTTTTTTAATTATATTACCTAATTTTAGGTTAACAAAGTTATTTGAACTTGAAGCATTAGCAGGAAGTACATTTCTTCCATCAATTATTTGTGCTTCAACATCTCCATTATCTATTCTAAAGTTAAATATGCAATTATTAAATACTAATGTATTGCTGTTAGCATTATTTAAATTTATTAAATTATTCCAATGGTTTCCAGTTGTAGTAGCTGCTCTTGTTTCTTTAAGGTTTTTTATATGAACATTGGTAAGAATATTAGTACCTCCCCCAAAACCTTGTGAACCAACTAGAGTTCCATAAATATATAATGCAGATTCTATATACATATTATCTACAGTAAAACTAAATTCTTTTTGTCTTGTATTAGTCATTGCTCCACCATAATGAATAAAACTTCTTGAATTACTTATACCTGTATCAATTGTAGCTAATGGATATGGTGAAAATTTATTACCATGAATAGCATGTTTAATATCAACAGATATAGTTGATGGTGTACCATCTCCTTCTCTTGTTTCTCCACCTGAGTAAATAACAGAAGTAGTTATATCTCCATACCATCTATTAATTTTAAGTGTGATATTTTTCTTATTGAATACATATCCCCATGCTCTGTTTGCTACTACATTGTTTGCCTCAAAATTAAATGTAAGATTAGCATTATTAACCTCCATAAATCTTTGTGATAATCCTTGAGCAGAACCATATGGTGTTAGGAAATTTCCACTACCGTAAAATCCACTTGTAAATGCTGTATCTGTTCCATCAACATTATAAATTATTCTTATAGCTACAGATTTTGCAAGATTTAAAAGAGTTGAATTTGGATTAAAATAATAATCTATATTATTTTTTGCCAAAGATGACATATCAGTATATGATGTAAATTTAATATCTGGTGTTTCATTAATTGCTGGATTTCCAGTAGAATCACCATTTAGAGATAATGTATTAGCACCGTATGTCCATGTATTTCCACCATTTATAATAACCAAAGCTTTTTTAATAGTACCTGCTGTCATTGCTTCCATTGCTGCATTTCTAGCAGCCCAAGGGTCAGGATATGCTTTATTAGCATCTCCCATTCTTGCAGCTTGTAATTGCTGCATATAACCTGCATTAGTAGAAGTAATAGAGGCAACCGTATATAAAGAATTTGAAAATCTGGCATCACCAATACCTGAATAGTTTTTACTTACATAAAATACACCTACATTATCAGTAGTGCCTACATAATTATTTATTATTGTAGCTCCTTGTAATTCCATATCATCAATTAAGAAGCCTAATGTTCCTCCAGTACCTGTAGTAGTAATATGCAAATTATCAATTATATCAGATGGAGTTAAACCAAATTCACTAAGAGGTATTACTATTCTTTGATATGTAGCAGTTTGAGAAGAATTAAATCCAAATGTGTTATTTGAAAAAGGTACATTTAAACCAATATTTGTAGTACTATTTCTAAATTGAAAATTTAAAATTCTATTATTGTTCCAAGTAGCCTTACTTTTAATGTAGAAAATTAAAACTGTTTTATCTAAAAGAGGGCTAAATGTAGAAATTCTTGTTAAGGTAAGAGTATCATTTGCTAATACACCTGTAGCATTAATATCTACAGTACCATTATTAGGGGTTAAAACTCCTGCCACATTTATTCTTCCTGCATTTGAAGATGTTGCTGCCCATTCTGTAGGAGTACCAACATTCTCACGATAAATATACTCTTGCTGTAAACCAACAGGTTGTGTTGTATTTGCAGTAACCAAAGCAAAAGAAGCTTGAATTTGAGTACCTGTATTAATGTATGGTAATTCAGGATTTGCTGAAGCAGTACCAGTAATAGCAACTGCTGTACCTAAATTTGTTAATGCAAAAGCATCCAATCTATTATTTGTAACATCAGCAGCAGCTAAAGTAATTTCAGTATATGGAGAAGTGTATCGTACACTATTAATGTAATAAATTGCAGGGGATACAGAGTATGTATATCCTGAAATCCAAGTAACAATACCACCTTCTATAATACCACGATCAATTGGAGAAAGTAATGAATCTGCAATTAATGGGTCAAGTTCTGTTCCATCTCCAGATAAAGCTATAGTAGGACTATTTTGTTTAAATAATGAAAATGATCCACCACCTCCACCACTAGAGATATAGGTAGCTCCATCCCATACATAAGTTTCTCCTGTAGAATTATCTACATATAAGGTATCTGCTACTCCTATTATCGGAAATAATTCAAAAGTATCAAAAAATAATGTTGATTTGATACAGCAAAATTTTTTATTAATATCTTTATATTGTCTCTCCAATTTGGAGACTCTTTCATTAAAAGTGGCCATTTTTATTATTTTATAGTTACATAACCTTGTGGGTCAACATAATTTCTTTGTCTTAAAGCTAACAAATCTCTCCAACCATAACCGAAAGATTTTTCAAGATGAGGATTATCAACAATTGATTTCCATCTTCCTCCCCAAGTCCAACCAGCCTTTTCAAATACAGAAACTACTTCAGACCAATCTTTTTGTCCATCTCTATCAAAATCTTTAATTAAATCCCAGGAAAGTGTTTCATAAGTACCATTATTATCTTTATCATATAAAATAGCAAAGTCAATTGCTAATCCATAATTATGAATAGATTGTCCACCTTTTGCATTAGTTACTTTTGGTCTCTTATTATAAAGAGCATTTTGTTCTGCAAAAGTTCTTAATCCTTGGACAATTCTTATAGAAATTGTTTTTGGAAAATTATTTTCAATTTGATCTATAAGTCTTTCAACTTCTTGTCTTACTCTTGGGTGAAGAACACTTACCCGGTCTTTTGATATAATATCTCTCATTTAAAAATTAAGTTTAGAAAATAAGATGTCCTGCCCTCAATAATGGGAGCAGGAACAGTTTCTCATAGAAACTTATGAAGTTTAAAAGTTGCATATTCAACTTTATAACTCCTATTGGAAATAGAAGAGGATTTCATCTTATTTTAAGTTAAAAACACATTTAATATAATTAAGACAATGAAGAAGAAAATTGATTTTTTCACAGCTCCATAGTCTCCAAAAATCTTATTAAAAATCTTATCAGCCCAAGCAGTTGATCCAAGAAATTTATAATCTAATCCGGCCCATTTGTTAAAAGCTAAATCAAAAACAGATAATCTTATAAGTATTGTATAAAGAATAATTAAAGATAACTCAGGGCGTAGATAAACAATTGGCACTATGATTAAGGCATTCAAAGCAACCCCATCTCTATGCCATCTTTGTATTCTTTTTCTTTCTAAATCAGTTATAGGATTATCCTTTTCTTTTAGAAGATACGATGAGGCATCTTTCCCGGCAAGAAAAAGAATACAAACTAAAACATATATTTCTGCAAGAAGCATTATCATTTTGAATCTTATTTACTAATGGTCACCATCAAAATGATAATTATTGTCGCAACAGCAAGAGCAACAGCAAAATAGAATTGGCCAAACTTGTAAATAGGAACATTCCCTGTATTATCTGTTACAATTGGCTTTCCTCCATCTTTAGGGTAAATAGTAGTTGTTGAATTACTTTTACTACCTAAATAAGCGACTATAAGAAAAATTAATGATCCAATAGCTGTTAAAGATGGAACAATCCAAAGATTGTCTGCCCATACAGATGTGCCATCTTCAAATTTAGCGCACCCACTTAAAACAAATAAAGCTACTAATACAATACTTAAAACATTTAATACTTTTTTCATTTTTATTGATTTTATTTTTTTGAGTTAATTACAATAATAGCATCATGCCATTTTTTAATTACTCCTAATAGATATTTATATATTGAGTCTACGATTACCATTCCTAACATACCAATCACAAAAGAGGTAAAGCCTATAAGAGACAGATCCATGTCAGTTTTAGCTACAATTACCGGAGTAAAATAACCAGAAACTACACCACCTATTACAACTTGTCTGAAGGCTTCCCAAAATTTAGATTTTTTATACATTGACCAGATAAACCCACCAATAAATCCATTTAACGCATATTTCCATACTAGACCTAAATCATCCAGAAAGGCAAGAAAGTTATATTTCATTTCACTCCATTTTTCTTTAGTTACGGGGATTAATTAATTACTTGTTCTACTGGATCTGGCTTATTTCCTTCAATTTGAGTGACAGTGTCTTTTCTATAATAACCACCACTTCCTGAACCTACGGAACCAAAATTTTGAATATTTTGATAAGTTGTCAGACCTAATAAACCAACAATTAGTCCAGCTTCAATCCCCATAGTAAGAGAAAGACCTTCTAAAGAACGTCCACTATCCCATTTATATATGGCGTGAGAAAGATTTCGGATAAAATCTATTGAAAAAGCTATTGCCAAACAAGCTCTTAAAGAGATTTTTCCATCATTTCCAGTCCATGCGGGTTCAAAATATTTGAAAATTCTTTTTAAGAACATGGTAATAAAAGTTATGCCAGATGTAGATGGACAAAAATAATCTATATAGATGAAAATCAGAATGTTTCTTTAATTATTATAGCTTTTTACAACCTTAATATAGCTTATTCCCCTGAAAGAAGTTTGTCAGTTTGATTAAAAGCATGGTAAATTGGAATAAAATCTTCAAGAGTATTCCAACCTTTATAGTCTCCTTTGTATGGCCCAGATTCTACAATATCATCAGAAAGTATTGATGTAAAGAATGTACCTATAGCCTTAACAGCTTTAAAAAGCTGAGTTGGGTAAGAATCAATAGTAGTAGTACCTCTAAGTATATCTAAAAGAGATACAGCAGAAAGATCCTCTGATAATCTTTTAACTCTTTGAACGTATAACTTATCTTTATCCTCTGGGGGAAAGAAAGCTCCAAGGCCAATAGCAATTGAAATACCATAAAATACAAGTTGTATAGCAAGTCTTGTAAATTGTTTTTTATCTTCTAGACTCATTTTATCCCAAGAAGTTGTCCCTTTTATATTAAACACTGAGCCTATTAAAGATGAGAGAACTCTAAATCTAGACTTCATAACCTCTGATTGCCAATCATATAGAGGCTGACCATCCTTAAGTTTAGGTGAGCCATCGGCATTAAATAATTGGACATATTCACCAACATATTTTTGATGAGAATTTAAAGTAAAATTCTCTTTAATATTCATAATCTGAAACTTTCTGAACTTCATTACCATTCTTCCAAGTCCATATCTTTCAAGATGTGTTCTCTGTTCCGGAGAGTAAGCACCATACATCCTTTCAAGATAAGTTTTAATTTTAAGAGTTTCCAGAGTAGATAGTCCATCTACTTTTTCACCATTTTTATCTAAAAACCTTGTTGGCCCGGTATATACATGTTCGCCTGTTTTAGGATCTAGCTTATAAGCATCCCACATATTTTCAATATTAGGATCATTTTTATCTGTTGTAAATTTTCCATCTTTTTTGTAATATTGGGTTACTTCTTTTCCAGAAGAGTCTACAGATTTAACAGAAACTTTCATGGCTAATAAAGACGCTATTACCAGAGTTTCATTTGAAAGATCTTCACCAAGTCCTTGGAAAACATAAGCATTATCTTGACTAAATATTCTATTATGAACTCCTAACATAAGAGAATTATCAGTATAATTATAATTTTTATTACTTAACCTAAATAGTTTAGACATAAAATTTACCTTATCTTTATAATAAGATCCATCCCAATCTTCATTCATTTGTCTGTTTATAACACTTTGCTTAGTCAGATTAAGTGCCTGGCGTACGCCAGAGATTTTAGAAGCTTCAGCCATATGACTCAGAGTAACTGCATTATCATCTCCAAAAAGTCTTTTAGATAAAGAACCAATTAAACCTTCTTTAGTATTAGTAATAATACCATAAAGACCATTAAAGGAAGCTGTTACAGGAGCAAGCCAAAAAGCATTTTTAGATATAAATGAACCAATACTATCAAGAATTAGGTCAGCTCTTTTATTTGCAACTTCATTCTTTTTTCCAAAATAATTTAATGTCATTCTTCTTTGGCCAAGAATATGTTGGTTCAGATGAGATTGTAAAGCAAAAACAGCATTTTCGAGTTTAAGTTTATTTTTTCTGTCTTTATTATTAGGATCAGTTACATCCTGCATAACAGCAATAGTAGACATACCAATATCATATACGTCATCTAATTCAAGTTTTTGAATCATGTGGCGAGCAAATACATCAACAGATTGAGTAACATTATAACTATGGTCATCATTTCCTAAAAAATCTTGAGACATATATTTTAATGGAATGCCAATATTAAATCTATCTTCATTTTGAATAGCCATGTCATATCTATCCTTGTAATTAAGGAAATACTCTTTGGCAATGTTTACAGGATTAATTTGTTTTGTTTCAATATTCTTTTCAACAATTTCTTCTATTGTTTGGAAAGGAATAGTTGGGAGAAAAGACTCATTAAATTCTTTAAATTTATAACCATCATTTTTAATATACTCCTCACCATAAGTCACTTTTCTGCCACGATGATCAATATAAGCAGTTTTAGTTCTTACCCCTTCATAAAGTTCTTTAATAATCTTTTTAGAAATTTTATAGTAATTCCACTGAGCTTCAGTAATTTTACCATCTTTAAAATCTTGTTCTGTATAAACAGCTCCGACTCTTTGATCTTCTCCGGCAATAGATTTCCATGTATACATAAAATCAAATATACCTTGGTCTGATTTTTCTACTTTTACATTACCTTTTGAGTAAGAAAAAGTTTTAGCTCCAATTCCTTGAAGATTATTTTTAAAGTATTCTTTGTATAAAGCTCTATCAGCTTTTCTAAATTCAGATTGTTCTCCCAAGAGTTCATTCATCTTTTTTTGAACCTTATCCACAGAAGTTTCATATAAAGCAGAAAAACTTTGAAGATAAGAGTTCTTTTGATCTCTTAATCCTAATGTCTTAGCAGAAAAATAAGAAATATCTTCTGTTCCAGAAGCTTGTACATCACCTATATTTGTTGAGTTAAAAGAATTTAATATAGCAAGCACAGAGTCTTTAATTTTTCTTAGAGTCTCTTTACCTACCCCAGTGTCACCATCTTTTAAAAGAGACATTCTGGCTTTATTGGCTATTCTATTTTTTAACCATTCTTGTTTTTTAACAGGATCAGTAATTGTTTGAAGATCACTATCTTGTTCAAAAATTTTATTTTCACCTTGGTAATTATAAAAATCAAATACCTTAGCTTCTTTCATTGCCTGGTATTCTTTTATTTTCTGGTCTAATTGTTCTTGTAACTCAGGCTGTTTTTTAACTTGCTTTTTAAGTTCTTGAATAGTAATTCTTGTATTATTATTAATAAAATCCAGAAATTGTTGAACATCTATATTTCTTATTTGATTACCATAATATCTTGAGATATAGGCAATTTTAAGATCTCTTACTTTAAGATCTGGTTTATTCATTTTAGCAATAACCATTCTCATGACAAGTTCAATTTTGGCCCTATCTAACTTACTATCAAATACAGGAGAAGGTAATCCATCAGTGTATTTCATTTTTCTGATAGTATTTTCATCAGCTAAAAATTTAGAACCTGTTTTGTAATCCATAAAAGATACAGCTCCATCACTATGTTCAATAATACCATCATTAGAAGTTCCAATACCAAGAGTTTCACTTATCATCATTAACTCAGATGCGATATTATCTCTAAATGCTATATCAGTGTTATTAAATTCTTCAGAATTAATACCAAGCTGTTCTAACATTCTTTGTACTTCTTTTTCACCAAACCATAAAAGATCATATTCACTTAAATTACTTTCTTGTCTTAATTTATCTATATCTGCTTGAAAGTGATTTACATCTTGGAATTTAAGATAACCTTCAATCATTTTGTGCATGATTTTTCCTCTAACTCTTGATTCTTCAAAAGACTTTTTAATTTCCGCTTTTACTTCTTCAAAAGAAAGTGGATTTGGAGATTGGCCGTAAGGAATTTTATCTCCAAGATCTGCATTAGCTTCTTTAAAAGCCCTAACAGTTAATTTTTCAAGCCATTTTTCAGGGTCAAAAGGAGTCCCATCCCCGGCTTCTGAGAAAGTAGAATGTGTATATTCTGTTAACCTGGTAAATTTCTTAAGTGTATTTGTAATAGGATCAATAGTTCCATTTGTATAATATGAAGTATCGGCTGATTCTTGAAGTTTTATATTCTTTTGTTGCTCTTCAAAAAACTCAATAGTTTTACGACTACCCCATGTTTCTCCTATTACTGAAGCAGTCTGGTCAGCAGTAAATGAACTATCAACTCCTGTAAGATCTATTTCATTTTCAAGCTTCATAAGATCTGTAAGATCTTTAATACTCATATTAATATTAAGATCAGCAGGTACAATCTTCTTAGAAGAGTCTTGTATAAGAGTATTAATATATTCAGTAATAGTTTTTAAAACAGTAATTAACCATGAATTAAATTTCTTTCTGTCTTCTACACTACCAGGAACTGTACCCTCAAGACCAATTGCTGTAGTTATTATTTCTGAAATGAATTCAGGAGAGCCTTCTCGAAGGTCTGGACGATTATTGAGTACAAAATCTGATATGCTTTGTCCGTTAAAAGTAAATTGTCCAGCTCTGCTTGAGAGATTTGCATATAATTTAGGGTTTTGTTTTCTAATTGCTTCTACAAAAGGATGTGAGAATTCATGAAATACAGTATCTACAGAGATAACATTAGGATTGATAATAACCTTACCATTTCTAATAGTACCAATTCTATCAAGATTAGGATCAAATTCAAAAGGTATATTAAGCTTTTTACTTAATCTTTCAGCAAGCCCATAATTAGAGATTCCTTGAATTTCCGGAGCTACTTCTATTCTTGAAAATTGAAGCTTTTCTTTGTCATTTAGAATAGTAGAAGCCAAAGGTTCCCCATTCTCATCTACTGCTTTACTTACAATAGGAGCATATTTAGAATTTGTCTTTACATTTGGATAAAGATCTCTTGCAATATTTACTATCTCTTGTCCAAAAGTTTCAATAGTATGTCTTTTTTCTGCCTGAGAGCTATTAGCTTGCATAGATATTTCAAACAAAGTTCTCTGAGGATTATTAATAAACACCTCTTTATAGACACCTTGAATCTTATCAGAAAAACTTAAAGCTTCTGAGATACGTTCCCAGTCCCCAAAAGTTTTTTTAAAAGAGTCAGTATATGCTCTGGCCCACACTTTTAAAGCTTTATCTTTTCCTTCTTTTGAAGAATCATTTAAAGAATCTGAAATGTCTTTAAATAAGATAGATGGCTTCTTATTTGGAGCATAAACTTGTTGAATTTCATTATTCTGATCTCTGGCAATTGTACAAAAACTCATTATTTACAACTTTTTTGTTTTAAAACTTTATTGATTTCTTTCTCTTCATTAATTTCAGCAGCTCTGTTATAGGCATCTTCTATTTGAGCAGGTGTCAAATTTTGAGAAGTTGTCACAGGAGCAACCCCCGGAGTAGAATTAATCATTTTGATTTTTTCATCTATTGAAAGATCTTTCTTTCTAAGTGTTTTTAATACTTCAAAAGGAGCATCAAATTTATTAAATCTTATCTGTTGGTTTTTTGGAAGAGCTTGTAACTCTAAGGTTACTGTGGTTTTATCTCCTGATATTTGTTTGGACAGAACTTGGAAATTCCTAACTCCAACCCTATCAAGATTACGAGAATCATACAAAGATATTTCATTTACTTGATTTATTATGTTTTCTACATTAATTTTTGTCTTTATTTTAGCTCTTACCTGATCATCAGTTAAAAACTTATTTTCTGGAGCATCTCTAAATGATTGAAACTGTTGTTCTTGAGAAGCTTTTATAGCTTCTTTATTTTCATTTTTTGTCTTATCATTATCAGAACTTGTTATTAAAAAGCTACTTATTTTTACATCTTTTAATACAACTTTATCAGCAGAGAAATCTACTCCACGTACAGGCACAGCTAATCTTTTTGGATTATAATAGTCCTTGATCTTATAGTTGTTAATCAATAAGTTAGGATCAAAAGAATTATTAGTAAGCTTACCATCTACAGTTGCAATTTTTTTATAATAATACAACAAATCCCCAGTTTCCTTAGACCCTGTAGATCCAACTTTCATGAAAATCTCATATCTATTAAGTTTCTTCCCATCACTAAATGGTTCATTTACAACGAATGATGGGTTTTTCCTGAATTTTTCAAAGAGATCACTTTCAGCTTGGGCCTCAGATAAATCCTGGTCAACTTCTATATTAGTATTTTCATCAGTTTTTTCTGAAGTTAGTACAGAAGAACCCTCTTCTTGGTCTTCTTTTTTATCAAGAATACCAGCTTCAAAAAATAAGTCATATATATTACCATTTGGTAAAATACCTGATTGCCATTGTCTTTTACCAGTGCCTTTTAAAAGACTTCCAAGATTAGGAAGTACAGTTGGGATACTTAAAATAGTATTGATAAATAAGTTTTCTTTAATATCACTTAAAGCAGATCTTTCATTACCTTGATTTTCCAAGTTAGAGAAATCTTTATAATACTTATTACCATTATCTGCTACATTCCATAAAATAAGATCTCTTACAAGAGTGTCAGAAGATCTGAATATCTTTTGAAAATAAATTGGGGGAATAACATTTGTAGCCTTAGTTGAACTAAATTTAAATTTATCTGTGTATAGAGAAGACTTAAGAATATTAAATACTATCTCATTCATCTCATTAGTTTCCGGATGAAGAGAAGAAGGTACATCTACCCATCTTCCTTTTTTATCTAATCTTACATAAATACTGTTTAAATTATTTAATTCATGTACAGCTTGTTCTATTTCAGCTAAATTCTCAGGAGTATTAGTTAATGAACTATTAAAAGTCATAATTCTAACTTTATCTCTAAAATTAGTATCAACACCAATTCCTTTTAAAAATCTATTATCAGAGTTCTGTTTTTTAATAACAGTTAAAGGTTTAATTCTCCAGTCAGGGTTAATCTGGGACACTAAAAAATTATTCCCATCATAGTTTTTAGTTGAATCGTAAGCTTCATCCATTTTCATTAGAAATGAATTAAGAAAAGATTTAATTGTCCCAAGTTGGTATTCTTTATCATCTTTTTTAATAGTAGTAAGCTTCTGTCCCTGGATACCAAGGCTCATAAGATTATTATCTTTATTATAAGAAATGTTTAAACCACTTGTAAGATAATTAAAAATATTTCTAGAGATAATCTTAAATATATTAAAGGTATTTTTACCTTTTAAATATTTATCAGAAATTGACATATTTTTTACTGTGTCGAATGTTAAATTCTGATCATTCTCTCCTGTGAACATAGTAGAAGGATCTGAATTATTAGATACAGCCTTAATCATATTATTTACAAGAAACTGAGCTTGAACTGAATTTTCAGCAAACATTTCAGAAGCAACATCAATTTGAACTTTAATTGATTCCAAAGCCCCTAAAACATTTTCATTATTAGCTAAGTTAACATTTTTAAAAATTGTCTTAGAAGATTTTAAATCATCTTTAAATCCGTTTTCAGTATACTCAGATTTTTCAGTATAAGTAAGTTTATTAAAAAATTTCTCAATATCAATAAACTTATCCATTGCTTTTAATTTATCATAAGCAGACTCTAAATTATAAGGAAGTCCTTGAACAATACTTAAAGCAGCAGAAACATCTGAAACTTCTTGTCCTATTTTATTAAGAGTTGCTAATTGTTTGATAATCTTAAGTTGAGTCATTAAGTTTTCCTTATAATTAGGATTCTCAGTGTCTTTCATAAGATCATTAAAACTTGTTTGGATAAACTTTTCAATATTTTTAGTTTTAATTTCAAATTTATCAAATTCTTCTTGACTAATATTAATATTAAGTTGTTTGAATTTCTCTAAAATAGCTTCTTCAAGAACACCAAGAGTTTTCATAATAGTAGTAGCATTAGAACTATTAAGTTCTTTAGCTACTGGCTGTAACATTAGCATAGTTGTCTGATGAAGATTCATCTCAGTAGAAACTGCGGCTAAAAATATTTTAGCTGTATTATTACCAACATTTAATACATTAAGAATTTGTTCTTTAACATGATCAATAGCTGCGTTAAGAGCTAAAGATCTGATTTCTTGAGTTTTAATATTATCTCTATTAACTAAATTAAGAGTAGTAAACTTTTGGCCATCAATCTCAACTATTTCTTTATCTGATAAAGCAAGTTCAATAGAACTACCTTCAGTAAGACCATGAAAAGCATAAGCAAGACCTTTAGAAAAATTAGCTACTAAACCAACTAAACCAGCAGCCATGTAAGTCTCTTTATGCACATTTACATGTTGTTCAACTTTATTAATATTTACACTACCAGCTCCTCTTTGTCTTCTTATAAATTCATCTCTGTCATTAACCCAATCTTCTTTTAAAGATTCATTAACCATTGCTAAAAGATCTTTTTTACCATCTTCTGTCTCAATGTCTACACCCAACTCTTCTGAAAGTTCTTTTGATATTCTAGTTACTAAATCTTGATCAGCTTCTTCTAAAAATTTATAAAGTATTGGTCTTTCAGGTAGAATATCTTCAACATTATTAGCTTTATTAATATTAGAAAATACTAAAGCTAATTGAGAATACTCAGAATTTTCTTCGTATCCTTTAACTGGATCAAAGGTAATACCAAAGAAAATATCAGGCGCATTCTCTCCTGAATAAGAAATATTATCTAAAACAGCATCTAATATAGTATTACTATAAAGACCTTTTTGAATTGATCTTATAACTTTTAAGTGTTTTGTTAAATCATCTACTTTAGAAACCAACTCTCTTCTTTCTCTAGACTTAATCATATTCTCAGCCTTGCTAGAAGTAGATTGCTTATCTTTTTCAGTAATATCATCTTCTAAAGATAGAATTTTTTCCTCAGTACTCTGTTTTTCACTAATAAGAATAAAATCAAGAGCAAAAATTTCAGTATGTTTATCATCCTGACCAAAACTTAAAATTCTACCTCCACTATCATATGTTGCTGCTGGAGCAGTATACCCGAATTTTATACCTTTTTGTGCAATAATCTTATTATCTTTTTGAAATCTTGTTTTATACTCAATTTTATCAGTAATAATTTCTTCTTCAGTCTTATCAACTGTTTTTGGATCTTTATCCTCATCTTTCATTCCAAATACACCATACCTAACAACAAATAATTTATCTACGTCAAAGTCAGATCCATGTAATGCTGTAACAGCAGAAGGGATTACTATCACATTATCATGTGATGATGATGGATAATAACCTATTACTCTTAAAGGCACAGAAGAATGTAAGTCAGAGGAAGGAATTCTAAATCCAAACATTTTATTATACTCTTCTGAGTTATAATATATTAATTCTCCTTTTTTAAGTTGATCTGAATACATTTCAGGAAGATAACACTCTGCATACAAAACATTTCCTTTGTCATCAGTTACCATTTCAGGAACTCTCATAGAATTTTCAGATAACACTCTATTTGCTTCAAATCCAAATTCTGATTGGAGTACAAAACTTCCACCCGGATGTTTAGGACTTACAGTTTTCTTTGTAAAACTATTAAAGAAACTTTGCATTAACTTTTCAGAAAATAAAGGATTATTCATTGAGATATTTGGAATATTAAGAAGCCCTAATATTCTTTCATTGCCTGGAAGATCTAATTTCTTTTTAAGATCTTCAATAAATTCTTTTTTAGATCTATTATTAGCTTTAAGAGTTTTATCAGTTTTGTCATATGACATCCTGTAATCAAATAAAGTATCAAACATACCAGATTTCGCAAACTTACTCAAAGTTCTTGTAATTTGTCTGTTGTTTTTAATAGAAGTTTCTGTTCTATTTAATCCAATTAAATAAGTTAACTGAGTAAAATGAGAAATAAAACTATCAATATACCTATGTCTAATCGCTTGCTGGATACCATTATATGCTGAATTTAATGTTAAAATAGAAGACTCTTCTAAATTAAAATCAAAAGTGCCAGTTTCCTGGTTTTTAACAAACTTAGACATATTTGAAGGCTTAGAACCTTTAATAGCAGATTCAAAACTTGCCTTATGGATCATAAATGGATCAACATCCTCCAGAAAATTCTGGTATTCCATATATTCATTAACATCTCTTAATCCATTGTTATCTACAAGTTTATCATAAAGTTCTTTTATTCTTGGTTCAATACGAGCCTTATCTTCAGTACTTAAACTCTTTAAATAGCGTTGAAATGTCATAGCAAACCTAAGATCTCTCAAAGTTTTGTTCTTTTTTACAACTTCATTTGTGAGTTCAGCAGAAGAAGTCTTTCTATAATCTACACCTCCTTGCTCATTCACTTCAAAATGTACATCTTTAGTAATATTACCAATATCTACTGATTTTCCAAAAGATTTTCTTAACATCTGTTTATACTCAGGAAGATCCCAAGATTGAGCATCACCTATCTCCTGCTTTTTATTCTTAAAAAATCTTTCAAGTAAAGGAATTTTACCTAATTTATGAGTTTGACCATAAAAATTATTAGCAGCAGAAATAACTACATTTCTATAACTACTTTTAATACCATGTTTATCATCAATAAGCCCAGTGTCGTTCATCGCATTTACACCAGCTTGTCTTTTAATCTCATCAAGTGGATTTTTATAGTTTTGAGTAGCTCCAGAGCTTAATTGATTCATAAAGAATCCATTAACATAAGAATTAAAATAATAAACACTTAATGCTTTCTTTAATATAGCTCTTTGAATCTCGAAGTTATCTTCACTCTTCATAGATTCTATATCAGTTTTTGCATTAATGCCTATTCCTTTTAATGTACTTATCTCTGAATCACTAAGTTGATAAGATTTTAAATAGGAATTTTTAAGTTTATTATACATCTCAGAAAGATCTGTACCAACTAATGTAGCTTTCTCTGTAATAGCAAGATCAGTAAATTGACCTAAAGATGCGTCAAGATTATTGATAATAGTCTTAGTAAGATTTAATAAAGTTTTGTTGTTTTTATTAATTATAAGTTTACCATTACTAATTTGTCCAAACTCTTTATTAAGAGTGCCGTCAGAGTTAAAAAAGATATTAATTCCATCTTTTATAAAATGAGTACCCCCTTCCAAACCTGGTAATGTTGATTTTTTAGTATGTTTAACCAGATTTCCTCTTATAGAACCTCCGGCCAGATAGTTCATATGAGCTTCTTGAATAATCATACTCATAATACTATTTTCAAGTTCTTCTGCTGAGTTAATACCCATTTTAATTACACTTACATTAGGGGCTGACTCTGGTTGAAATTTTTGTTGAAAATAAGATAATCCACTTCTTTCTGTGTTTTTATTACCAACACCTGCTTCAAGTACAGGTAATTGAAACATAGCTAAGAAATTTCTATTTATCCAATCTCTCGGAGATTCTTTGCTAAATGGAATAGGTGGTTTTTCATAAAAAGCATCTCTATTATCAAAATAAGTTTCTTGATGATCTGAATAGAAATCATCTTCTCCTACTTTCAATAAATTTTCATTTACAATTACTTCACCAGTAGAATGATTGTGAGTAAATATAGGATTATATCTAAGATAGTTATTAAAACTATTTTTAAGATATGGCAATAATCTATCTTTATTTATAAGTCCTGTTGCAAAATCTTCTAAGTTTTTAAAGATTTTGTAGGAAGTATTAGACATAACATTTCCCCATTTCTGCTTATTAGATGTTGAAACAGAAAAAGATGTTGGATTGTTTTTCTCAAAAGTATAATTTGTAAGTAAATTAGAAAATTTACTTGTAATTCTTAAATATACATCAGAGTTGGAAAACTCTGTAGAAAGTTTTGTCGTTCTAATATCCGGAACCTGCTCTAAAAGCCTATTAAGACTATTTAAAAGAATAGTAACATCTTTATCAGATATTCTTAAAAAATCAGGTTCAGTTATAGCAGACAGTTTATTTACAACAATATTATGAAGAAGATTTCTTAATTGTTTTTTATCTCCTTTATCTTTAACAGACTTATAAGTATCCATTAAAGAGACAACATCTTTACGAATTGAAGTAGCTTCAAGTCTATCTCTCACATCTGAAGCAAGAGAAGTTGAATTTTTATATTCAGTTACTTTATCAATAAAAGCATAAGAAGTAAATTCTCCAGATAAATTTAAATCTGGGTCATTTATTCTTTGAGTAGAAACTCTTACAAACTTAGGAGATAATCTTCTTAAACTATTAGCTACCTTAGTTAATTCAGCTACTTGATTTCTTTGTTCATTATACTGGAATAATTTAGAAATGATAAAATTTGGAATGCCAGTTATTTTAGAAACTCTTTCAATAAAAGTTTTATTAGACTCTCCTTCTTCTTGTCTAAGTAAAAAACTTATTTCTCCTTCTTTTACTCTATTAAAAGTAAATACAACTCTATTATCATCAGAATTTGTTCCTTGGTTTTCAATTTTTATATTCTCTGGTATAATAATATTTAATACTCCTTTAAAATCTTCGTTAGGAATATTAAATTCAGAAAGGCTTTGTTTTAATGAAGTTAAATCTGCATCAGAAACTCCTTTTATATTTAAGGAGATTCTATTACTTGCAATTACAGATTCATGTAATTGTTTTACTTTATTAAAAACAGCCTTACTTTGATTTCCTATTGGCTTATAATTATCCTTTATTTGTTTTAAATTCTCTTCAAGAGAAGTGCTTCCATAAAGACTATTAAGCATATTAAGTAAAGCAATAAATCCGGCCCCAGGATCTATATTAACAAAGTTCCCAGGAGTTGTTTCATAGGTAATAGAGCTTAAAAAATCTTTTACAACTTCAGAGATCTTTGTTGTAGGATTAATTAACTCTTTTGAGCCTATTTCTAGGCTATTGTAGTCTTCGTCAGACTCCAGCAAAATTTCAGTAGGATCTCTCTCTATTTGGTTTTTAAGAACTAATTCACCATCTTTACCAACTTCAGCTAAAGAGTATGGTTGTAAATAATCATACATAGCTTTAAGGACTCCCTTAGTTGTAAGAGCATCAATAACTTTACTTAACTGAGGATCTAATGTTTGAGAATCTTTAATAGCTTTAATTCTACTTTGAAGTTTCTTTAAAGCATCAGCTTTTGATAATCCCAACTTAAATACTTCCTTATTGTTTTGAAATAATGGAGATCTGTAATTAATATCTAAAAATAAAGATGCGTTTGCTGTTTCAGATAAATTTTTATTATCTGAAGGAAACATAAGTTCATTTAAATTATTCAGTACAAAAGCTTTAGCTTGTAAAAATAAATCAAGATCTGTACTAAAAATAGTGTATGATAAAATACTTTTATCTCTGGTTACTAATGAGTCTTTTATATAATTTCTAGTAAATTTCCCATTATTTACATCATCAAATAATTTAATAATATCATTATAGTTATCCCCGATAAATCCTAAGAATTTAAGCACTTTTTGGAAAAAATCTCTTATTAAAATAGGAAGGACTTTACTTTTTTCAGATTTATAAGTTTCAAATTCATCAGCCATTCTTTCTTCTAATTCTTCCTTATCTTGAATAGAAGAATATTTAGGTTTCCATCTTTTAAAGGATAACATAATATCTTCTTGCTCACTTTCGGATAGGAAGTTATTAAAAATAACATGGAATACTTCATGTCTTACATCAGTATAAGCTTTTTCTCCTCTTTCTTCAGAGATAGAGTTAGCAATATATACTGTATCTTTTATAAAACTTGATAATACTTGTTTACCATTTCTAAGCCTCATTAATTCAAGCTTATCCACGAATTTTACTCTTTCTTCAATATCCTTATCAGACATAGAAGGTAAAAGAGATCTAAACATAGATTTTACTTCTCCATAAAATTCTTGATAATCTACCCCAGATTTATTGGTATTGTAAAGATCTGACATTAAGGTTTTTAATGTAATAAAATCAGGCAATGTTGTTGTATTATTATCAGTCATATATTTACTGATAACAGCTTTGGCAACAAATTTCTGTCTTTTATCTAATCCTTTTACCAGATCTTTATAATCTTGGGAATTAATATTTACACAACTCATATTAGGTTTTTATAATAAACATTCAATTAAATAGTCTCTGAATAATTCTTGTTCTTCTGTATGTGAACTTTCTGCTTCAGCAAAGAACCTATCAATAGTTTCAAAATCATTTTCCGGGAGTTTAACCCAAATATTTAAAGCTTCAGTTTGTGCTAAAGTTAATCTATCTCTTATTTCTTTAAATGAAAGAGAAAGAATATCTTCTTTTGATAAAGTTTTTACGTCAACTTTAGGTACTTCCGGAGTTACTTGGACATTTTCCTGGACATTTTGTCCAGATTCTTCACTTTTTTCTTCTTTTTCTTTAACTGAAGGTTCCCCAAACTTAATAAAAACTCTTGAAGGTAAGAGTGTCTCAAAGTTTGTTTCAAAGAATCTACTATTAGGAGTACTTGTAATTCTTGAAGTATTTTGAGGAGAGTTAGTATAATCATGTTCCAATTGACCATTCTCATTTCTGGCATTAATAGGAACAGGAACTCTAAACTTCACTTCAATATCTTTCTGTGTATCATCTTCAACATATTTTAATGTTTTACCAGGAATTTCTCCTTTAGCATCAAAGTTAAATAAACTTTCTAATATATCAATCACATCAGCATAAGTTTCTTTTACAGTATTATCTTTATTATAAGATTTAGCTACTGGGGATGTTTTAGAGCCAAGTAAAGCCATAAATTTATATCCTTTATCAGCATTTTTATTACCAGATCTATTTCTATCTGTCACAAATCCGGTATTACCTTTTATAGAAATAAATTTAGAAGCTATATGACTATTAGAATTAAATATGTTGTCAACTGCTTCTTGAGCTTCACCAACAGAAGCTTTTCCTGTGTGGGAGATAACTCCCGACTTAGTTGAAGTTTCTCCTGTTTTGCTGTCTTTTACAACAAAAGTTTTAGTATTTTGATCATAACTTTCAATTACTCCAAATATTGTATCTCCATCTTCAAAAGTTAAATTTCTAGGTCTTTTAACCTTAGTTAGATTTTCAATCTCTTTAACTGTCTTAGCTTCTATTACCTCAGTATTTGGTTGAGAATACATAGAAAATAAATTGTATATTCTTTCAGCTTCGGCCATTGTAAAAGAATATTCTTTTGATATGACTTTGTTATTTTCATTTGAAACTAAGTTAACTTTATACGCACCACCTTGAGGGTTTGGATCTTTTAAGTAGCTATAACTTAATTTAGACAGCATATTACTCAAAGACTTAGAATAGCCTAATTTTTTATCAATTCCTTTCTTTTCAAGCATAGATCTTACTACTTTAGCTAGAATTATAAAGTTTCTAATTGGCTCTATAGCTTCATTATGCTTACTTGTACTTAAAAATTTTCTAGATAAAGCAATAAATTGCATAGAAGATCTTGCATGATATGGCTTAAACACTAAATATGGTCTACCAGCTCTTACATAAGTTCTTAATTCCGGTGGAATCTTAAGTTTAGGATTTTGATCTGCTACATCTTTATTTGTAGGAATGATAATTCTGGCATTCTCAGGATTGTTGTAAAAATCCACTAATTTTTTACGTTCAAAACCTCTTTCTTGAGGTGGAAAGCCCTCTAAATGATTTTTATAGAAAGAATCTATAAATTTAGTGATAGTTTCATTCATAGAAGATTGATTCATATCCTTAAACTCATCTTTATAAAAATATTTTATAGGATTTGCATGAATAACAGTACCTTCTTCTAATTCTGACAAAGGCTTACCAGTATTAGTTGTAAATCCATCCTTATCACTTACATCTCCATATAAAATAGCCACAAATCCCTTATTTCTTGACTCATTTTGACTAATAGTATCATAAATCTTCCTGGTATCTGCTTTTTCTTTAAATCTATCTATTTCTTCATCAGAAAGGATACTCACAGTCTTATATGTATCAGGAATAACATTACCATCAGAGTCAATACTTGGAGTAACTATGGCATAACCAAAATTTCTTGAAGATTTTGATGTCCTACTTTGTTTAAAAGGAATAAGTATGATCTTATCACCATCTTTTAAAGCTTTACTTTCATAACCTTCTACTATTTTACTTGAAAAAGTGCCATCAGATACTTTATATTTTAAAGTTTGCCCTGTTGGAAACAATAATTCAATAATATCGTCTTTAACTTTATTAAAAGCAGTGAAAGTTGTGTCTTTAATCTTGTTAATAATATCTGAAGCAGCCTCTTTTATAGTCTTTTCTTCAGCTTTTTCAGAAAAATCATCATCTGAAGTACTATCTTCTAAACCATCAGTAGTTAAAACCTCTCCACCTACCCTTTCATCAGTAAATCCTTCCTCTTCTTCGCCTTCAGAGACATCACTTACTTCTTCTTTGTCTGTTTTATCCTCATCTTCCTCTTCTTTTTCGATGTCGTCTTCTTCTTCAGATGTATCTTCATCTAAAGTTGACTCTGCTTTTGTTTTAGCAGTAGTAGGTGCAGCAGTTTTTACTGTTTTTGCATATTCTTCTCCCATTATAGTTTTAGCACCTGCTATTTCAGAGTCTCTGTTAGAAATAAACTCTGTATCTTTTGTTTGAAGTTCTTCTAAAGCTTTATTTTCAAGAGAATCTATACTTGTATCTTCGATATTTTCAAAATTTGGAAAATTAGACACTACTATAAGATTTCTAGCCCTACTGGTAGCTACATACATAGCTTTATTATAAATAAAGTTAAGAGATGCAGTTCCGGAAAATAAAGTTTTATCATTATTTTCAAGATCAATAAATACTTCATCAAAACTAAAACCTTGGGAGTTAGTTACAGTAGTGACATAAACACCTTTGGTTACTTCATCATTAGGGTCAGTAATAATTTTAATACCATTATCAGTTAAAAGCTTTTTATACTCTTCAATTTTAGACTCATTAACAATTATAGCTTTAGTTCTTGTAGAATCAGTATTAAGTTTTAAATACCCAATAAGTCTGCTTTTAAAATCTGATTTATTTATAGATACAACACCTTTAGTATTTTTAGTTTCCAGATTTTTATCACTGGAAGTTACTTTTATTGAAGCATTCACCGTATCAGTAGCAGAACCTTTAAACTGATCAATAAATGAAGTAATAGCAAAAATGTTACTTCTGAAATTTACAGTCAAAGATGGAATAATATTCATCTTTGCAGGATGATTTTGATTTACCCCTGTTTTACTTTCTCTGAAATAATTCTGATTTGTAATAATAGAAGGTCTTGGTGATACAGAACCATCATCTGAGAAAGTTAATTGATTTGTATCCCCCATTGTAATAACCTTAAATTCTCCTTTATTTTGAGCTGATTTAAGTTTAGTGTATTCAGATACAGCGTCAAACAAGGCTTTTTGAGTTTTTATACCAATAGCCGGGAATTCATCTACAATCAATACATCATGATCAAATTGCTTATTTTTTATAAGTTCTTGTATAAATGTAATGACTTCTTCTACATTTTTTGGCCCTTCTTCACCAACAATAAGTGCTTTTTTAATGCCTCTGGCAGCCTCCTCTGTAAATGCAGTAGCAATAACTTTATCTCTTGGTATACCTGAGATAATATTAAACCAGGTTCCAAGTGTTTGAGTTTTTCCTGCACCACCAGGAGCTTGTATGTATATCCAGTTTTTAAATCCTTCTCCCCCGGTAGTTCTTCTTAAGAAAGAAGCAATATTTCTTATAAAAAATAACTGCTGGATAGAAGAGATAATCAGATTTTCATATTGATTATCTTTTTTATTAATCTTAGCTTGTACAATTTCCTTTTCTTTTTCAATTTGATCAAGTAAATTAAGTGTACTACCAAGGCTTTTATGAAGATCTTCAAGATCTTGTAAACTCTTCATAATCGGCAGAAACTCCATTAATTCTTCCTTAGAAGTATTACTATTTTCAGTAGTTCTTGACTCATCTTTTTCTACATTTCTTAATAACTTTCTGAGATTGTAATCTTCTCTAAATTTGTAAATAGGAGAACCAGGTTGATCATCCAATGTAGACTCACCTTCAGCTCCTACTTTTGTGAATGGAACTTGAGTACCTGTATTATAGAAAATAAGTTGTAATACCCCAAGAATACTATCATCAATGTTTTCAAGAATTTCTTTATAAAAAACTTCTGATTTAAGCTTTTGCATAAGAGAAGTAGTTTCTAATTTAGAAATTAATTCTCTTTTTTGTTTTTCAACTTCAGCAATAACTTTATCTTTATTACCAGATCTTATTAACTGTTGAATAGCAGCTACTTGACCATTTACAGACCAATAAAGATCTACAATTGCTTTTTTATCTTCAGTAGTTTGGTCTTCTTTTGCTAAAAGTTTGGCAAATTCTTGCAAACTTGTCACAAATTTAGTATATATTTGGGACGAAACTGTATCCTTAATAATATCACTAAGAGATTGATTTTCAACTTCTCCTGACATACTTAAGCCAAGTTGATTTACCAGACCCCCTACTGCGTCAATCAGAAAGTCTTGGTTTTCTCTAAGTCTTGAAGAAAGCCTTTCTTTTATAATTTCTTTAAGTTTTTTAAGAGTCTCTATTCTCTTATCAACATCTTCAATAAAACCATTAAACTCTGGAGTTGCCAGAATCATGTCAGTTTTATTTCTATCTGTAAAAATAGTCTTAAGTTGTTCTAATTCATCTAATTCTTCTTCAACTGAATCAAGTTCTTGCTTAGTTGAAAATAGATCACCACTTATATCAGATTGCCCATCATTTGAAGATTGATTATATGCTGTAATAATACTATCAGAAGTTTCTGTATAAACATCAGCAATTCTTTTCTTTACTGTATTTACATTATTCCAATCTCCAGGGATAGTTTCAGGGATAGAATTTAAAAAATTCTTAATTTTATTAAGATCATCTATTCTATCTTTTAATTCTCTTTGAATATTTGCAAGATCTTGTAATGAATCATATTGTGGTTTTACAACAAAATCACCATTCTGGTCAATATCATAATATTTATCATTAAATCTGTCATCATCTGGCATAAATTCAAATATAGATGCAACAAAGTTATATTCTTCCTGAACAGCATCTATCTGATCATCTACTAAATTTTTATCTTTATTTTCAATTACAATAGGTTTACCATTGTAATTATCTGTAATTCTTTTTAATTCAGATGTAAATTCATTTGTAGACAAATCTCTTTCAAGTAATGCGGAAATTTCGGCCAGTAACTTCTGACCATTAATATCTGCAAGAATTGTTTGAACTTTACCTTGGATTCTGATAGCTTTTAAAAGTTTTTCCTCATTAGCTTTATATTTTTTAGTAGTAACAATCTTATTAGGATCTTTACTAAAAAGTTTAAGTTTTCTTTGCCCAAGAGAATTATCTTTATTTGCAACTTCTCTTTGAAAATAAGTATTATAAGCATTATAACTTAAAGACATTCTTCTAGAGAGAAGAGTCTCAGGTCTTTCAGCTTTAGTTTTTTCCTCTTTAAGAGCAGCGGTTAATTTCCATTCATCTTCAATCCAACCTTTTTGAATACCAATTTCTTCTCTTTTAATAGCATTGATTCTTCTTTGTTTTTCATTATCTAATGCTTCTAAATCTAAAGCATTATTATCTTTCTCTGGGGCTTTTGGTTGTACATAGAAGTTAGTATCTTCTTCGCCACCAACTAATTCAAAAGCTGAATTATTATTCATAAAAGCATCTCTCTGAGATGTTAATTCATCTAATTCAGATTGGAGCTTGTTTATCTTCTCAAGAGTTTCCTGAGTTTTTAACAGGTTAAAACCTAATAAAGTACCATTATTAGCTTTAGACCTGTTATTAAAGTCTTGAGCTTTTGGTGAATTCCTTTCTTTAGAAAGCATACTATCCCAATGATATGCAAATTCTTTCTGAAGAACTTCAATTTGATTTTTTAATGCTGGAATTCTTGCATTAAAATTTCTAGATACTGAAGCAAATGGTACTGAATAATCAGTTACCGGGATACCATTTTCATCCAATATAGAACTCAAAATTTCAAGAGATGGCTCACCTAAAGCTGTTTCACTGTCAGTAATTTCATCTAAGTAAATATCTAACAAAGCATTTTGCATTGCAAGTCCTCTGAGATAAGCTTTCTTAGCTTCGAACTCTTTACTTCTTTTTTCTTTTTGAGCTTTAGAATATTTTAAACCAAAATATCCTTCTCTTGTTTCAGATACATTATCTAAAACATTATTTTCAATCCATGTATCTGACTTAGAAAGTCTTTCAACAATCTTAGTCATTTTAGCTAACATCTCTTTCTTCTCTCCGGGTTTCATATTACCTGGTTCATAACCAAGGGCTTGAATATCCTTATCAGAAAAATTAGAAGAAGAAGTTAGATTAGCAAGTAATAAATCTTTCTTACCTGCTTTAATATATTCCATAGCAAGTTGTGTAAACAACACATTTCTTGCTAATTTATTTAATTCTTTATTTTGATATGTACTATTATTTTTATCTGTTGGATCTTCAGTATTTTGAATAACATCCATTATTCCTTGAATATTATTCATTTTATTCAAGAAATCCTGAAGCTTTTTTTGATCTAATAAAGGTTGCCCTGTCTTAGGATCAGTTAATATTGTTTCTACTGGTTTTGTTTTTGTAGGATCAGAAGGATCTGGCCTCTCTTCAACTTTTGTTTGATAGAAGTGTTGAGACTCAAATAAATTAGTAGTTGCTGCATTTAATCTATCATTCCAATATTTATCTACTTTAGCTTGTTGTCTGGCTCCAAGGCTGGCATGTATAATACCGCCACCAACACCAAAAAGACCACCTATACCAATAGATTTAGATAATTCATCATCTACAAATCTATCGTCCCCAGCTCCTTTAAAAAATTGTTTTGTTTGAGAGATATATCTCTTACCTACACTACCAAAAATTTCATCTTCTTTTTGAAGTTTGTTTACATTTTCTTCACTTGTCCCTGGTCTGTAAAACTCATCATCAGCACCAAACTTTTCATTAGCAGTTCTTGATATAGCTAACTGAATGTTTTCCTCAAAAAGACCTTCTGATAGAAAACCAAGAGTAGCAACAGAGCCAACTTTCCAAATATTTTTAAGAGCCGAAGTTTTATCATAACTTGTACCTGAACTTAAATTTCCAAGTTTAGATCTAACAGCAGCACTAGCCTTTCCCCCAGCAGTTTCAGCAGTTGCAGCAGACTTACTTAAAAGTCCTTTTGCATATTTACCAATTCTGTTAAACACTAAAGTTTCTAAAAATTTAGGGCCAATTAAAATAGTCATATTCTGCTTAAATACTTCAGCAGCACCAGCAGCAGATAATCTTTCTTTTTCTTCAGTTGTATAATAGTACCCGGTTTCAGGATTAATTCTTCCTTCAAAAGATCCGTATATTTTTTGTTTAACTTCGTTAGCTTCCACAGCAGATTCAATTACAGTTGTAGCTAATGTTTGTGCAGTTAAATCTACTGCATTTTTAACAAGAGCATTTCCTGTACTTTCAACACCTAAAAAGTTCATTGTTCTTTGCAGACCAGTTTTCCCTACTTGTGCAGCAGTTAAAGCTTCTGTAGAAACTCCTTTCGCTAGAGGAGAAAGTCTTGAAGCTACTTTGGTTCCAAGTCCAAGTTTTGATATTAGACCTACTTCAAAAGCAGCAGATACAAGAAACCCCAAGCCATCACTAACATCATTCATCCAAAAATCACCATCAGATAATGAGGCTATAAAACCTTTTTTATCTCTGTCAGATTTTTCTTGAAAATAGTGATACCTATTTTTGAGATTTTCATCCCAAGAATCAAACATGTTTGAAAATACATTATCTGAAGCTGAAGTTAGCCATTCATCAAAACTTTGCACTGGTTTACCTGTTACTTGGTCAATAGTGTTACCAATAGTAAGGCCGTACAATCCAGCAAAACCTTGTCCTGTTTTTACAACAGCAGACTCTAAAGTTTTTTCAAGAAACCCAAGACCCCAATAAAAAGCAGACTTAATACCTGGTCTAAATAAACTTGGGTTATCTCTTTGAAAATTATCAGCATATCTGGCTTCATTATCTCCACCACCTAAGATAGAAGAGTAACCATATTTACCAAAACCATCCTGAGAATGAAATAAACCAGCAGCATCATTTAAAGGGTTAATAGTATTTAAGTTAGTTTGAATAGGAGCTATATCAGGGATAAATTGAGCTAAAGGATCTCCACCCTCCATCATGAGTTCATATGGATTTTTTGTTCTTGTAGCTAATTTTGATTTACTAGGTACTATACTAAACAGACTGTATAAATCAGTTGGCTGTTTTGGTACAGACACAGTCCCAGGATTTACATATCCTGGACTCTCTAAAGGAGCTTGATAAAATTGATTTGGATCTGGCATAATTTATCTATTATCTTGCGTATTGCAATTCTTTAGCTTGTTGTTTTTCTATTTCTTTTCCTAAAGCATCTTTAATTTTAACAGATTCTAATTTAGAGAACCCATTAAAACTTAACTGACTATTAAAGATACCTCTTATTGTTGTTGGGTCAGTAGTAAAATAATTTACTTCTCCTGTTTTTGGATCTATTTCATCTAAATTAATATCTGAATTATTAAAAATAAGATCTCTGATAGTATAATGAGCATTAGAAGCTGAATTAAATGAATAAGATTCCCCACTTGGACGTTTAAGAAAAATAACTTTTTGTCCACCATTTGAAGTTGGAATTTTCATTTTAATATAATAAGCTCCTGGAGCATAAGTATTACCATCTTTATTTTTAATATTTCCCAAGTTTGTATTTTGTCCTAAAGAAACTACCTGGTAGGAAACCATAGTTTGCTTACCATTTTTTTCTACTGGAATAGTTTCCCATTGAATATCATTACCAAAACTTGTATTACCTTTTTGTGTTGCAATATTTGGGTCATCATATACAAATGTTGATTTTCCTTGTTGGTTTATTCTGTTATAAACAGGCTCCATATCATCTCTATTTGCATAAGAACCCTGAGATCCTTCAATAGGATTAATAGTAGCTTTTATTCTGGCATAAGCATCTTTCTCTGCATATAAGAATGGAGCAAAATATTGAGCATATTCAGTTGTTTTATAGTTAGGGTTAGTAGCTAGAAATGATTTAACAGACACACGACCTGTATAGTTTCTTGGTTTTCCTTCTTTATCAACACCTTTGAATGCTATTTCATACATTGGATTTGGATTAAAAATATCTTCTGTATTACTAATAACAGCACCTCTTACTTCCATATCACTAAATCCACTAACATCGGCCGGGTTATCAATCCCATCAATTTGAATATCATTTGGTGTAGATTGTAATCTCCCTCTTTGTAAAAATACAAGAAGACCATCTTTTACTGCATTATAAGCACTCTCATCATTTTTTAAATTAACAACAGTAGAAACTAAGTTTTCCTGTACATATGAATATGTATTTCTTACAAACTCTTCTGCTTTTGTGAAAGCTTTTTTTGAGATACCAGCCACATGATTTAAAGCACCATCATTAATACCCATTGTAGCATCTTCTTTAGTTTTAAATCCAGAAGATAGTACATTTGAAGTTTTAAGTTTTCCAACACTTTGATTTCTTCTGTCAGTAGCATCAAGAAATTTCCAGAAACTTTTATCTTTTTCGTACACATTTTGTACTACTGACCATGTGCCATCTTTATCTTGAATAGTGTCGTATTGAATAATAGCTTCATTGCCATATTTTTTCTTCTCTCTTTCTTTATCCAAAACATAGTTTTGATCAAGTAAGTCATCATCAGATATAGTTCTTGCAGAAACCATTTCTTCTTTACTTAAGACTCCAGATTTAAGTAACGCTTCTCTGTAAGCATTAGCCATATCTTTCTTATTTTTAATAGCCTCATCTATTTGAGCAAGACTTCTTGTAATACCTTTATCTGCAAAAATCTTTTCAAGTTTTGGAAGTAACGCAGAAGTTCCTTTCATAGTATTCATTGCATCAGAAACAATTTTATCTCCGAATGTAAATTTACTATTAGGATCTTCATCTTTATATTCAGTAAAATTTTCTTTAATCCACTTTGTAAATGATTGGTTATCTAGATGCCCATCTTCTGCTTCTTTAGTGTAAGCAAAGTTTAACCCAGCAACCATATTATAAAATTTATCTTTAGCAGCCTGATCTTTAAATCTTGGCACATTCATAGCTGCACCAGCTTTACCACCTACTTGTACTTGATCCCAACCTGATACAAATTCACTAAGATCTATCCCATTCTCTTGAAGTTTGCCAATAAGACCGTTCATGGTATTATTAATCTCAGTATTTTTTATTTGCCATCCACTTTGAATTACATTTAAAGATAATTCAGTCTTAGGGGCATTAGGATCTACTGGAGTAAATAAAGCAACTTCATTAATTTTCTCTTCAACTGTTTTCTTTTTACCAGTACCAGTAGTTGTACCAACTTTTCCAGAATTTTTAGCTGCTTCAATAGCATCTCTTTTATCTTCAAACCACTGTTCATTTTTTACATACTCTTCTTTTTTAACCTCATCTCTTAAAACCCCAAGAGAATTCATAAACCTATTTTCTCCAAGATCTCTATGAAAAACATCCCTTGAAGTAGGGTCTGCCAAATTTAATTCCTGAAGAAATTTAATTTTACCTTCTTTAAGTTGTTTATTATATAACTCAAGACCATTGATTACTTGCTGTGCCTCTGTTTTTTTATCTCCGGCATACAAAAGAGGATCATTTTTAATTTCCTCTATTCTTTTTAGATTACTATCAATCTTAGCTTGGTATAGATTAATATCTTCTTTTTGGAGAACTTCTATAGGGACTCCTTGGTTTTCATACCAATGTTCATTCATAAGAACTTCTCTGTCTTTTGTAGACATAAGAGATTCTGTAACAAAATTATTAAAATCAGCTTCAGAGTAATGTTTATTAGTTGATTTAATATAATAAGGTCTTTCAATATCATATCCACGATCATAAACATATTCGTTTCTTTCAAAAGCATCTTTTTTAGCTTTTACAATTCTATCTACGAGATCTTTTTTAGTAGCTAAGTTAGGAGTACTTCTACCAGTGTATTCAGCACCAGCACTTTTGGAACCTAGCCATTTGGATACATCTGCACTTTCCCTGGCATATTGTCCAAGTTCCATCTTACCTGCCTTAAAAGCTTCATTAGCATCTTTTGACCATTTTCTGTAAACTCCAGTATTAATAACATCATTTACTATATTTTCATCTTGATATAATGGTCTAGCAAGGCCAACTAATTGGGAAACATTATTAGGATTTGAGAAATCCACAGTAGAATATTTGTTTAAACTATTGGTAAGCTCTCCTACCCTAGCTCTTAAATATTCCCTGCCACCTTCATTTGCTATATCTAGCCCAGCTACACGATCAACAGCATTCTGGATATTTTGTACGCCAGCCTCATACTGTTGTTCCTTAAACATACCTACCTTGGTATACGCTTCAGTAGGAATTTGTTGAATGTAGGGGTTAAAATTCTCTATTGCACCTATAAAATTTGCCATATAATTAAACTGATTAGAAGATTCTGTAAAAATAATTAACTTAGTTAAGACTACCAAATTTTGAAAGAGATAGTTTAACTAAGTTAGTTATGAATTAAATAAAATTTTAATGAAACTGATTATTGTTGACTTAAACTTTTATACTTACCAAGATGAGGCATAGACTCAATAATATCTGCATAGGAAGCTCCTTTTTTCATAGCTTCTCTAGCCTTAATAATATCATCTAAATCTGAATTATTTATTTCAGTCTTACTCTCAGTACCATCTTTTGAAGTTTTCTTAATTATTTTGTCTACTCCCTGTTGAGCTGCCATAAGTCCAAATTGTTGAGCTTCTCCTTCATTAAACTTCTGCACAACATTATCAGGATTAAAAGTAACATTCCCTTTTTTGTCAAATCCATAATGCTTAAATAGGTTTGCATAAGCATTGTAAGTTTTATTTTCCAAATTATTTTGAAGTACTTTACCTGAAATACTGGTAAATGCAGCCATACCTTCTTTTCTTGTATTAAATTGAGCTTGAGCTTGTCTATTCTGTTGATCAGCAATAAGGGCCAAATTCTTAATTCTGGCATCATTTAAAACATCCACATTCTGTCCATACACACCAAGCTTTTGAGTAGCATTACCCTGAATCTCTTGCATATTATAAGCCTCATCTGCTTTATATTTTTGAGCTGCAAGCTGACTTAAAGCATCAATATTACCAGTTTGTTCAGCTATCTTAGCTACTTGATTGAAAGAAGATTGATTTTCATTTCTACCAAGTTGATAACTTAAATCAAAAGTTTGCTTTAATTCTGGTTGATAACTCTGCCTAAATACAGGCTCCTGTTTGTTTGTAGCTATTGTGAGAAGTTCAGGAGCTATTTGTTCAAGAGCTAATGGAGATAAAAATCCTCTTTCTCTGCCACCACTTCCAATATTTACCTTATCTGAGAATGTTGTAGGATTTTTATTTGCCTTACCATACTGTGTATCTACAGAAGGATCTATCTCAGTTATTGGTGCATATTTTGGTTGAAAATCGTTAGTAGTCACTGTATTTGTTTGTGTTGTTTTTGTTGTTTGAGTTGGAGTATTTGTAGCTGCATAACCATTTCCACTACCATAATGAGATAAAAATTTTTTAACATATACATTACCAGTGGTTCCAAGATCATCTTTAGCACTACCACCTGCTGAAGTAGGTCTACCAGTAAACCAAACAGAAGCTACATCTTGAGCATTATTATGTTTACTATAAATTTTCTTCATTTGAAATGTAGCAATTTTATCTTGTAAGGCTTCACTATTTAAAAATTCCTCTTCAGTAACCTCTTTACCAAGTGCTTCTTTTGACCACTCTTTTAAATTTCCCGGCATAATTTGATATTTACCAAGGGCTTTTTGTCCCTTATATCTACCTTTTGTCACTTGTGGGCCTTTTATTTTGTAATCTCCGGAACTTTCAATTGCTGCAATAGCCTTTGCAATCTTTTGAATATCTTCTTCATCTCCAGGAACAGTGCCACCATTAGCCATAACTCTACCACCATATTCCATCTTATCTGAATTTGAATCTAATAAGCCTAAAATAATATTCTGATAGGAAGCTAGTGCTTCTTTTTTCTCAACAATTTGTTTAGATTGATTATCAAGAGATTGAAACATAACTTTTGCAGTAGAGATAGCACTTTGTTGATACGTATCTGCTACATTAGCTTTATTTAATATAGTTAAATACTTTTCTTTAGTTCTATCAACTTTACTCTCTTCTTTAGCAATATCTTTTGCTACATTTCTAAAAGTCTTATTAGTACCAGGCAGTTTCAACTTACCAAATATATTTAACCCACCCTCTTGATCTATAAATCCAACTTCTTTATTTTCAACTTCAGCTATTTTTTGGCCATATTGAATTCCTATACCACCTTCTTTATGTTCTTTACCTACAAATTCAATCATTGGATTAGAATGATCAGAGTTAGATAAAGTTTTAGTTTTACCACCATCAGTAATCTGAAGTTGGTTATCACCTTCAAGTGATCCACCATTTTTCATAATAGCTTGAGATCCTGTACCTTCTAGATAAGGATTAATACTAGGGGTAAAAAGTTCATCCATAATAGACTTTCTATTATTTTTTCTATTTTCTTTATTTGCTTGATTTTTACCTAAGAATGAATTTAAAGCAGTCATTCCAGTACTTGCTAACATCTCTACTTGATTCTTAGTTTCATCTCTTTTATTAGATGTCATAAGATTATCAGCAGATACTTTATCTGCAAGTGTTTGTTGAGCTTCCGGAGTAGTTGTTTCACCATCATTATTTACATATTTACCAGTACCCTCCAGTTGTTTATTCCCATTTTTACCATCTACAACATCATAGTATTGGGATAATGGAATTATATCAGGTTGTTGTGATACATTTCCTTTTTGATCTACTCTAAAAATTTGTTGTTCTTTTGTATTATCCGGATGAAGAGGATTTTGTTGTTGAATATTTTGAAATATATCAATTCCAGTATTTTTAACATTTTTTAATTCTTCAGGATCTTCAGGGCCAACTTCACCACCTAAAGCAAAGTATCCTTCATTCTCAAGAACATTTTTATTTTGAAGTCTTCTTTGTACATTAGTATAAATACTACCATAAGAAGCTGGCTTAAAAGATGGATCTAAAAATTTATCATCTTTTAAATACCCTTTTTCATTATAAGAAGAAATCATTTTTTGCATATTACCAATACCACCATTATACCCAGCAAGAGTAAAAAAGTCTCTTTGTTTATCAGAGAATTTTAAATTCTGTGCTTTTTCATATGTAGATAGTCTATCTTGAGTATCTCTAATCATAGCAGCTTTAGCAATAAGAGCATCCTGATCTGTTGCAAATGCAGCAGTTTTAATTTTCTCTTTCTTTTCATTTAATGCTTCATAAGGAGTAAATCTATTGGTAAAATCCTTTGGAAGATAGCCTTTATCTATTAAACCTTGATAATTTTCACCAAATCTATCAAGACCATAGTTATAAAAACCATCCACTTTGTATTGACCAGCAAGTTTTGAATTCTTTTTAGACCAGGCAGCATAAGCCTCTGAGGTACTATTAGGATCAATAATAGCTTGATTCATACCTTCTTCCATAGCAGAAGTATATAGTAAAGCAGGATTAATTCCAACTTGAGTCCCTGCTTTGATAATGGCATCTTTAATTTTAACTGAACCATTACTCATTGGAAAAGTATTGTCCAAGGTTTCTCCCCAGGTTTCTCTCCCCTTTGTAACATAAGGATTGTCTTTATATTTGGTTTTTATATCCTTTGAAGTTAACTTTTTTGCAATAGTTACACCATTAGGATACTGTGGTCTATTTTCTTTTTTCATTTTATCTTATTTATGAGATACTTGTGATGAAGCAAATACAAATTTTGAAATAAATTTATACCTATCAAATTTATCATTAATATGCCTAATTTTCAAATCTTTTGCCCTTAGTTTATTTTTTTGAAAAGATCTATTAGTGTAATCAAATTTATCACTATTAAGTTCTTTATTTACTGATCTATTTTCGCAAGAGTCTACCCAGATTGGATAATGATTATTAGGATTTTTAACTACATCCCAAAAAGTATTATAGTTAAAGAAATTATCAGACTTTGTATAAATAATATCCTTTGAATCTTTATTAAAGATAGGGTATTTAAAATACAAATTCATCTGTCCTTTTGGTTTAGGGAAAAGATTTAATACTCCTGAAGTCTGTTGGTTATTGTAAAGAATAGCTTTATTAAAATAAACATTATCATTTATCTCATAAAAATCATTTTCATTATAATATTCTAAGATTGTAGTATAGTCTTTTACATTCTGAAGGATTTCATCCTGAGCTTTAAACACAAAAGGATATTCAAGAATATATGGATATAGTTTTCCATAGAATCTTTGAAAACTTGTGTGTACTAGATTATGAACCCAAACACTTGCTTTTTGATTGTTTAATATTGCATTTTTACCAGTCAGAAACGTACCATTTAAACCTATATAAAAATCAGGAATATAGCTGTGTAAACTAATCCAAGATTTAGTACTTGGTGAATAGCTAATAGTCCAAGACTTATTACAAAAGTATAAGGGATCTCCTATAACAACTTCCATATTATTATACTTAAACTTACCATAATAAGCATCATAAGTCATACCATCTCTATACTCTGCTTTTGGCTCATAATCAAGTTTAGTAATAATAAATCTGTTATACCCACTATCCCAAACTCCACAAAGACCAATGCCATTAAAATGATTGTCTAAATTTATATTTGAAAAATATTTAGATATATTAAATTCAAGATTTCTACCAAGCCATTTACTCATACCAATATCGGAAATAGGAGTTACTCCACTACCACTGATTAAAAATACCGAACCTCTTTTAGCATCAATAAACAAGTGTCCAGCTTCTGTCTTTAAAAACAAATGATGCTGAGAACCTGCATATCCTTGGTCTGTTTCACCAAAATCTATTGGTTGTGTTTTAAATATATCATCATTACCTAAGTAAGCATTTTTTCCAGAGCTTGTTTGAATAGTACTCAAAGCATTGTATACATAAGACTTATTTTCAAATCTTACAAGAACCTGAGAATTATCAATAGTGTCTACACTAATTAATTTACCATAGTTTTTAGGGAAATCCGATTTAGAAATTGGCTTATATATCCTCCATTTGTTTGGATCAGAATAAATAATTCTATGTGTATAATCTTGTTGACATTCTTCTTGAGGGTCAAAATTTAAAGGTAGATGAGAGAAGAAATTTTCTTTATTTTGTTTAGAATATGTTTTATTATAGATATAATAATTATCATGAACAATAGGGTTATTAGTTTCTTGTAACCAATCATTTGGTATACCAGTACCAATATTAGGAAAATAATCTTTTTCCATATTATTACCAGCTTGTCTCATATCCACATTAACTTCAGACTCTACAAAAAAGTAAGCAATCCCATATGAATATAAATAGATTCTACCATTTTGATAGAAAAGTTTATTTGTATTACCATCAAGATTAGCTTGTGGTACTCCAAGGATAGATTTCATAAGTCCTTTAAATCCTGAACCTGGAGTTTGAGTAGAACTTGTATTATACCAATATCTAACTCTACCTACATTAGATAATGCTGAATAGTCTATATCAGCACCATTAGGCTTATCTACTGCTGTGTCAATAAAATAACTAAGTTTTCTTTTAAGTCCAAATCTATTAATAAAAATATCCCCACCAAAAATATTATCAGTTTGATTAGTGTAGTCATTATTAAGATCTATTAAACCACAATATCCAGTATCAACTGTATTATAAGTATAAATACCACCATATTGATCTAAAAGTTTTCTTTTATGACTGGCATAGTAACTAAGAACATTAGAATATATTTGTTTATCTGTATTATAATCAACTCTACTATCGTCTTCTTCTAATGTTCCTATGATAGTAGGAGAATTTGGAAATAATGGAAATGTTAAAGTCTGATCTGTTCTAAAAAACACAGAACTTTCTCTCTTCCAGTTATTAATTGGAAAAACATCACCAAGGGTTTGATAACCTGGATTAAGATAATAAGCTTTATCTAATTTTCTTTGCTTACTACCTGAATTTGGAATAGAATTAAATTGATTATATAAACCAATAGCATTATACTGATAAGCATAATTTTTATATGGGATTAAGTTTTCTATAAGTTCTTTAAATTGCTTGTTCCAAAATAATGATTTTTCAGCTATTGTTCCTAAAGATGGGAAATCCGGGTAATAAGCAGTATATGTAACACCAGGAGTGGTTCCTATAACATGAGGTTTTGGTTCTAGAGCAAACAAAGCTCCAATAGTTATTCCTGCCAATAAAGCTATTCCTGCGCTAAATCCAGACATAAGTTTATGTCCTGCATGATCTTTTACTTGTACAAAATTGCCTATACTTGGCCCACCTTCTAAAGTTTCAAATTTAAGAATACTTCCTAAAAATGGCTGAAAGAAATGAGTGTCAGGAGAGTGAAAAGTAAATCTACTTCTTGAAAAAGCAGAATCATTTACTACAGAACCAGTACAACTAATTAATCCAAGATCTACTAAAGCATCATTGTAATCTGCGTAACCATCAACAATTGCAGCATTAGTAGAGACAACAGTATTATTTTCAGTAAGTATACTAGATAGATCAGTTCTGAGTGTAAAAATATCAGTAGCACTTGGATGAGTATTAAGTGTAACTGCATTTGTATTAACATAAGCAACAATAGCTGCAAAATTAATCATTGCAGCAGATCCACTTACATCATCAAGTGCATCTAAATAATTATTCATTAATGTTGCATTTATAGTAAGTGCAACAACATCATCCATACAAATAACTTCTTGATTTGTAATCTTATTATTGTAATAATTAAAAATAGTTAAAAGGTTATCTAATAATAGCTGCCCTTCACTCTTAGAGATAAAGAGTAAATTTTGTAAACTAGCTATTTCAGAATTTAAAATTTCAATAACTGGTGTTCCCCCAGGATCTAATACACACGTATTAAGAATTGTATAACAAGTTGGACTGATATTAAGCAATAAAGACTCTAAAGTATCAAGTTGTTGTTGGGCATTTTCAATAAGCCCTTGAATAGTATCCAAAAGATTGCTACTAAAACCTCCAGCACCACCAACTACAGAAAGATTAGTTAAAAAAGGATCATCTCCAAGATCATTGAATGGGTAATTTGAGTAAAAAGCTTCTTGGTTAGAAGCTGGTGAACCTTCAGTATATGGTATATAAGCTCCTATATTATATAAAAGTCCTTTAGCAATAACGGATTTGTTATTTACCCTATCTGATCTTATAATTCTATACCCTATAATCTCAGATTTTTGAGCATCTGATAGATCAGACTGTAAGATAGCTGTTTTGATATTATTAAGATCTATTCTTAACCCTATTGGGTATATTTTATGTTCAAATTCTTTATCTGTTGAAGTTGGATTATTATCATGAATATGTGTAACAATACTATCAGGAAACTTGTGATGTCTAATTTTTTGACCAGCTAAAGTTCCCCAAATATTAGAATTACATGGATATTCTTTTTCAGATTCCCAATAACCCATTTTTCCATATTGGTAAGGGCCAACATAGCAATTCTGATCAAGAGCAGATAAATAACCTGGTTCAAAATCTGTTACTGAACCTGTATTATATACTTTCCATTTTGGTTGTGTATTAGATTCTGTAATACAATTATCTAATTCACTAGTAATTACATCATCATTAGTTACATTTACTAAATCACCAGCTTCGGATATTCTTCCTGGAATATGAAATCCGTCAGTTTGTTGACCATTTTTTAATAAAAATACGATTTCAAAGGCATACACTTCATCTCTCATATAGCCTCTATACAAAGCAGTGTTAACACCATTATGGTATCCTTGTGCAGAAGTATAAGGAATTTGGTAAGTTCCCCAATTGAGAACTATTTTATTAGCAACAGATTGATAACTTAGTCTTTTATCGGACTTTAAATTAGACCACATTAGTATGTCACCAACAGCATTTACATCCCCGGCAACTTTATAAAAAGGATATTTTTGGAAAATATCATCAACAGTTAAATTAATTTGTGTTTTATTGTTACCGGAGTACACAACTTCTGTACTATTATTTAATATTTCAAAAGTCCCAACAAGTTCTGGATCTGTAACCCCATTAATTGTTTTGATTACAGCTAAATTAAAATAGTTAAACTTGGTATCAAGATTAGATATAAATAATTTAATACTTTTGTCAGTTTCAAAATTAAAATCAAGACCATATCTTTGTCTAAATACGTCAACAGAATTAGTTATAGAGTAATAAGCAGTATATCCTTGCCCCTGGTCATTTGCATATTGAATAGCAAATTGATAAGCACCTGCGATAAGAGATCCACCATCGGAGACAACAATAGGTTTAATGCAAGGAAGTTTAATGGTAGGTTGAACTTCCATTAAATCGCAATTAATAACATTAGATTTAACTCTATCACAATCAATAATAGCTTCTTCAAGTGGAAGACTATCAAGGTTTATAAATCTTCTTGGATTTAAGTCATCAGCCCAATAAACTTCAGTGCCACATTTATCTGCATCATCATTAAGATCTACAATTCTATGTACTGCTTTATGTATAGGATAGTTTATATTAAAATTTAAACACTTTGCATTAATAAGTGTTGTATATTTACAACATCCTTGAGGAGATGTTTGTTTGTCTTTAGAATGTAACTCTTTATATAGTTCATAAAAAGTCAATACCGCAGGACTTCCTTCACAATTACATGCAGGGTCAAGATTATTATAACCATTGTTAACATAATTACTTGATTTTTTATCATTAAGATTAGTAGGATCATCTACATCACAAGTTATGATATTATTAATAACCCCAATCTCAGAATCTCCTGTATAAGGATTAGCAAGAAATATTACAGTCCTACCTTGTTCAACAATTGTATGATAGCCTATAACTTTATAACCTATCTTAAATTCACTACATAAGACATTAGATTGCTCATTTTGATAAGTAACCATATCTCCACTAAAGGAGTCAACTTGAGCATTTAAAGCATAAGTTAAAGTACCTGGCTTTACTTGCGGAAGTATGTTATCAGTATTCAGACCAAAAGCAGCCTGATTTGGATTTTGATTTATATTACTTTGTTCAGCCATTATAAATTAATTAACGAATATCAAATTTATTTAATCTTCTTCTTGAAGCTTTTGTAGATCTTATTTGTTGCTCAATTGTTTGTTTTCTTATTTCAATTTCAGCAAGAACTTTAGCTTCATACATTTTACTTTCGTAATAAGCCAGTTTAGTCTGTACTTGATTTAAAGTCTCATCAGATATATTATTATATATATTTTCAAAACATTTATATTTTAAATACGCTTTGATATAGTCTTTAATTCTAATATTATCAGGAACTAATTGGTACTCATTTCTATCATACTCTTTTACATAATAAACCATGTATAAAGTTCCTTCTGGGAAATTAGTGAGAAGTTTACCTCCTCTAACTTCAAAAGTTTCCATAGAGTCCGAATACATATTAAAACTATCTAGAGAACAATTATCTCTAGCATGGATATTACCAGGTTTTAATAAATGATGACAATTAAATTTTTGAATTACTGTGCCATTTGTTTTATAAGTCACTTTTATTTCATCTGGCGCACAGAACTCAGCCCCATTACATCTTTCTCTGGTAGGAGTTACTCTGATAGAGGATTGCTCATAGTAAGACCCTGGCATTCTATAACTCATCTCTTGAGGTGTTGTTAACCATAACTCTCTTACGGCCTCAAATCCATTAGGAAGCTTTGCTTCATAATCTTGAATAGAAAGAATATTTTCTTCTATCTTATAAGAACTTCTACCAAGCCTATCCAGACAATCTTCTGTATATGTTGGAAACAAAACATCATCTATAACACCAGTTTGGAAATAACTTCTCAGTTCTTCTTTTAACTCTGCATAGATGGGTTCCGGGCTTATGAAGTTATATTTGTAATAGTAACTTACTTTCATATTAATTTATTATCGGGGGTTAACCAGTTTAAATACATTTCTTTATATTGATTGTCTGGTTTTTTAACATATTTTGTTATAGCTCTACTAGCATATCTTCCAGGCTTAAATACATAGAGATCTGATAAATGTATTTTTGCTTCTGGACTAAACCAAATCCATCTAAAATTGTATCCATCGCTGTGTTCATTTGTATGAAAAATAGTTTTATTATGAATTCTGGTCTTATTCCAATCTATCCTAAGATTTATATATTTTTTACCTTTATATTCTTTATACCTTTTTAGCATTTTCTTATTTACTGCTATGGGGCCAAACCCATGTGGTAGAAAAACTTTTGTTCCAGTCCTTAAAGCATACTCTATATACATCCAATTACAAACTTCAAGATTTTTACAGTATTTTGAATAAGGTAAATCTTTTTCAGATATTTTATTTTCTGCTATAAATCTGTCATAATTAGATCTACTATAAGTTCTGTACTCTTTTTTCTTTCTACTCATTGGTTTTTGTTTTATTAAGACCTCTCTTCATCTTTAGCATTACTTTGTGAGTCCACAATATGCCTAAAATATGTTTTATTTAATGTGTCATTCACAAGATCAATGATCTGTTTTTCAAGATAAGAAGGTGCAGAAAATTCTTTATCTAATGGGTTTATACATGAAGTATCTTCTCCTTTATCACAAGCACTATATTCTGAAGGATTAAAATCATCATCAAAATAAGCTATAACATCTAAATTTTCTATATCTTCATCAGATATATATATTCTATCATCATATACCCAGAAATATTTCTTAGTATCTCTTAACCCTAAATTAAGAATATTGATAAATCTATCTAAAGAAGCATAATCAAATTTTCTTCTACCTGGAGAAAATACAGACTGTATTAAAAGACCAAAAATACCTTCAGAAATCTGAGGTATTTTCTTTTTAGATCTTGCCACCATACATGCTGATTTGTATTCACAGCATTCTGAAAGTGGCACTCTTTCCATCTCTATACATGGAATTACAGTAAATACATTTGGTGAATTCCAAAGTCTTCTTAAATTGGTTTCTCTTTTAATTAAAAGAGTCGCACAACTTTTAAGTTCTTTAAAAATCACCCTATCAGTAATATTGTTATCTGAATTTATAAGTTTGTTTAAAGATCTTACTCTTGAAACTAAATCTCTGCCTGTACTCATCTTTTTTATTTTTATCTTTTTCATGTAAGTACTCACCAAAAGCTTCTTTCAAAAGACTTAAACTAAACTCTCCAGTCTTATAAACAACTCTATTCCCTTCGGCATCTTTTTTAAGAATGCCGGAGAGAGTAGGTTTCTTTTTGAGTCTAAAATTTAGTTTAAAGTTGGTATTCGAATTCTGCTGATTTTCCTCTTTCTTTGTCATATATTAAGGCGACACCTGATTGTCTTGATCTATATAAATTATCATTATGCCATCTATCAGTACCAGATAATGAAGGAAGTATTCTTAATTTAACTCCTTGAAATTCATTCTGAGTTTGATTAGATCTAAATGTTTTTTCATTGTTATGATGTTTATCTGATATTAAAATATCATGATATTTAGCTAGCCCCCAATTTGCACTAAATTCAGTTGCAAAAGCTAGAGGAAGTTTATCGTTTACATTATTTCCATGATTAAATCCTATAAAAGATTGTCCCCACACAAGACATTTCTTAGGATTAGAAGTCCTATCAAAAGTTATTGCAGGATCTCCTTTAAAATAAAGTTCTAAAGCATGAGCTAAATAATAAGATTTAGTTCTATCATGATTACCCTGTACAAGAATAACATGTACATTAGGAATACTCTTGGATAAAGTTGCTATAGATTTAACCATAGTGTCAAACACTTTTTCATAAGCTACATCCCAAGTAGTATTAACACTTTGAGGAGTTCCATTTGTAGTAGTGTTTTGAATGTTATCAGTATTAAATACATCATTACCCACTACAAATACTGCTTGTTCAATAAAAAATGAAGAGATAGATTTTATTACTAAGTCATTAAACACTATAAAATAATCATCTATTCTTTGGTCAATAGTATTATTATTTAAATCTAATTTATCAAAATGAAGATCATTAAGATTTAAAACTAATAAGCTTTGACTTTTAGTATAAGGTCTGCTTGATGGAGTTTTAAAGGATTTCCAATCAGTTTTGTAATTTTTAAGAAGCCTTTCAAAAACTTCTATTTCTTTAACCTTTTTAGGTTCTAACCAAGCCTTAACTTGATATTTTCCATTCCAATAATTTTGAACATACTTAGAGATTTCCCATTTTTCTGTATCAATTAGTTTGGATAAATCATTTAAATCTTTTATTTCTTGTGGACTTTGAATAGTTACTTCCGCTTTTCCAGTTTTAAAATCTTCTTGTAGTTCAGTAACAATTGTTGATAAAGTTTGTGTTGTTGGTGGGATGTTAGAAATCCCATTATCTTTTCTGTGTTTAAGCCAAATTCTTCTGGCTTTTTCCGGTTCTAAGTTAAATTTTGCTCCAATTTCTTTCCATTGTTGTCCAGGTTTGTAGTTTGTTGTAAGATATTCAATTAAGGCATTTTTAGACTCTAAACTCATACTTTACGATTTAATTAAAAAAGTTAATTACCATGTAAAATTAACTAACTTAATTGATACTACCAAGAAATGCAAAAAATAATTTCACTTTTTTAATTAAAAAGTAAAGCCCTTCCCTAGACAGGGTAGGGCTATTCTTTGATAAACCAATAAATCAAAGAAATTAGATAAACTCTACGGATAGAGATATTGGTGCAGAACAGGAAACTGGTATTACAGGGCTACAGAGTTCACAAACATTAGTAGCTATACAATCCCAGTCTAATTGTGGGGTAATTACCAACTTTCCTTCTACAAATTCTTTAACAAAAGTAACACAATCTCCTTCTTGAAGGAGTAATATTTGATCTAAGTTGTTACCAGTTTGTGTTAAACTAACACCACAACCATCTTTTTCAACAGTTATTGAATTATCTGGAGATGTTATATTTATACAATCCATTACAGAGCAACAATCAACATATTTTACTGGAACTTGATTACAAGGAGTAGTACTCATTATTTAATAAATTATAATAGTGTATAAGGAGCATGTGCGCCACCACCTAAAATAGGGATAGCTTGCTCAATAATATTCAATCTATCATTGATATTATTCAATGCTGAAAGAATACTTGTGTTTTTAGTGTCTTGAATAGCTTTAATAGCATCTAATTTAGCTACTACTGTATTAAAAGAATCATTTCTATTAATACCAGTACTGGTTAAATTAGAGTTTGTATAGAGTAGACAAGCACCTTTAATGACATCTATACAACCAGCACACTCTTGTGTATGACCACAAGAATAAACATTACCGGGAGTATTACCATTTAAATTCCAAAGATTTGTACTGTAAATGCCATGACTTTGGCAACCACAATTTGAGTTATGAGACATGTTATTATTATTTTTAAGTAAATCTGATAATATATTTTAAATTTGCAGCGATATTCTGTGGTAAAGTAGAGGAATTTGGAGTACCGTTTATTCCATTACAAACATACCATCCACAATAAGGAGTACTTGGAATACCAACCCCATTTACATCAAAAAAAGCTAATGATCCAGTATAAAGGATAGGACAATTAGGAGGGATTAAAGCTTCAAAAGTTACTACAGCACTAGCCCCAGCACCAGAAAATGAAATGCCATTATTTCCACATGACTTAATGGCCCCACCAAGTAGAAAATTCCCAGCCCCTTCTTCAATAGCATCTAAAATTGTTGCTGCAATTGACTCAAACTGAGTGTTTAAAGCACAAAGTTTGGTAATAATAGCTTGTATAAGAGTCTTAAAATCATAAGGTTCCCCACAAGGATCTAATGCAGGTAAACATCCAAGCGTATAAAGAGTAACATCAGTAAAAGTTAATATCTGGGCATTAGTAAGATCTTGAGCTTCTTTTAATTCGCAAATAGCTTGTTTATAAACTTTAAGTACATTTAATAGATTTTTTTCATCTGTACTTAAAAGATCCTCAATATACTCACAATCTGAAAGATCAAGGTCTTCAAGAATAATACCTCTACCTTTAATAAGATCTTTAATTTTAGTTAATATAATATTTCCAATATATGTTAAAGAATCCCCCAAACAAATATCTAATTCTTCAACTGCATCCATCTGACTTTTTACACAAGTAGTAGTTGTGATGTCAGTACAAGCATTATCATTGAAATCTCTACAATTTTTACAAGGCATTATTAATTATTTTATCTTTTATTAAAAATTTTTATTTTATCCTACTCCTAATAATGACAATCTTTTAGTTGCTGGTGGGGCTGGGCCTAATCCAGCAGCCCAAATTTCAAATCCACATGATTTCCAACCATTAACTCCAGCGTTTGCTGTAAATGAATAAGCACTTGGAGAATTCTCACCCCCTGCTCTAAATGCTGAGGACATATTTGTTGCTGGTGTTCCATAAGCCATATCATCACCCTCAGTCCATCCTGTAGGTGGTAAAGAAGTATTTGCTGCTAACGTTCCTACCCAAGCTCCTGCAATTCCGTTAAGTATATCAGTAGTTCCTCCAGCCCATACATTAGGCGTAGTAGGCACTGTTGTTACACCACTCGACATATTATGCTGTCTTATTGGATTAGCTGTAACATTATCATATCCTGTAAATGCAAATGCACTAATAACACAACCTGTTGCAGCATCCCCAACAAAATTTACAGTTATTACTGATGAAGAAACGGTACTTGGTACTTTTGCGTACCATAGCATAAATGTGTCACTACCTAGTTGTCGCTGTTCCTGTTTTACCCATGTTAAGGTTGTTCCTGTATTTGTAACTGTAGGACTTGCAGCGACAGTTCCCGTACCATAAATTAAAAGGCACAACAAAGAATTAGCAGTTGGTGTAAATGCTGTCATAGCATAAGTAGCCGAGTTGGTTGTACTGGCTAATCCTGCTACTGGTCTTGATGCTCCGATTGGCATTATTTATAAAAGATATTAATGTTTAAATCATTTAAAGCAACTGCTGTTGCACCTGCATCAGTTAAATCTGTTACAGTTGTTATTGCTATACCAGTACTAAATACTATACCATTACTCATTTCTACGTTTGCACCTGAAGTTGCAGGTATTACTAAAGTAAAGAAAATACTTGCACCTGCTGTTGGAGTACCTGCTGTATTATGAAATGCAACTTTTCTTGCTGCTGCATTTGAGTTATAAATATACCATCCATAAACCTGTCCTGCACTTGCTTTTATATTTGTAGCATTTGTAGTAGCTGCTGATACTAAGTGAAAGGTTGTTAAACCTCCTGAAGTTGCAGGAGCAGAAGAAGTATTTACTGTTGCTGCAATAGAAACTGGTTGTATAACTGCTGACCCATCTACTTTTAAAGCATTAGCAGCAGAAACTGTAGCATATCTACCTCTTGTAACACCATCTTCTATAATTCCTATTTGTGCTCTATTTACATTTATACGTGCTGCTGCTGCATCATTTTCTGTAAGAGCAGTACCAGCTACTTCATCGTAAATATAACCACCCATATTCACTTTAGTTGTTCCATCAGTAAACCCTGCATTATCTGTAACAATAGCATCATCAAGAATCTGTAAAGCTGTTATTTCTGTAGTCTGGTTAGCAGATGTTGCTGCACCTGTAGGTAATGGTAATGAAGCTACACTAACAGGTTGTGTTTCTGTTAAATCAGCTTTTAACTGAAGTTCAGTTAATAATAAATCTTGCTTTGCTTTGGTAGCAAGCAGATCAATCTTAGCTTCTTGTTCAGTGCTTAATACAACAGGTTCACTGTTTGCACTTGTTGCTTGACCATTTGGGTTATTTGGTGTATATGCCATATTATATTATAAACCAATTTGTATTATTAGAAATTAAGGTAATAGTTTCATACTGCGTAGCTAACAAAGCTGTTAAACCACCATCAATTGTCTCACTAGTATTACCATCAATAGTAAGCGTATTTGCTCCCGCACTTATTCTCTTTATTGTTATTTTAGCTTTATTACCTACTGCTGTTGGTAAATTTATAAGTATATTATTTGAAGTAGTATCTGCTAAAATAATAACCTCACCAGAAGTTGCTACTTCATTATAAGTAGCTGCTGTAATAGTAGTTACTTTATAAAGACTTATTTGTCTATCCGATACTAATGTAGCTGCCATTATTTATTCTTATTTTCTATAACTTACTCTTAATTTTTCACCAGTTAAAGGAGCAGCTAAGTAAGTAATACTTGCTCCTGATATAGTATAATCATTACCAGCACCACTTTCTTGTAAAATACCATTTAGATAAACATGTTCACTTCCAGCAACAGGGGTATTAGCTAATGTATAAGCTGTGTTAGCCCCATTTATTGCACCAGAAGGTACTTCTTTATCTACAAAATTTGTATTTGATAATCCGGCACTAGTTGGGATTTGCTGCCAAGTTATAGCTGTAGTATTTAAAGTACCACCCTGGTTTGCTGTACAAAGCCAAATAGTATCTGCATTAGCAGTACCAACTTCAACAGCCACAAAAGCTCCAGGCACTTCTAACCAGTCATCCATATCAGTTGCTCTTGTTGGCGCACCACTAACAGCAACAATATGGATACCATTTTCAGATTGAGATGCTTGATCTTTAATTAAGATTCTATCTCCTGTTGCAAGAACAATTCCATCAACTGTGCTACCATTAGCAAAAGATGAAGCTAATGTTCCAGCAGCAGTAGTAGCTACTCTTACTGATCCTTTAGCATCAAATAAGGAATTTAGATTTCCTATTTGGGTATCAACATAGTTTTTATTTGCAGCGTCTGTTCCTGAACCTGGAGTCTGTACATTTGTTATAAGTTGTGAACCCATATCTAATGCACCAGTCATTGCAATAGAGCCATCTTTTTTAATAAAATTAGCTCCATCAGCTAATTTAGAAGTAGCAATCGCAGCTCCAGCTTGAACTTTTGCATCATTTATTGCTCCATCGGCAATTTGTCTTTGAACTATCTGTGTTGTTGCCATTTTTTATTTTAATATTTATAATTTAACGTAGTTAATCTCTAAAAGCTCTCCAACTAAAGGAGAATCTGTAAATACTACAGTATTTGTTCCAACAGTATTATAATGAACAGGTTTTTTTTGTTTAATCCCATTTATAAATACAATTGTTGTACTTGGATCAAAATTAAAAGATGTCGTAAATGTTACATTACTATTATTTACAACTCCTATTAATACTTCATTTATTTCTTCATACCCTCCAATAACTACTACAGGAGAAACTTTTCTATAATTACCATCTTTATCTGTCAGATATTCATCTATATCTGTACCATTACCATTAGGTACATAATACCTGGCATTTGGTACTCCATTAATAGGTAGTGTATTTACTTTATAATCTGCTATTGTATATGACATTTTACCAATCTGTTTGATCCCAACTATCATTAACTACTTCAGTTACAAATCTATTACTTGTACTACTATAAGTAATGTAATCCCCATAATTATAATTAACTGCAACATTAATGATAGCAGGGTCGCCGGGAGTAGGAAGTGATGAAGGTTTATCTAATGGAGTTATTTTTTTAAACTTTTGAATTTTTCCAGAAGTAAGATATTGTTTAATATTAGAAATAATATCATCTACTAGATATTCTTTTAAACATTGTGAATTATTTACTTTATCGTAAAGAATTTTCCTGTATTTATTTAAAATATAAAAAACATCTAAATCCACAATAATCTTAGCACCATATCTGGAAGCATTAAGTTTATTTTCAGAAATTTTAGCAAGTTTTGTATCAATTTTACAAAGCAACTCTTTTACATCCTCTGCGAAAGATAAAGTTTGTGTTTTATAACTAATTATCATTTTATATAGTTTGTCTTGCTTTTTCTAAAATATCATTAATTCTTTTGATTTTTTCTTCTTTTGAAAGTCCCTGAGTTTTTAGAATTATTTCAAACTCAGTATTTGGTAGTGGATCTCCTGGTTGGCTATAAATAACTCTTGAAGTTCTTCTTTTTATTTCTGTACCAGGAGTTAAGTTTGTCCCATAACAAGTAGTACAAAGACCACCAATCAAATTACACCCACAACCAACATCTTTTGAACAACTAGAACAGCTTGCCATTTTTTATTATTTAACAACCACACTCTAAATTATTATCTGAAAGATATTTATCAAGCATATAATCAGCTTTTTTATATAAGTCAGAAGCTAGTTTAGCATTCTGATTATTTGAAGCTGCAATTGCCCCGGTAATATATAATTCAATATCTTCTAGAAAATTTTTCTTTCTTTTTTGACTAGTTTCATCAAGATTAGAAAGATCTAAATTAAGAAAAGCTTGAGTATATCTACACTGAATTTTATCTGTTTTAAGAAAAAATCTTTCAATAAATAGCTTGTCATTAGGACAAATAGAATATTTAACTTTCCAAAGACCATCTGGAAGATCAAGAAGATCTTCTTCACAAGATGCTTTTGTTATACCTAACCCATTAGAATTATAAACATTCAAAGCTTTTTCCATAAAAAATGGAGAAACTGAATGTGTATAACCTGGGGGAATTATTTCAATAGTTGGGGTATCAATACTAATATCAGGATTATACCAAGAAGTATCTACAATACCCAAAGTTTTAAAATCATGAGTATCAATAATATCAAAACTTAATTTACTTATCATTTATTGCTACATTTATTCCGACACATTATCGGTATTTAATGAAAAAAGGAGAAAGAATTGGACAAATCCTTTCCTTTCTCCTTTATTATAGTCAAAACAAAACCAATTACACGCTTAAAACACCAGCAGTAAACTTCTCAACACCAAAGTATCCAATTAAGAAGTTTTCTATAGTCTTGCCTTCTCCTTGTGGAACAGCAATGATCACTGATTCATCTTGTCTTGTAACACCATCCCAAGTATTCAAATCAGGTGACTTGAACTTAAGATAGAATACATCATAGAATCTACTAGGATCAGAGTATCTTACAAAAGAGCCATTATAAGCTGGAAGATGATAGATATGCTTCATAGTTGTTTGATAACTATGGAATCTTTTTTCCAGTTCAAAAATTTCATCTCCACTTCCTGTAACGAAAGTGCTTTTTTGAGTAGTGGTAATAGGAATATTATCACATCTGTCAAAAGTAATAAAATCTTGAGAAGTTGCTGCACCTTTATAAGCAAATACTTCAAAGGTTAATTTATCAAATTCATAAGGATAAGCAATAGGATCACATGGATTACCATATTTATCTAAAGATTTACCTTCAATTTTAACACCAGCAACACAACCAGAACCAGTTAACACATCAGCTACTACTGTCCATTCTAAACCTTGATAAGGTTGAACTTGTGCAAAAACAGCAGGAATTTGGAAATCACAATCTTCATGAGTTGTCTCAGAAGTTTGAACCAATTCATATCTACTATTACAATTAGCACTTTCAGCAAGGGTAACTGTATATTCAGGATAAAGAGCTTGGATAGCTGCTAAATCAGAAACACAATCATCAGCTACAGTTAAAGTCAAAGTTCTTTGAACTTTAAAACCTGTATCAACACTAGCCCAAGCATTTGAAGCCCCAACAGGAGGATTACAAAGAGCATCTGCATTTTCAAGAGCAATTACACTGTCAGCTAAAATAGCAACAATTTCTGGAGCATTAACATCAACACTAATTAAAATGCTTGCAACAGCACCATTATTCTCTAAGAAAGTAGCTGAACTCGCAGGAGTAAAGCTATGAGCAGCACCAACACCATCAGTCAAATTAATTGCAGTACCAGCAACAGCAAGAGCTTTTGTAGTAGCTAATTTAACAGTATTGGCATCCATTACAATTACATAGTAAGTATTACCATCAACAAGACCACCAATAGCAGTACCACCACCATCAGCATAAACAACACTTTGTCCAGTAACCCAACCATGAGCAGTTACAGTCACAGTTTCAAGAGCATCATCAACACCTGTTGCACCATCAAATACTTCGGCCGGAGCATAAGTAGCTAAGATAGTATCAGCAAAGATTTGTTGATTAGCAGCACCTACTAGATTTTCAGAACCATCTAAAGGAGTATTTACAATATATTGTGCTTGTTCAGCTTGAAGGGTATATCCTAAAGGACATACATCACATACAGCTAACTTAACAGGAAGAGTTACAACAACATCAACAGGGGCATCAGCAGATGCTAATCTTTCCAACTGATAAGTTGAAATAGAACCAGATCTGTCAGATCTTGTAACTACATCATTAGGAAATTGTGCTTGAACAGCAGCTAAAGCACTCACATCACCATTATCACAGAAGCTTACACCATAAGTGATAGTCGCTACAGTAGTAGGAGCATCAGCAGGAACAGTACATTCAAATACAGGAGTAGCAACATAATATTGGCTCAACTTAGGTTCAGCATTAATTTTTCTTGCAAACTCATTCGCTAACCATCTAGCATCAATAGTAGCACAGTCATCACCACAATCTTCACAACAAGGAGTTGTTACAGTTACAGTTCTTGTCAAACCATAAGCATATGCAGTGTCAATATACAATGATCTACCTCTGATTGTTAATGAGTATTGCTCATCACAACCAGCTTTTAAAGTTTTGGTGTTATCAACACCATCAAAACCAGCATAAGTGATTTGGGTCTTAGCTGTTGGAGAACCTGTACTCTTATACCATTCAATCAAAGAACCCGGAGATACTTTGTCAGAATACTTATGAGTCAGTCCAGGAGTGTTCTCAATTCTACCCTGGCCAAATACTACATAAGGAGATTTTTTAGCTTCAGTAGCAGAGCTTACAGCTTTATATCTGCTATTAAAGATACCAAACTGAGTTGGGTTTAACTTTTCTCTTTTAAATCCATCAGGAACAAGGTCACCAGTAGGTAACACGTACAAAGTGGTCAATGAAAAATCCATTTGTTATTAATTTTTAAATTATTGCTGTATTAATTTATCAACAAAGTAAGGTTACAGCATCTTACTCGTTGGTTTGAATTCTAATTTGTGAAGCTTGGACAGCATTTTGATTTTCAGTAGATAGGGCTAAACTTCTAGCTGCTATATCTACTAACTCCTCTTTTAAGTAATATGGGAGTTCTGAATTAACTACTGTGGAAGGTCTGCCATCAAAATGGGTGTATCCTTCGAAATCTACTTTTTTAGGGTATCTCACATACCAAAGATAAAACTTTGTAGGTTTAAATGTCCCATCTGTGTAGATCTGCCATCTATGGCCAGTTATAGTTCCCGGTACTTCTTGGTATTCAAATGAAGGAGAACTGTTAGTATTTCCAAGAGTCTTACTTATATCACCATGTCTTATTAGATTGATGACTAAAACTCTTTTTGTACAAGTTTCTTTATCTGCCAGAATATATTCTGACCCAGGTACACCAAGCATGTACTCAGGTTTTAAAAGTTCTAGATTTGCTGACCAGGAATTTAATGGTGTATTATCATTAATTAAAGGTAAGAATCTATCTCTTTCTATTAACATTTCCAAGTCATTGTATCTTTTTTGAAAAGCATCAAGACCTGCTTTATGTACATTATTTTCAGAGAACTTTGTTTTTATTAGGTTTATATGAGCATCATTTAAAGCTATCAGTTTATCTTCTAAGCTAATACCCTGATGTTCATTAGTACCAACCTTATTCAGCTTTAAATCAATGTCATATAAGAGTTCTTTTACATCAATCATAACACTGAGTTTAAGGTTTTATTTAGGATAAAACTGATTTTTTCATCTTCAGTTTTTCTTGTAAAGCAAATAAATCATCCTGGTTATTATCGTCCAGTAAAAATTCTACAAGGTCTGCTTTATCTTTTGCAATTTCAGCACCACCTTCTGTGATTCTCCCACCTTTAGTTATTCTGTAAATAGAATGTTTTAAAGCTTGGTCTACTAAATCTTTTGCAGAAATAATTTTATCATCCATTTCTGAAAACTTAATAAACAACTCAACAGGATTTCCACCTCTAAAATCACCAGTTTTAATTTCTGATTGTTTAATAAAAGTATCAAGCAGATTATAAACATTCTGTTCTTTACTATTATCACTTACAGGTAAGCCGAGTAATCTAGCAACTTTCTTTCTCTTTTCTAAGCTAAGTGCTTCTAAGGAACCAATTGCTCTATTGATTATAATCTTCTTTTGGTATTTCAGATCTTCTTCAATATTCTCGTCATTCACATAGAATTGTGTATTAGAAGTATATTCACCTCTTTCATAAGCTTGATATGAACTTGCAATCAAAGGATGAACTCTGAGCCATTCATATGTAATAGCTTTATAAGGATTATCCAGATCAAAAACATTATCACCTTCTTTAAGTCTGATAATTTCTGCTTTAATATTTACTCTGTCATTAAATATTTCAGAGTAGTAAGATGATCTTGAATCAAGGCTAAAACCTAACTCACTTTCAAGCTTTTCTTTGAGATCAGTAATTCTTTTAGCTTCTAGGCTATAATTCTCAGGATTTGTTTTCTTGAGTCTTTGCATGTAAGGAGCATTTATATTCAATCCAGTTCTGTACTCACCATTTGGCTCTTTGTAAGGAACAAACCTTACACCAGTACCGGGGAATCTTGCATACCCATTTACAGCTAAAGAAGCTTCGAGGCTACCATTGTTACGATTATACTCTTTTTTGATAGAGCTGATTTTTCCAGTCTTACCCATAATGTATTTATTTTATTGGTTTGTTTTACTAATGTAAAAAAGTGTGCTTATTTTATCTACGAGTCGTTCTTATTCACCCAACGACTTACTATATATATCCAAGCTTTATTAGAAGCTAGGAACTTCTTTAATAATTACACATCTACTAAGATCTTCAATGAATACATCTGCTCTGTCTTTCATCCAGATTGTATACCAAGGATCTTTATTAGCAGAACTCATACCTTGAGATTTAGCAAAACCTAAGTGATGAACTGCACCATCAACATAACCCCAAGTCATAGAAGGTCTAGATTTCATTCTTACCTGTCTGATATTATTTTGAAGACTACCATCTCCTGTTGGAGATACGTCAAACACCATAAAGATAGGAGTTGATTTCTTATTTTGACCAATCTCTAAGTTTGTATTAGGAAGATCAAGTTGTCTTAAATGTACCAGGTCAATTCTACCAGTATCAGAAGTGATTACAGAATCAAAAGCATAAGATACAGTCATATTCTGACCACTACCTTGGATGAATCTATTATCAGCAATAACAGTAAGACCAGAATTTAACAGATCTTCTTTATTAGCTTTCTTGAAGATTTCAAAACCAGCTTCATTAGTGTAGATCTTAACTCTACGATCTTTGATGTCAACTCTACGATAGAACAAATCACCAAATACATCTCTTAACAATTGGATGTTAAATTCACCTCTGTTATAATAAACAGTGTTACCATTGTTTAACATTTTATGATAGATACCACTTGAAGCTTTTTTAATTTCTTGTTTGCTGTTTCTATCTTTAGCAGTACCAGGTCTACCCCAGATCATGTATGCAGTTTTCATGTCATACATTTTCTTTCTCATCAGATACTCAACGTAAGGTTCCCATCTGATGTCAGCACTCATATGCTCAGGTAAAGCCCCTCTGCGTACATTACCATAAACCATAAGGTCTAGTGCATTTCCTTTTCCGTCTCTCAGCATTCTTGCATCAGCCCAATCAGTAATAGAATGTTCCACACCAAAACCAGCACCAAGAGATTCAAATAATGTAATCTCACTACCCATTGAAGGTAAACCAGATAAATCAGTTGTAAACTCTCCTACTAAGTTAAACAGGAATTCAAATTCAACACCAACAGAGAAAAACTTGCTGTGTATAAAATCCACTTTAGGATTTTCAGACAGAATAGTGAAGGTGTACAACCAACCACTATTATAAGGAACTGGATCTTTAACTACACTTAAAGGAGTAGATAATTCCATTTTTTGTGATGTAATAACATCATTTAAAACCCACTCTTTCCTGTCAAATACAAGAGAGAATTCTTGCTGATCAATACCAGCTTTTTCAAGCAATAGTGTTTCTTCAGGGATCTCAATTACTTTAGGAAATTCATAAGGAACATTGATCTTCCATTTGAAAGCATCACTGTTACTATCAATAAAGTAAGGTGTGGACTTATCCAACATTTGTTGGAAGTCATTAGCATAAAGTTGCGTTTGGGTATACAGACTTATGATTTTTTTATCATAATCAGCAGGATCAGTCAAATGAAGACTTTCAAGGTGATTAGAGTCAGTAAACTTACCAATAGATCTCTTGTCCAAAGAGGACACTCTCGTTGCAGCAAAACCAGTAAAGCCCGGTATAGTTTGTAAAGGCATTTTTGTTTAAATTTAAAATTTATAGAAATTTTGTTCTACTATTTAGAAGAAGGACTTAATTTCTTTCTCTTTGGATGGTTGCTTTGCATTCTTTGTAGACAGGGTAAATAAGGCATCTGACTTCTTAGAAATTGTCGTCTTTTTAACAGACGTTAGATCAAGTTTTTTCCTCAAGAGGAGTCCTAATTTTATTTTGAGTTCGTGATTTTCTGGTCTATTAAGTTCCATTAAATCCTTATCATATTCGGAGAGAAGTTCTCCATTTGCGAGTTTATATTTCTTTTCAGACATATATTCGACAGTTTCTTCAGCGTCTTTTTGTGTGATGGGGAGACCATCGAAATCTTGAGCTTTCAACTTCTCTGCTAAAATCCTCTGATATGATTTTTTAGCAGCTATATCTTTTTCTTTATTCTTTTGAATTTCTTCTACTTTCTGCTTTTCAAGAGTAGCAGCAACTTCTTTTTCTTTATTCAGTAATACCTCATGATAAGATTTTGCTTCATCTTCCAGATCACCATAGTCTTTTAATTTAGTGATTCTATTTTCAATTTTAGCATCATCCCACTTTAATCCTTTATAATAAGATTTAACTACTCTTTCTTGATTAGCTTCATCTGTAAGATCAAGATCTTTAATAGCTTCAATCTTAGTGAACGATTGTAAGTATTCTTGAGGATTTACGCCATTTACAAAGACAGCATCAAACATTTTTCTGTGATCATCTCCGAATTGAGATAAAAAGTTATCTAAAATATTAATAGCTCCTTTTTTCTTTTCAAGAGAAAATCTTTCAAGAAAATCTTCCGGAGTTTTAATATCAATAGTTTCTTCTGTTTCTTCTTCAGAGTTTTTACTGAAAACACCTAATCTTAAAAGATCCTTACTTAGAGTATTATAAGTCTCATCAGAACCTTCTTCTGGATTAGTTATCTTTTCAGATGTATTGTTTTGTCTTTGTTGTTCCTCTTCTTCCTCATTATCAAATAGAATATTCTCCAAGGCTTTTTTACCACTTGGCTTTTCTTCTATTTTCTTTTCTTCCACTTTTTTCTCTTCTTTCTTTGGGGGTAAAGCTTCTTCAATTTTCTTTTCATCTTCAACCTTCTTGATCTCATCTGGGCTACTTAACAGAAAATTCTGCAAGTCGGTACTTGCTAACAGTTGGGTATCTTCAATACCAAAATTGTTATTTTCAAGATTGTCTGCAAAATCATTGCCTGAGAGGGAGATTTTTTCCATTGGAACATTTTCTTCTGGCATAACTGAATATTTATTTATTGGTTTGTGACTGAGATAGTTAGATCGGCTAACAAATCTGGTGTAAAAATATTTTAACTATTTTAATTAACAAAGAAATTTAATAGTTAATAGTACCAAACTCCTCTTTAATATAGCATAGGAATTTTAGTAACTATTTGAATTACTTCTTTTTAGGTGTATTTTTAGTTCCTTTATCTCTAAATTTAGCTACTGTTAAATCATTAGCCATTTGTTTTTCTGCTAATTCTTTTTCCTGTTTTAATTTTTCTCTTTCAAATCCTATTTTTTCCATAGCAATTTTGAAAGCATCATCATTCTTTTTCCTGTCTGAAGCTATTTTAGTTGCACTAATCATATGATCTTTCTTAGCAATATCTTCATCCATTGTTAATCTTGAAACTTCAAGAATATCAGGAACACCATTCCCGGACTGATCTTTAAGATTATCATCTTGTCTTGAGAAAGAAGAAATAAGAGCAATCTCTTTTTTATTAATTCTGTCAAGTTCATTTTGATAATTCTCATTGATTTGCTCCTGCATTCTAATTCTTTCAGCTTCCTGGAGTTGAGTATTAAACTGTTGTTGACTTTGTTCAAGTTTCTGTTGTTCAATACCTTGTTGATTTTGAGAAAGAGAATCTTGTTGATCTTTAAGTTTTTTGAAAGTCTCTTTCATCTGTCTAATAGAGTTAGTTGAATACAACACTGCAATATCATATACAGAAGCACCATTTTGTAACATTGGTTGAGCAAGATTTCTAAGCTCATTCATAATTCTTTGATCTTCAGCTCTAGCTGTCACAAAAACTTTTAAATCTCTTAATTTAAGATCACTTCCTTGAACTTGTATAAAAGCATTTGTACCTTCATTATTAATATAAGATAATGTAGAGGTGGGTTTTTCCTGTTCAATAGACTGGGCCGCATCTAGTAAAGCCTGATAAAACTCATTTAGAGTATATTCATGTTGACTAAAATAAGGTTCAGTTTGTGTATAACTTTGAGTTAATGCTGCATTAGTAGCAGTAGCAGTTTCAGTTGCCATTACAGAACCTAATCTCTGTCTATTAAATCCTACTAACTCCCAACACTCATTTTTTAATCCAACTGCTGTACTATATCTACTTTGAATTTCATTAGTTCTTGTTAGATCAATATTTCTGGCAACTGTTTGATTAGATACTGGAACTTTAGTATTTTCAGGAGAATCATCATCAAAAGTAATACCTCTTTCTTTGGCCATCATTTCCCATGCTTCAATTGCATCCTGATCATCACCATCTTTTAATCTTGGGAGTCTTCTAATACTTATATTAGCTACATTACCAAGTTCTTTATCAAATAAAGAAAACAGTTGATTCATACAAATATTATATAACACCTGGAAAGGCTTCATTAAATCAACTAAAGATCTAGCTTCTGTATTTTTATTTTCATGGACAACTCCAATAATAGGAGGGTAATTTAAAAGTGTGTATGGTTTAGCAAAATAAACTTTATGCCCAATTTTAATACCTTCCCACCATTGATTTTGATAACCCCATTCAATATCAATTTCTTCAGGAATTTTTTTATAAGTCTCATCTACAAGAACTTTCTCTGGTTTACCAGTATCCGGATCTAAATAGGTAAGAAGACCTGTTTTCTTTTTACTTAACCAATAAGATCTTACAACTACAAACTTAGAACCAAATGATTGTACATTGTTTCCAAGTCCTAAGAATGTATTTAAAGCATCTGTATTTTGATGTACCTGGGATTCAAGTAACATTTTTTCTCTTTCTACAAGAGGGTCATATGTATCATAAGTAACTGAGTTAGCTCCAGTTGTATTATTAAACAGATTAGATTCTCTGCCCATATTAACCTGATACCCGGTGTTACCTTTTCTTAACTCTTCTATTTCTTCCATAGAAAGATTAAATGTGTTAAGGATCTCTGATAACTCCATAATATCAATAGTGCCAACAGCATAAGACTGCTTAGTATATTTTTTATCAGGTGTTGTGAGATACCATACATTTTTAGGATTAACTACTCTGGTATCAAACCCAAGTTTAGAATTGTTTTCTATGATCTGATAAAACTGTCTTGAGCAAATTAGTAAATCTCTAAATGCTTCTTCTGATTTTTCTTTAATATTAAATTCAACTTTTAAAACATCAAGAGTCATATTACTCCACTGCTCCGCAGTAGATGTGTAGGAAGTCATATATTGAGCAACTTCCTGTTCTGTCATTTGTTGAAGTTGTTGTTGACCTTCTTCAGATGACATTAATTCTTCAGGACTTATCCCTTGTTGTTGAGCTGCTTTGATAAGAATTTTATTTCTTACTTTTTCAAGTATAAACTGCTGCATTACATCAGTCTTATTAGCTAACTCTTCAGACTTGGAATCATCATCAAATGCTTTCACATGATGGTTATCTGGTCTTTTAGAAAGCTCACCTATCATAGTATTAATAGGTGGATTTAAAATAGGATAATGTTTTACATGTGCAGGTAGCTCCATGTCTTTTGAGAGTGTTTCCATAAAAGAAACAACTGATTCCTCTTCATAAAAATCCTCTTTAGTTAAAATTCCTTTTAAAAGTCTGTAATTTTTTACAACTTCTTTTTGATTAGCCATGTACTGAGCATAAGCTACAGTAGAAAAATAATCCATGTTAATCTTAATCCATTTTGGTGAAGTCTTTTCTCTTTCTGATACATACTGATCAGGATACAAATTAAAAACCTCATTAGCTATGGTTTGCCCAGCTCCTTCTATATGAGTTATTATCACTTTATGTTATTTATTTATAAAAATAATTTAGATACTTTTCTTTTATATTTTGGTTTTGCTGTCATCATAAAAATAGATTTTTCTTTTTTATGGCCGTTATTTGATTTTAACTTACCATAATAAGCTGCAATCCTATTATCCCCATCAAGGGAATTAATTTTAATAACTGGATTAAGTTTATTTGCTAAAGCAATAGCAAGTTCAGCAGCAATAACCCTATCAAAATTCTTTTCTTTATCAAACTTAATTATCTCTTCAAGTAACATTGGATCTAAAATTCTGGATACACCAAAAATCTGATTTGTTACAGAACCATTTTCATCTCTATTTTCAAATACAACCTGATCTAGATACTCTTTTAATTGCCCATCAAGAAAATCTCTAATCTGTTTAGCAGATCTGTGAATACCATAATCTCTGTGTACTGTTGTATTTGGCACAATTTGTTTCAACCACTGAGGTTGTACTTCAAGGTAGTGTGCATCTCCTTTGTCAACCATATAATTAATAAAGCTCATCTCATCATTTTCACATAATGTTCTAGCATTATAATATTTAATTAGTCTTCTGGCAGTTTCATTCCATTGTTTTATATCTGAAGGTCTAGCACTATACGAAGCTACAAACATATCCTGATATTTCTCAGATCCTATTTCGTGCATTCGTTTATAAATATAAACAGTACCAAGAGAATCCGAATACTCAGATTCAGAGTGTCTGTAAGGATCTACTCCGGCTACATATAGTCCAAAAGGGGGGTCAGACATTGGAAATTCATAAATGATAACTGGAGCATCTTTATCTTGAGTCTTAACTGGAAACTCTGTTATTGGCAATTTCTCAGAAAACTCATGGACAACCATGCCATTATCAGACAAAGTAAGATTAACTGGAGTGCCACTGAGGTCATTCTCCCTGATATTTCTTTGTTGTCTTTTAGCTTCTTCAACATTAAAATCATTTTTAGTAAGTACTATAAAACTATCAGATGGCTTTTTACACCAATAAGCTTTAAACTTTAATAAAGTCTTTGAATTACCAGATTTTTTAGCTTCATTATATTTAGGAGTCCACCATTCATTATCATATCTGTCTATGTCAGATATTTGAATTTTAATATGAGATAAATCAACTTCAGATTTAGGAATATCTAAATATTCATTTAAATCTTTTTCTATCATAAAAGACATATTACCAATACCTGCTGGTACAAATCTTCCAATCTTACTCCCACCTTCCCAGGTATTTTCAAACTCTAACAGGTTATAAGAAGAAGGATGATAAAACATTTCTGCTGCTTCAGCACCAACTTCCATATCACCTCCTGTACCAGTTATGAATACTAGACAAGAAGGTTTAGCTGTATTACCGGCCCACCAACAACCATCACTATCTTTATAACATCCAATTAAATTATTTAAAGTTCCTATCTCATCTATCAAATGAAATCCAGGCCTTGTACCATTACAAGCCATAGAATTATTTCCATCTTCAAAGTTTCTTACTAGAATCTGAGAGTTAGAAGACTTTGGATGAGGAGCATTAGAAGATTTATCTTTCCAACCAGCTTTTACTTCAGCTTTCCAGTTAGATGTTAGTCTGTTTTTTACAAATACAGGATGTAGATTACTTAAACCATCTTCAATCTTATCTGTAACAAGTTTAATATAGTTATTAGCACCTGCTGAAATAACACTTTGAGAATTATTAAAGAAAGTATATAACCACCCAGCTCTTGAAGCTGCTATAATAGATTTACCAAAACCTCTGGCCCCAACTAAACTATAAAATTTACCCTGGATCTCACATTGAGTTAAATCATCTGCTATCATCCAATCAATATCTCTTAAAGTAGGAGTGCCTATAACCCTGATACCTGATCTTTCTTGTGGGGTTCCTTTATTAATAGTTATATATCTAGCTATTTTCCAATAGACTGTATGAAAATATAACCACCCTGAAACAAAAATTTTTTTCTTTTTATCCAGATAGAAACCATTCATACACCTATCTTTCTCTGCTTTCCAATACATATTAAAAGAAAACATTTGATTAGGATCAGTTGGATCATAAACAGGTTCTACTTGTTTTGGAAACCAGATATTCTTTGTATCTTGTTTAAACTGAACCATCTTCAAGTGGGCTTAAAGTTTCAATTCCTCTACCTTTCATTTTCTTTTCTTCTTCCATAGATCTCATATTATCAACCTCTTTTAAAAGAGCCAGATACATCTTCATAGTTTCTTGAAGAAACTTACCTTGTTGTTCAATAGAAGAAATTACATAAGGAATTAATCCACCTTTTGCTGTTGTCTTTTGTCCAACTCTATCTTGTAGGGAGATTAAAGGATGAGCATCTACATATTCTTTCCACTCCCCTAATTGCTTTTCTGCCCATTCTAGTTCTGCCCCTATAAATAGTTTCTTTGCTACTGCCATATGTATTTAGTTTTTTTAAGTTCTACTTAGAACTCTTCTTCATAGTCTTCATCAATACTCTCTCCATCTAAAGCTGGATCATAATCTGTTTCTGAAAATAAAACTTCAGTCTCAGCAATTACTTTTTCCATCTCTTGTGTACTAAGAGTATTTATTTCAAGTTCATTTTGATGTTTTTTAAAAGCATGGTATAGTTCTCTATCTGATAAAGAGAAACTACTACCATCAGTAGCTAATATATAATGCTTACTTACTTCAACATCAGGATGATCTTTTTTTAATTCCTTAAGGACTTTTATCACCCTATCAAAATAATCAATTTGATTTCTCATCACTTTATTTTTATTCAACAATTGGTTTATTATTTATTGTCAGTATTCTGAAGCTTTTCATTTTAGAAAGATCTGAAAGTGTAACAGCTTCTACCTCTATTCCCCATTTTCTTGCTTCTACTCTGACTTTTTTAGTTATCTCATTATCAAGAGTCTCTTCTCTGCATTCTTGCCAGGTTTTTTTAGAAATTACATTCTTGATGATACCCATTGATACATCTGATATAGCATCAACAGCATCATATACTTCTGTAAAGAATTTTGAAAGATCTGAAGTCTTATACTTGATAACTCCTTTTACAACTATTTCCTTATCATCTACTGTTGTTAAGGACTGTGCTTCCAAAGTCATAGCTGTTGTCAATACATGATAACAATCTATTTCATCTATAATTGGAATTTTAAAGTATATTCCAGGATCAAGAATCTTTTTTAATTTTCCATATCTCATTAAACCACCTTGTTGGTACTGTTTAATAATCACATAGAATGTGATCTTATCCCATATACTAATTATTAAATCAAGTAGTTTATCAAACATGTTTTTAATTTTTGAGGCTAGGGTTGGGATCAAACCAACGCATCAGGCTTTTGCAGAGCCTTGCCTTTTCACTTGGCTACCCAGCCTTATGGTGGTGAAAGTTGGATTTGAACCAACGACCAACAGATTTTCAGTCTGTCACTCTACCAACTGAGTTATCTCACCAATTGCAGTCACTATGGGATTTGAACCCATGATCTCCTCTTAGACAGAGAGGCAGGGACTCCAGACTCCCCTAAGCGACCTTATGTATTTTTGTCCAGTTTATTACACTAAAAACTGGACATTTTGGGTGAACTATGAGAATCGAACTCATCTCTCATGATCCACAATCATGCACTCTAACCAACTAAGCTAAATCCACCAGAGACACAGGAAGGACTCGAACCTTCGACCTAGAAGTTAACAGCTTCTTGCTCTACCATCTGAGCTACTCTGTCTTATTTACATCTATTATCATAGATCCTTTTTGAGATAAATAATCTATAAAACCATCTGGATCTACAAATGTAAAGTTAATAAAATTTGTAATATGCTCTAAAGTATTCTCTTGAGTACTTGGGTAAACATTTAAATTATATGTCTTCTCACCTACTTTATGCCAAACTTGACAACCATGTATTTTTGCTGAACTTTGCATTCTTTGTGTTTCAAATGGATTCCAAGTTCCTGCAATAAATCCAAAATCTTCACTAAACTTTCTACCTGTCCTTTGTTCTAAGAAAGCAATATAATCTTTTTCACTTAACTCTTTCATAGATAAATATTTATTTGTAGAGGAATGAGGATTCGAACCTACAACTAAGAGATTCAAATTCTCTTGTGCTACCGTTACACTATTCCACTCTGTTTGAGACTGTTCGTATACATTTACCCAGATACTTACCATTAGTCTTTCAAATGTTCCTGGACACCTCTCCCATCGCACACAATCAAGGAGTCGAACCTCGAACCTTCAGTTTTGGAGACTGCTGCTCTACCAGTTGAGCTAATCATGCTTATATTTTTAAAAGTTTACAGATGTATCTGAAAGTGTTAATGTCTTTACAACTGCAAGTACATTTAAAATGTTCAGGAAGTGAATTAAAATAAAGTCCTTCTATTCTTGAAGGGTCTAATAAAATTATAGAAATAGATTTATCAGTAAAATTCCATCTTAAAAAATAGTTATTTTTGGTAAATCCCATACTTCCCCACATTAATCCTGCGTCATATCTTTTTTGAGGATCTTTTTCATATACTTCCCATCCCTCAGCTTCTATTTGTTCTTTAGTTAGATAGGGAACTCTTATAGCTTTCGATGGTATTTCCATTTCAGCTATTCTAACTCCAGCAGAATCAATTATACTGGGTTCAAAACTTCCTCCAGTCATTAACTCTTCACATTCATACCCAACTCTTATATCCTCTATTGAGGGTGTAAAGTATTTGTTTTGTTCTGACATATTTAATTTTCTATTGGTTTGTATAGTAAGCAGGATTCGAACCTACGACCTCTTGCTCCCAAAGCAAGCATTCTACCGGACTGAACTATTACTATATAAGCCATCAATTTTTAACTCTGTTCTTGACAGAACCAGGTACTTTCCACCTGGAGGAATTCTTTCTTGATGTAACCTTATTATGTAACAGGGAACGGTGCAACACTTTCATGGCTTCCTTCATACGTCTTTATACGTTCTGCTACACTAGTTCCGGGGAAAGGGATCGAACCTCTGACCTAAAGCTTATGAGGCTTTCGAGCTACCGCTGCTCTACCCCGGAATTTTATCTTCTTTCAAAGAAACTTTTTTAATTTTTCCATTTTCATCTTTATATGAAAAGAAAGTAAAAGCTTCATAAGGAACTTGCTTTACCCCTATAAAGATACCTAATTCTTTTAAATCATTCTCAACTTTTTTTAAATGACTAACAAACTTTTTTTGATCTGTAAAAACAAGTTCATCAGTATTTGGCTGTTTTTTCATATTGATAAATTGCTGCTGACATTAATTCAATAAACTGTTCTAAGTCTATTTTAGAATTAGTTTGAATAATACTTTCATATCCTGTAAAGTTAAGAATAAAATGTAACATTTCATGAAGATAAGTTAATTTTAATTCTTCTGTTGAAACCTCTCTATCATTTAGTCTTGTACTAAGAGCTATATGATTTACACCATACCGAGCCTCTCCAAAAATCTTTAACAAATTCAATCTATCCGAATCATCAATTGTATACAATGTCCTTCCAAAGATCTCTACTTTTTTAGGGATTGAATTAAAATCTTTTTTAGTCTGAGCCATAGAAACTTTTAAAAATGTCATTATTATCTGTGTCTATTTTTGGGTTTTCAATAGTAATTGGAGTTTCCTCCTTATGACTATGAACCCTACCCGATAAAGGTACTGGATGAAGAACTAATTTATTCATAGATGGTACATCATTATCAGGAATCATCTCTAAATCAATTATCTCTGCCCCAGTACTTCGTACTCTTTGAAGAACACTTATAAATTCTTCAATATTAACATTGTTTGCAATCATTTATAAATCATTTAGAAGTCATCTATCGCAATAGCAATCTGAGCTGCCTCTTTGTTATCTGCTACCGCTTTCCATTTATCAATTGGACAATCTGTATGTAAACTCCTAACCTTCGCATGAAGATTACAGGCGCACATAGAACAATGCTCATCTGGTCTTAACTTATTATAATAAGCCCCAGGATCAAATCCTTCTTTGTCGTGATTAGAAGAATTTTTAGGACAAACTTTGCATAACGCATGTCTTTCATTAGCAATTTTTTCTACCTCTTGTTTAACAAACATAGAGTTAGTAATACCTTCAAGAATATGCTTCACATTAATTTTCATTTTCTAATTGTTTGGTTTTTAACTTAATAGATTTTATAGTATCTAAATTATTTTGTTTAATCACTTCTCTTCTTTTATTAATCTTTTCATTATCTGAAGCAGACTGATCCATCTTACTTTGGATCTTCTCAATTCTTGTGATTCTCTTCTTCGCTTTTTTCTGGGAAATAAAAAAAGTTCCCAAATTACAAAAATCAAGTTCTGAGATGTCATTTCCAGCCTGAGTAACCTTATTAGCATGGCTCCACTGATCCTTAATAATCTTCTCCACAAGATACTCAGGTGTTGAAGTAAGTACAGCAGTCCTTCTTATAAACAACTCAATTAATGGTTTATTTGATTTTTTAATACCTTCTATATCTAACAACTCTTCATCAATTTTTATCATACTGGTTTAATTTTTCTATTTCCTCTTCAGTACTAATAAAGAATCTGACAACAAAATCTTTAGTAAAGTCAACTGAGAGAGCAGGGTTTACCTTAATTTTTCCCGAATTTTTTACTAATAGTTTCATTCTTAATAACTTAGCTGTCATATTTGAAACTGTTCCAATAGAAGATTTGAATATCTTACAAAATTCCTCTTTAGATGACGTTGAAGATATGGCCCCACGATAGTTAGTAAATGCAAGAAGCTCAAACTCACGCTTTGTAAGCTTAATATCATTGATAGCACTTATAAACTTGAACCAGGTAATCCCGGCTTTTATCTTACCAGTAAAAGACTTCTTAATAGTCTTCACCAGAATTTGTTTATCTTCCATTAGTGTTCCTTATCTATTTGGTTTTTAAATAGTTGGGTGTAATCCCATGTAAAAGTAATTAAACAAATCAAGTACAGGAAATTTAATTTGTATTTATTACTTATAATACTTACTATATTATAGCATACGAGATCTTTTACACCTTTCATAAAACTCCTTTTCAAGATGTCCTAAAAGATAAGCATAAGCTTCTTCAGAAGAATTTGTCAATGGAATCCCGGCATAATTCATAATAGTAGTTGTCACATGAAATAACTCATGAGTAAGAACAGCTCTTTCCTCATCTGTACCTGGAATACTTGGTATCCACACAACAGGAGAATACCCTTCATTTAAATAATCGAAGGTAATTGCTTGTACATCAAAATCACTAATCTTAATTGTTGTATCATTCAGATACTTTCTTATCCTATTGAAAGCTGCCAAAGTATCTTGTGTAACAATAATTATAACACCTACCTGATAGATCTCAGTCTTAACTAAGACTTCTTTGTATGATTTGTTACTACCTGGTGGAGCCATTGACATATCATAAACAAACAACCCAAGAATAAGTAAGAACCCAAGAACAGCCATAATTTTAATCATATCTTAATTTTTAAAGTGGATTTAGCTAATAAAAGATTTTTGAACTTAATAGTAATCTCTCTAAGAAATAAGGAATTAATAGACACATCCAATTTCCCCTTAGTCTCATACCCATTAGAAGTAACTCTCCTTATCCACTCCTGACCATTCTCTTGGTATATGGTGTAACCTACTCCCAAAAGAAAATCAACCTTTTCATTAGTATCAAACAAAGTATTCAAGATCTCCTCAAAAGGAGATTCCTTTTTAAGACTATTAAAAAGATTATCCATCATTTCTTTAGTAGTAGGACTATTATTATTATTAGGAAGATTAATAGGAAGATTACTAGGAAGATTAATAATTCCCCCAGTCTGGCCAGAGTGAATATAAGGAGGATATGCATTATTACCTGAGTGCATCTGCTCCCATAATCCTTGACTTAATGAAGGATTCAATTGGCCCGGATTTCCATTTGTAATTACTACATTTGACATACCTGAATTCGTCAAACTATTTTGTGAGGATAATTTAATTTCCCCCAGACTCATAGTTTTATCGTCATACTTATCTATATACCCTTGAATATCCATTAGTTGCGAAATTTTTGGTTTTAAAAATTAAAAATTAAAACATAAAGATACTAAAATTTTTAAACTAAAAAAAATTTTTCCAAAATTTTAAAAAGTGCATGAGAAATAAGGGGACATCATATACAACACCCTGGGCTGTTGCGTAGCAACATGGGTAGTCGGGTATCTTTGTTTCTGGGTAACTTATTCAAAACGAAAGAAACAAAAATATAAACAAATTAAAAACAATTAAAAGTTATGGCAAAAGTAGCAACACAACCACAAACAAAGGTTATTGAAACAGTAAAAGTATCAAAAAGTACAAAAGCCACAATTGAAAAGGCAATAGGTCGCCAATTGGGTAGCCCTATTAATAACAAAGGCGAGGGCGAAGAATTTGAAGTAACCTTAACAGGGGATATTCAAATAAGAGAATTTCAACAAGTGAAAGGGGCTTATCTTACAACTAAGGAAGGATACAGCATCAAAGTTAATGCAAGTTTTGATCCTTTGAAACATAAAGAAAACGCAGTATTAACAGCGAAATGTGTAGTTCTTCCGAAGAATGAAGAATTAGGAATCACACGGGATGTAAAATATTGTGTTTTTGTTGATTAATTGTAAAAATACAAAAATAAACAGATATATATTCTCCCGACAGAGTATATATCTGTTTTTCTATGTTGCTAAAGATATTTTTTTGTAATAGATTACGACTTAAGGTCGTGAAATTGAATAAGTTACGACTTATGTTCCATGTGGAACATATTTTTGTTGAGAAATATATAAATAAAGGTGTATTCTTTTATTGGGTTTTTGGAGGTATTGAGAGACAATGAAGATTTAATAACACATAAATAAATAATAGCTTATGAATGAGAACAATCATATAACTATAACAGAAGGTCTTAAGTTCATTACTAATAAAATGAATAACAATATTAGAGTTAGAGGGACTAATATTAGTGGAGAAATAGCAATGTTTTGTAAGTATTATTTGTCTGAGTTTCCTTGTTGTTTATTCCATGAGTTTTGTCATTGGGTATTTATGATACCTTTTTGGATGCTGGGAGTTTCAACATTCCCTAGGCTTACTATTAGCAGATATGCTAATTGGGAGATAAATAATACTCAATCAGGACATTGTATTGAGAGTCATGATATGTGTATAAACTATAATATACCAAATATTGACAAAAATCCTTGGACTCAATGGATTATAAGAATAGATTGTATAATGCCAGCAATAGGTGTTATACTATTATTTATCTTTACTCCTTGGTGGTGTTGGTTGTTTTATATAGCCAATATGCCACAACTTTGGATCTCAATAAATGATTATCATATAATTATTGGTAAGAAAAATGGAAGAGAAATAAATAATAAATAAACTAAATTTAATACTTTATGCAAGTAAAAAATCCTGAGACTGTTGATAATAATGATAATCAATGGTGGGAACAAGCAGAAAATACTGAATATGAGCTTAATAAGTTAGATCCTGATAAGATTATAGAAGATCAAAATATAGTAATGACTTATGTTGTACTATTCTTTCTTGTTGTAACTCTTATAACTTGGATTGCTTTTAAGTTTTAAACATTATAAATCATTATAAACTATTGTAAGCTATTATTAACTTAAAATTAAATACTCATGGTAAAGTCTGTTTCAATTATCAAATACACAGCAAGAAATGTTATGTACTGGATGATGATGTTTCTTTGTGTTTCTGGAGGTTTTGTATTTATATACAAAGTTCTCATTAACCCAAGAACTATAAAATCAATGATGGATGTTATGATTCCATTAGAAATTGCATTATACTGCGGGATATTGGCTATTATGTGTGAATTCAGGCCAAGAAAGACCCAAGCACAAAGAGATTCTGATGATAAAACCTTAAACAATGGATTAAACAATATTATATTAATAACACTCATGAATGTAGTACTATTAATTATAGCTATTGTATCTAGAGATTTTAAATAATTTTGTAACAATCGTGGAATAATTATCAATAAATAACCCTGGATTATTCTGGGGTTATTTTTTATGTTTTACTTTATGCTATTATTATGCTCAAACAAATATTACTTGTAATGTGTATTAGTTTTCTGTTTAACACAATACAGGCTCAAAACCATACTAAATGGTATAAAATAACAGAAAACGATTTGATTGTCATGTCATTACAATCAATATCAGGAGTTGCTGATGGTGTAAATCAAGCCATTGTTCATCATAAATATGGGAAAGGTAAACAGTTCTGGGATAATAAAGTCTCATGGACTAATAAATATGATATGCCAAGCAGAGATCCAAAATTCTTTGGTTCAACCACATTTTTAGTGTGGGTAACAGATGGATTCCATTTAACAAGAATGATAGATAGAACTACATCTATTGTTTCAATTGGAATTTCATTTGCTGAACTCAGGGAATATGACAAAAAAGACATTTGGAAGGTAATAATGAAGAAAGTTCTATTATCATACCTGGTAAACAGAACTGCATTTGTTATTACATATAATAACTTGTAAATCAATTAATCACAATCAAATACTTGGAGGTATTATGAAGAAACAAAAAATTACGAGCAATGAAATGAAATCATTAATTAGCTCAAGAAAACAACAAATACATATTTATCATGCTATTCAAGATGATAAAATGTTTACAGAAATTGAACAACAACCCCGAAAATATATTGGGTTTATTCATGCAGAAACCTTAGAACAAGCTTATAATTTATGTCAAAATGACAATCTTCATCCTGATTACTTATATTATAATGTAAGATCATTATCAGTTGGTGATATGTTATTAATAGGACATGAATTTTATATGGTTTGCAATTTAGGTTTTAGAATGATATGTTCCTTCAGTAATGAAGGTGAAGAATAGGTGTTTTTCATAGGTTAGCCAACAACGGGCTGAGTTTATACTTGGCCCTCTTTTAAATCTTTCTAGTTAATCATTGACCCAAACACTATTGTATGCAGAGCAACCTAGGTGTGTGACGGACTGCATAGTGATTAACTAGTTATTAATAATTTAAAACAATTGTAATGACAATCTGTGTAAGAGTATCTTTGGCTATCACCAAAGCGTCAGCAAGTTACAGTTGTTTTGAACTAAGTTTGTTCTGTACTTTGGTAATGCATTACCTTAAACAGGGCTATTGGGTAAGCTGCCCAACTTGATTGGAGAGGAACACTAATATCTATCTTGTAATCTAGAGATACAAGCTGGTAATTGGGAAACCAAGTCATGCTATATTAGCAATTCCAATGTAGGCTCATATACCTGAATGTGTATGTATTGTAATATTTAACATAGTTATTTCTATGGCTGCAAATTTTCATTTGTTGAACAATAAAATATTACAATAATTATCACTGTGAGAATCAGTGACATAGAGAATAGAAGGACATAATTCCATGTTAGAAGGAGTCCATTATATTCTCTTGGGGCTTATATTCTTGATATTAATAGAATACAGACAAAGGTAGACTCAAACTTAAATGTGAGTAACTGGTGGACACTATTAATAATCAAGGTATTAGTGCGTAATAAATTAAACTTAAAAAACAAATATATTATTATGAAAGATATTTTTTTTAATTGGAAGCTTACTATAATATTTTTTCTTATTGCACACCTTTTTATGTTAATTATTGCAATATCTAAAACATCACAAAAACATCAATGTATTGATGAAACACACCAAACATGTGATGGTAATTGTGAATGTGATGGGATAGAATGTGATACACATTATCATAATGGTCAAGAGTGCCAATATGAAGGATTAGAATGTCCTATATTATCAAAGACTTTAAATCTTATTGTAGTGTTATCTTCAGACTACAATACCTCCAACCAACAGAGGATGAAATACTCCTTTGTTGGTTATTTTTAACTTTATTCATATTATTATGTAATTAATTCAGCCAATGTATTGGTGCAGACACTTGCAGACCTTTAATAAGGATAAAAGATGAGCCAGGAAATATTCCATCTGCAAACTGGTCAGGTAATACACTTATTGTTATTAATGACAATAATGCCTGATGTTATTTAAATTTTGTAAATTACCACTGTCGTGGAATTGTGTAATACCATTGAAGACCCAATGATTGTAACCAACAATCAAATGCTAAACTATGTTGTATTCATATAAAAAGCCTTTAATAAGAACTATTAGAGGCTATATTATTATAGATATAAAGACATATCTCACTTTGATTTAGGGAAAAATTGATGTACTTATCCCTTTGATTTAGGTACAGTTGAGTTCAAAAGTGTAAATAGAACTTAATTAGCTGTTGTAAGATTATGACGATATGAGTACATTGCAGCACCAAAAAAAGTTTACACAATTGTTAGTTAATATTAGTGCATTTAATGAACAAAACAATTATCCAATGAAATTATCTAAAAGTTATTGCAAGAACTAAGATACATATCAGAGAAATAAAAAACAAAAAGAAGCAAAAAATCCGAAATGTTAATTAATGTTTAACAGAATGCAACATTGTAGTGTATTAGAATGAATATACATAATGACCTGTTTTATCTTAATTTCGGAATATATACATGATTAACATTTTAAACTGAAAAGTCTAAGATGCTCATGTAATTGTCCAATTGAACAGCCCTGAAACAAACTAGCCAAGAGGAACTCTCGTTAGATTGTTAAGGGCTGTTTTTTATTTTGATTATAATATTATCTATTATATTTTAAGAGCCTTTGTTGAGCATGGTGGATAGAGTCTGGGAGTACATGGTTACCAATCATGTACATACTGTCAGACATAACAGTAGAAAAAAGGGGGAAAAGTAGAGCATGTAATGTGAATACAACTTTTGTCCCGGACTTTATTATTAAAACTAATTTAAAACAACAATAAAAAACAAAAAACATGAAACACATAGTATTATTTATATTACTTATTCTTCTTGTATTAGCTACAGGAAGATCTCAAGCATATCTTGATTGTAATGTTGGAGTTATTTCTGGTTATAACAATCAAATAGTAGGGGGTGTTCAGGTTCCTCATCCTACTTATGTATTATTTAAAGATATTGTAGAACCTGTAAGAAAAACAAGTCTAAATGTTTCTTTATCAGGAGGTTATATGTTTAATCATTTAACTGTCTTTGGTACATTAATAAGACCTTTAGATAGTACTAATCCAACCATGATTAATGGAAGTATTGGATGGGTATTCATTAATAGGGACAGTTATGAAAATAAAATAGGACTTCAACCTTCTTTAGGATATACTCAATACTTGAATGATAATAATGATATTGGTGGTTCTCTAAATGGAGGAATTCAACTTCAATTTTGGAAAGTTGCAGCTATAGAAGGACACAAAATCTTTTATATTGATTATAAATACCAATATAAGCATCATATCTTTGGAATAGGTATGAAGTTTAGTAATAGGTTATAAAATATTGCTGTTGACGAAAACTTAACAGTGAGTATCAACAGTATTACAAGAGTAGCTGATTATATTATGCTGTAATCAGCTATCTCTTGTATCAATTTACAAATCAGGGAACAAAATTCACTGGACGTAGTTGGATCAACCCAACACACTTAGTTGGTGGTATAAGTGACCATAAACAGTGTACCTGATTATTAATGATAGGATATTGAGGAGTCATAGCTTAAAATAAACTATATAAATATTTTAAGAAAGGTTATCAAACGAGACTTAATTAAGAAGGGAGAAAAAAAATGGTAGTTAACGCCTTACTTCTGTCCTTAATATTTATCAATTATTATTTAATAAACCCAAAAATATGAATACATTAATATTAACAATAATATTGTTTTTTACACAAGAACTTAGATGGACTGAATCTGTTCTTACAAAAGAAAATTTTAAAACTGTTACACCTAAAGAAAGTAATGAATTAGCAAAAATATACACTGGTATTGGTATTAATATTAATTATAATCAAACTGGTAAAGGGAGGGCTTATGCTTATATGGATGAACAAAAAAGTGAATTAAGAGCTGATTTATTATATAATAATACTAATAAGCTGAATGAAACACTTATACATGAAAAAGGACATTTTGATCTTACTGAATGGATTGTAAGATGTCTAAATAGAGAACTTAAAAATATTACTGAAATAAGTATTATATATAAGCTTTTGTATAAGTATAATGATCAGCTTAATTATTGGCAAAAAATATATGATACTGAAACAGATCATAGTAATAATAAAGAGAATCAAAAAATTTGGAATGAAAAGATAAGAAAACTATTATTAAATTTTTAAGCTGCTCAAAAGCTAAAACAAAAACGAAAAAGCCACCAGAGTAGAGAAACTAAAAGGAGCTTTATACAGGATTCGTCTGTAATTGGGTGTACAGTTATTAGCCTGTTCTTTTATTTATAATTAAAACAAAACAAAATAGAATCTAAAGACTAAAAAATATGAAAAAATTAGAGGTATTTGTCTTAAATCCAGGCTCTACATCTTCTATTAATCAGTTGCAAGAAAAATTAAAGACAGGGAAAATAGAAAATGTAACAGCTACAAGAGATTTTGTGGTTTATATTCTCTCATGGATTGAATCTTATTAAATCATAAAACTATGACATCAGAAAACAAATTATATGCACTGGCAATAAGCATAGTTGCAAAAGCCTTTGAAGATAGATTAGATAAAGGTGGATTACCTTATTTTCTTCATTGTATGGAAGTTAGTAGAAAACAAATTACAATAAAAAGAAAAATAATAGGCATTCTTCATGATCTTATAGAAGATACTAATTGGGATTTTGAAGATTTAAGTAAAGAAGGATTCCCTTTAAGTATTATTATCCCACTTAAATTGTTGACACATGATCCAACCACAAAGACATATGAAGACTACATCCGGGACATATCAACAGATGAAGATGCAAGAGCAGTAAAATTAGCTGATCTGATTCATAACTCTAATATTACAAGACTAAAAGGACTTACAAAATCAGATTTTGCTAAAATGGAACGATATCATAAAGCATACACATACTTATCAAAAACTTAAACCTTAATTATGCCAGTATATGAATTTGCAATAAAAAAAGATGTACTAAACTCAGGAAAAACTATTCATACTCCTGTGTGTAGACTTAGAAGTAGATGGGGAATTAACCTATTTAATAATAAATGGGAAAGAATTACTAATATTTACAATGAGTTTATATTGATGGAATTAGATTTTACACCAGAATTATCTTATAAAGATTGTGAAATACATATTAAAGCATATCAAGAAGCTTTAACAAAAAAAATTGAGAATCAACTGCAAACTGTTGAATTTCATGATCTTGAAGAAAAAGAAATCTAATAAATTAAATTATGTCATGACAAAAAAATCACCATCACTCAAAAAAAAGGTAATAAAACTTTTTAATTTTGAAGCCTTTACTAGTAAATTTTATCCAAAGGAAAGAGTTATGTCAAAATCAGATCAACATGGATTAACTGAAGTTTTTCCATTAAGAATTAAAAGTTACAGTAATAAACATTCACATGCACCATTTGGTTACAGATTCAAACCAGTTCACTAATATCAATAAAACAATAAAATTATGAGCCAGAAAACTCCGGATACGAGAAATAAATTGGATAATAACAAAGGTATTAATACAAGACCAAAAAGAATTATTAAAAAGGGGGAATCTGTAAACCTTCAAACATTTAAAGAATCAATACACCCTTCTCATGTAAAAGCAAAGAAAGTTTCTAATGGTGAAATTTTTAAAAAAACTCATGGTTTCAGTAAAACTATGAAAAGATTAATGCAAAAGCATGAAGTTTATACTGTTGCAGAATACAGAGTCTTAATAAAAGCAAGAAAACTTACTGAAAAAAAGGCCAGACAAAAAAAACATTCTGATTCTGTTGCATACAAGAAACATAACAAAGATAACAAAGGAAAAACAAAAACAACAAAAAGAGGAAAAAACCAAAAAACAAAAACACAATCAAAAAAATAAGAATGAAGTTAAAAATTTATAAAAACATTAGAGATCCTGATAATCCGAGTAAAATTGTTAAACAAGAAACCTTAAGAATAATTAATGTATCCAATGCTTTTTTAGGTATTGGAGAAGGAGGCTCAGTAAACAGAGCTGAATTTGAAAAACTTGCGAATGTTCTTGAACCTTATAATGATGGTATAGTTATAAGTTAAATTACTTTTTATGATTAAAAACAACATCTACTAACAGATGTTATTGCCTATGGGTGATCAGTTATTTGTAGTTGTCAATTTTAACTGGTGATTTAAACATGAAAAAGTCCTGGGGTTAATTCCCCAGGCATTAGGCCTGTTGGTAAAGTGGTTAATACGTTAGGTTTTCGACCTAAAATCATGAGTTCGAATCTCATACAGGCTACTAATAAAATTAAAAAAATGGAAATCAATAATGAAATTGTAGAAAAATATCTTAAAGATCCAAATAATTGTCCATTTTGTGAAAACAAGAAAGGGGAAGGATTAAGAGCAGAAAATGATGATATTATCCCAGATAATTCAGCATTATGGAGAAATGTTTCTTGTAAAGATTGTGGCAGAGAATGGGTAGAAGAATTTGAGTTAACAACTATTAGTAATCTTACAGAATCTAAATTAATATTATGACACATTTATTAATACCTATAAAGGATATTGAAGCTGAAATAAAGCATAACAGAGAGTATCTGAATAGTTTACAAAGAAATAAGAGAAGTAATGATTCAGATAAACTTGAGCAAAAAACAGAATTTCTGGAAGATTTACTTACTGGTAAACAAATATCTCTTAATGAAAAAGATATAACTAGAATAAGCTTAAAAATATATCCTGAAAAAGAAGAAATAGATTACGATACAGGGATTATATTTGATGGAAATAGAGATTATAGAATAGGTTATAAACAAGCATTAAAAGATTTATTATGAAACAAACAATTTATATACCTACTAAAGTAGAAGATGAATTACCTGAAGAAGATACATTTTATCTATGTAAAATAGGATTTAATGTTATTAAACAAATAGAGTTGTTTAAAGGAATTTTTATTAATGAAGAAGGTAATGAAAATATAGATGATGATACTGATATAAAAGATATTACTCCTTATAAATCATCAATTACTGAATGGTTTAAACCAACAGAAGCATATGTATTCACTCCTGAAGAACTTAAACAACTATTAGAAGAATATACTAATACAATTGTTGAGAATGCTAAAGTAGAATATAAAAAAGACTTATTAACAGGAGAAGTAGATAAAGAATCAATAACATCTCAATTACCTAAATTTTTAAATGAAATAGGAATATGAATAAGCCAGAAGTTAAAGTAAAAAAATACTTAGATTACTTTGAAATAAAAAATTATATTATAGAAAAATATAATTGTGATAAAGATGAGGATAAAACTTGGAATTACATGTGTAATAACCAAGAAGTTAGAAATGATAGTTATGGTTATATTCCAACAGAAAGTTGTATAAATGAATTTACAAAAGCAGTAAAAGAAGAATTTGGTGAAAATCCTAAAGTTTGGATTTCTTGGTAAATATAACTTCTAGTAATTAACTTAAAAATAAAATTATGAAACCTTATTTATTTTCATATACTCATGGAATAGGTGATGAATTTCCAATTGCTTATCAATTAGTTTACTCTGATAATGCTGAAAATGCTTTAATTTTATTAAAATTGAAAATGTATAATAAAATTTATGATATTGAAAATTGTACAATTGAATAATTATGAAAGAAATAAAATTACATAATAATACTTACTTATTTGTAGAAGTACCTTTTGATGCTACAGACTTTTATTACGATAGTTGGTTTACAAGATATGTTAATCATTCTAAAGGTAGTATTAAGTTTGATGTAAATACTGAAATAATCTCTACAACAAAAGATATTACAGAAGAACAAGCTGAAAGTATTGTTGAAAAAATTTTAGGTTTTGGTACTAAAAATCAATATAAAGATTATAAATTAGATGTTAACTTTTCTATTTATTTTACACCCAAAGAATCTCTACAATCACTAATTCAAGCTAATGGATTAGATATTAATAAAAACTATTTAATACTTAAAAAGATATGACAATAGAACAAAAAAATATAGCTATAGCTGAAATGCTTGGATGGAGAAGGGGACACAGAGATTTTCCAAAAGAAAAAAGATGGAAAAATGATTGGTTTGATATAGATGAAATCAGAAGAACAAGAGATGGCTTAGAACCTCTTTTATTTCATTCAAATGCTAATTGGCAATTTGAAGCTATAGATTGGATAGAAAAACAAAAGGTTTACATTAGAATTGAAAAACCTATTGGAGAATTATCTTCTTGGTTTGTAAATTTTGATAGTGAACATAGTGAAATAAAAGAAGTTCAAGTATTTAATAAAAATAGAAAAGAAGCAATCTTTGAAGCATTATATCAATTTAGTCGATACATAAAAAATAATTTATGAAACATCTATTTTTACCATATGAATTAGCTTTAATAGCTAAAGAGAAAGGATTTGATGAAGATTGTATAGCAATGTACTTTAAAACTTCTAAAAAACTATCAATAGATAGTAAAAATCTTTTAAGTAATAAAATTTGTAGTGGAATAACAGCTCCTCTATATCAACAAATAATTGATTGGTTGCTTGAAAAACATCAAATTAGTATAGAGCCACAAATTAATCCTGATTTAAGATGGATAATAGACTTTGTACCTAATATATTATTAACCCACGAAGGAAGTGGAAATTTTACATTTTTTACAGGTTCTAAAAAATTAAATAATGATTATCAAGGTTTTAATACAAAATATGAAGCACTAAACAAAGCAATTGAAGAAGCTTTTAAACTAATATAATTATGAAACATTTTGCTAAATATCTTCCTGTAGAAGGAGAGATAAAAGAAGGTGATACAGTTCTTTTAGCTTCTTGTGATGAAATTTATACTTATGATAAGAAGGTAGTCACTCTTGTTCCCAGAGATAAAAAAGTAAAACTATTCCTCTGTAGTAGAGATATACAGGTAGGTGATAAAATAAGTATTGAAGGAGTTACTGAGTCTACTATATATGGAGGACAAAATTTAAGTAGTTCCATAAAAGAAGGTAAAGTTTTCAAAGTAATAGGAGAAATATCACCAGAAGCTACCTGGGTGAAAGACGGAGATAAATTTGAAAAATCCGACATAAAAGTTGTTGGATATGGAGAAAATTGGAGTAAACATCAAAATCTTTCTAATATTAAAGTCAAAGGCCCATGTGGACATTTTCATTAAAATAATTTATATGAGTACTTTATTCAAGATTAAACTAACTCAAAAAATTGAAGTAAAAGAATTATTTGGTAGAAGTCTTGTATATAAAGGACATGAAGTATTAGCAGTACCAAAAGGAGTAATATTAAAAGTTTTAAAATCAGTTTCTAATGAAGGTGATATTATTATGAGAACAAATAATAATCAAAATCCATTTATTACTCTTTTTGAAAAAAATCCAATTGTTAGGACAATTCCATCAGATGAGTTTGTTTATTGGGGGTCATCAATACAAGAATATATATTTGAAGTACTTCCTTTTGCTTCAGCACATGATTATATAGATACAAAAAAGTTACCCTTTTCACTATAAAAAGGAAGTTTTCTATTGGCTGAGAGGATTAAGGCAAGGGGTATTGAATCCCCTGACTTCGGAAGAAGTCCAAGAGTTCGAATCTCTTATAGAAAACAAGTTTTGCTGCATTTTCCTTAGAAAAATCAGAGGAACATATTAGCTCAGTTGGTTAGAGCATCTGATTCATAATCGGAGGGTCATCAGTTCAAATCTGATATATGTACCGAATTATATTTATCCACTAACAAAAAAAGTTTATGTCAAAAAAAACTCCATTAGTAACAGCCTCTAAAGCAAAAGCTGTAAAAATTTCTACTGCTAAAAAAACAGTACCAACAGTATTAAACTCAAAAAAATCCTTTGTAAATCCTAAATTTCCTGTAAAGAGAGTTTCAAGGACAACAATGCTCCGTACAATTGCAGACACAAAAGGTAAGATTTTTACTTCAGTACATATTGGTAAAGATGGTCAACCTCATCTCATTAATGGCATCCGGTACAAAAAACAGGATCATGATATGGGATATATTCAGGTATATTCTACAAAAGCCAGAGAAATGAGATTAATTAATCCTCAGACTCTAACTGATCTGACTTTTAAAGGTGTGCATTACAAAGCCAGAAAATAATTGTTAGCCTTCATCAAAGAAAAGGCCCAGATTCCTGTGGCTTAATTGGTAGAGCATCCCCCTGAAAGGGGAAGGTTGTAGGTTCGAGTCCTACCAGGCATCCTGAATTATTTTTAATATAAAACTTCAAATTCAAAATGGAAAAAAATGTAAATGCTCCTGTTAAAAAAGCAACAGGTAACAAAACAACAGAAATTATTATTGGTTCAGCAGCAGTTAAATTACAAAATGCTGTAAAATCTGCTTATTCAGCACTGGAAGAAGTAAAAAACCTGGATGTAAAAGCACAGGAAGGAACTCTCAAAGTAAGTGATTTGGAAGATAAGATTGGTGGATTAAAACAGGATCTTGAAAACAAGACAGCACAGAACAAAATTGATCTTCAACAAGCTTATGATGCTGATAAAAAAGCATTTGTTGATAATTGGTTAAAAGAAAACAATGTAGTAGTTGTTGATGATGCTACTTACAAAAATCTGCAAAATGAACTTGCCAGCATGGAAGTTAAAATGGAAAGTACAGTTAGAACTGAAGTGGGTAAAGCTGTAGGTATAGAAAAAGCAAATTCTGCCAATGCTTTGAAAATTGCTCAATTGGAAGCTGAAAAGAAAGAAGCTTCTAATGTAGCTGAAATCAGTCAGTTAAAAGCTCAAATCATGTTCTTGGAGAAAACTTCAAAATCATGGGAAGATGCTTTAACAGCTGAAAGAGCTGCTGGCATTGAAAGAGCTAAGGCTTCTTCTATCAACACTCTGAATGTTGGTGGAACCACACAAGGACGTTAATAAAAATCGGTTAGACTTTCTCTTCCAAGAAAAGTCAAGAAGCCTTCATCTCCCCAGAAGAAAGTGATTTCTTCTGGGGAAGGTGGAGGACATCTTATTAATAAAAAGTAAAAACCCCTAAGAATTAATTTACTTAGGGGTTTTTCTTAAGTTTTAAATACTAATTTAATGAATTGGTAGCTCAGTTGAATAGAGCATCAGCCTTCTAAGCTGAGGGTCATAGGTTTGAATCCTATCCAGTTCACAAAATAAATAAATCATGTTAGAAATACAAAACTATGAATCTCTTAATTTTACAGATCATCAAATGGAGTTCATGTCTTATGCTAAAAATCATTATGTTAAACAGTTAAAAGAAGCACAAGTACCTGAAAATGAATCTACCATTGCTATATTAAGAACTATTGATGAAATAAATACTGAAAATTTAGAAAAAAAGAAAGATGAAATGATTCCATCATGTAAAAAAGGTTGTGCACATTGTTGCTACATACAAGTTGGAATGACTTTAAGAGAAGCAAATCTTATTAAAGAGTATGTAGATACGTTTCATATTCCAGTAGATAAAGAGAAACTTAAAATACAAGCCCAAATTGAAAATGAAAAAGAATATCTTATATCTCCAAATAGGAGATGTGTATTCTTAGGACAAAATAATCTTTGTACTATTTATGAAGTAAGGCCTTCAGCCTGTAGAAATTACTTTGTGTTTAATCCTAAAGAAGATTGCGATACATTTAATGATAAAACTACTGGAAAAACTCTGGTAAATTTTGACTTAGAATCAGTTGCACCTATCATGGCTCTTATGAGCATATCTCCAACAAATACATTACCTAGACAATTATTAAAAATATTATAATACAGTCAGGAATGGAAGGGGATATAGCTCAGTTGGTAGAGCATTACACTGATAATGTAAAGGTCAATAGTTCAAATCTATTTGTCCCCACGAATAAGTTAGCTTTGCGCTAAAAGGGGTAGTCTGGTTGGAATCCAGCTTGAAGTGAATCTTCTACCCTTTTTAAATTTTTGTTAGTTTTGTATTAGTAAAATTTACAGGTAAGGAGATATAAGTAATTGTGTCTATGAACTATTTGTAAATTTTATTTTAAATTTATTAATATGCTATTTAAAATAAAAAAGATCCCTTTTACTGGAGTATTTCATAAAAAAAGCTTTTATGTTAAGGGCAAAAAAGATATTATCTACAAGCTTTATATAAAAAATGATCAAAATTATACAAGAACTAGGGAAAACTCAGAAGACCTTTCTGTATTTGATTATCCAGAGTACTACATAAAAGAGAGAATAAAAGCATGTGATTGGATATTAGTACACTAATTCAATTTAATTTTATGGAAAAAAAGAAACAAGAAGAAAATTCTATTTTTAGTTTTAAAATCAAGTTTGTAAAAAAGAGAAATTATAATAAAGATAAAATTGAATTAATTCATGATACTAATGGACATAATAAGTTTTATCATATGAATGTTGAAAGAAAAGAAAGTTCCAGGCCAAGAGTTGTAATTAATTATGGAAGAATAAGAAGTGAAATGGTAACTAGCGGAACAACAGAAATAAAAGAATTTAAAAATTTAGATGAATGTTATAAATTTGTAAATAAAAAACTTGAGGAAAAGACTAATAAAGGGTATAAAAGAATTGAAAATTAATAAAAAAAATCATTATGTTCAAATTCAAAACAAAAAAAGTAACTATTGGAGATTTTGATCCTGATGATCCATATGAATGGACTTTATTAATCAAACCTCAAATACAAGATGTAACTAACTTTATTCATATCAGAAGATGTTGGAATGTAACAGAAGTTGCAAAAGATGAAGAAAATGGAATAGATGGAGTATTTAAAGAAAATGTATATGAAATTATTAAAGGTTTTATAAAAGAAGAAAATTATGTAGTTCAACATAGCATAAGCCTAAGAAATCCAAGTATTGAATTTGCAAAATCTAAATATGTTGAAATTCTTAAAGATTACATAGAAGACGGTTGGGAAAAAGATTGGAATATGTATGAAAATGAGGCTCCTGGTATTCCAAAAACCCCTAGTTATAGAAAATTTAATACACAAGTTTCAACTAAACAACTTAGTCTGTTAAAAAACATGACAAGTAATTTAATAAATAAATCACAACCTTAATTTAAAAATCTCATGAAATCAAAAGCACAAAAAAGAAAAGAGGCTCTTGAAAGACAAGAAGAACATAAACTTCTTTCAGCATCTAAAAAGATTCTTAAATTAGATCTTAAACTAGGTGGTGAAAAAGGAGCTAAAAGAGAAAGATCTAAATTAGCTGTAGAGCTTGTAAAAGTTCCTGAAGTTAAAGAAATCTCAGATCAGAGTAAAAAACACTATCAAAAATCTAAAAAATTATAATTATGGCAGAAGTAAAAATGGATCTTGCTGAACTAGAAGATATTAAAAATCAAATAGTTAAGCAAAAAAAGATAGTTTCTGAAAAAGAAGAAGTTATCAAACAAAAAGAAAAAGAACTTGCTGAAGCTTATGCTGATAAAAGAACTGTACAAATTACTAAAACCAGTAAACCTGTACCAAGTTGGGATTTTCATGCAAATTCAATTAATAGTAGAATAGAACATTCAGATTTTTCTTATGGAAATGAATATGTTGGTAAAATATTTTCTTTTATAAAACAAAAAGATTATATGAGACTTTCTGAAAATTCTCTTTATGAAAATATCAAAGAGACTATTAATCAACTTGTTTTTAATATAAGTGCAAGAGGAGATATGCAAAGAAAAAATGTTCCTATAACTTATGAAGAAATTGTAACAAAAGAGTTTATAAACTTTGATGATGTACTTGGAGATCTTAGAGAAAAAGCTGAAGTAAGTTTTATTAATGAAATCAATTCTTATAAAACTAAAATTCATACTTTAGAAGGGACAGTAAGTGATCTTCAGAATAAAATTACTGATACTACTAAAGTTGCAAATAAAAAGATTGATGAAATTATCGAAAGTTATGAAACTAAATTACAAGATAATTCAGTAAAAGCTAGAAAAGAATATGAAATTCTTTCAAAAGCTTTTAGTGATTACAAAGAAGACAAAGATACCAGAAACCTTCAAAAACAGATTTTTGATCTTAAAACAGAACTTGAAGAAGAAAGACAAAAAAAGTGGTATCAAAAAATAATAAAAAATAAATAATAAAAACAAAATGGCAAAATTAAAATTATCAGAGATCAAATTTGGAATGATTCTTAAAATGAAAACAGATGCGTTTGCAGCTTATGAATATGCTAAAGGAGATCCTGTACAAGTTGTATACCTTCAAGGAAATAACATCCAGTGTAATGATTAAAAACTAAACCATGAAATTAAATCAAACTCAAACAGAAGCTCTTATTGATGACTTTATTGAAAAAAATAATGATAAAGTAAAAAAAGAGTTAGAAGTTATTAAAAAATCTCCTGAATTTAAGTCACAAGTTAATAAACTTCAAAAAGCTTTAAAAAGTATTGACCCAGCAGCTTTGAAATATTTAAAATCTGATAGTTTTGTAATCCCAGGTATTCAACATATTGAAAACTACTTGATTCAGACCTATCAATTTACATCTAAAACAAAAACTAAAAAAATTGATAATTGGGGGAATACAAGAACAAAATACAAACAAGCCCTTACTTTAGCTTCTATTGAAAAAACTTCTATAGAAGAGTTAATAAAAGTTCTTGAAGATGTTAAGATTTCTAATTAAATACTTTTAACTTTTAAAATGGGTCTGACAGGCATTTGACAGCAATGGATTGGAATTATGGGTATGCAGGGAGAATGATTCTATACTTCCTTGATAAATGTGAATCAAATCTAGATGTAGAAGTATCTAACATCACCGTAGGTGCAGAAGGAAACATTGATAGCTTATTAGCTTCTTTGTCTTATTCAGTTGAGTCTGAGCTTGCTCTGGCTTAATTCACCCCCAGAACTCTATGGGTATAAATGAGAACTTTTTCTTTTGGTATATTCTTCAAATAAGAATCTACTCTGAATATTAACCTGGCTTAACAGTAAATTAGCTAAAGGCCTTTGGAGCAGTAGGACTGCTATCCTAAGCATATAAGTCAACCATAATTACTTTACAATGTATGGACAAGGGTTCGACTCCCTTCAGATCCACCTTTAAAGCACAAGAGTTACGTCCTCTCTCTTGAGGTAAGAATAGATTCTTATTCTTATCTGAACAAAGAGGTTAGGGGCAAGTGGTGGAATTGGCAGACACACAAACTTCGATGTTTGTTCTTAACAGAGTATAGGTTCGAATCCTATTTTGTCCACCAGGGTTATTTCTTACACTTTCCCGTAAAAAAAGTGTCAAGTGGTGTAGGTAACTAGATAAAAAAAATCTGGTAGCCCCAAACCCCCGGAGAAACAAACTTCTCTGGGGTTTTTTATAAATCTAATACAAAACAAAACAGCAATTATGAAAAGGATTAAATATTTTTTTAACAGTGCATTAATTATGGCTGGAATCTATATAATATTATCAATACTTTTTCTTATTCTACAGTGGTATTCAAATATTGAAGCTAATATTGAATTTTATTTAAAGTATGACACTTATATACAACTTTTTAAGATTATTATAGATATACTTGAAATAATTATTAGAGGTTGTTTTTGGTTATCTGTTGCATTATTTATGATTTACGAACTAGATAAATATGATGAAAAAGGAAATTTAATTGATATTGAAACCAAAAAAGAAAACATATGAGACAAATGGAATTCAGTTCTGATGAACAAGTAAAAAAATCTTATGAGTTTCTTAATAGTTTGAATCAACCAGCTTGTGAAGGATGTAATCATGGTATAAGGATGTGCTATAATACTCCTTGTATGGGAACAGTAGAAGATTTTGAAAAACTTATAGAAGCTGGCTATGCAGGATCTCTTATGTTAGATCATTGGTGTGGTGGACATATGAATGGTAATCCTTTTAAAGAAGATGTACTTTATTTAGCACCAGCTATAGAAAACAAACAAAAACAAGCTGCCCCATTTATAAGATCTGGAAAGTGTGCATTATTAATTAATAATAAATGCAGTCTTCATGATTTAGGACTAAAACCTATACAAGGAAAATCTGTTTGTTGTAAACTTGAAAGAGTTTATAAAGATGAAAATGGGGAAAATAAAGCAATTGAAGAAAGATTTCTTATTCTTCATACATGGAATACTCAGAAAGGACTGGATCTTATTGAAAAATGGAAAAAAGAAGTTAATTTTAAAACAGAAAGTGGAGATGAAGAAATAGATAAAAAAGATCCTTTTCTTTTTCTAAGTCTTCTTGTAGAACAAATACAAAAATTTGAAGAAATTGAAAAAAAAGAAAAAACAGGTGAAATGCCACTGTACACTCCACTAACAGAGCCACGAAAAATAATCGAATACACAAAACCTTATTAAAAGAACTAAAAATTAATAAAATGCCAGAAGGAATACTTATGTTAATGATTTTGTTCTTATTGTTCTACACTTATTTTAAAATAAATCCAAAAATGGACATTAATTATGAAACAGAAGATATTATTCTTTGGTATAATGATCCATTTGAATTATTTAAAAGAAAACCAATAAGACTTTGGAAAGTAAAAAAGAAGTAATGTAATTTATTAATCACAAAACAAAACAAGACAAACATGTTTAATCAAAAAAGAACCTTAACCAATCTTGAAAAGAGAAGCGAAGCTATTTTTAGTGTTTTTACAAAAACACAAGAAGATTGCAAAATTTTAAACCAGGAAATTTCAGGAGTAATATCTGAAAAACAAGAAGTAATTTTAGATCTTCAATCAGAAGTACAGTCCCTGGAAAACATCAAAGCTAAAAACACTAATTTAGCTGACAAAATCAATAAATTTTTAACTACTTAATCAATAAATTTTTAACTACTTAATTTAAAAGTATGCCAACAATTATTATACTGTTATTTTTAGGAATGATAGGAACTCTTATGTATTTTTATGAAAAATATAAAAAATTAGAGTTTATTGCTTCAGTTATTGATGGAACAAATGTTGATAACAGATATGTTACTGATGCTTGTTTGTTGGTAATTGAGCAACTAAAGGATAGAAAATCATTAAGATTAGATAAATATTCTAATTTAATTAAACTTCCTGATGGACAATATATTAGTTACAGAACTGATAATATTGATAAATTTAAACACGATTCTCAGTTAACTTTCGAGCCAACAGAGACAGAATGGAAAATTTTAGCTGGTCTTATTCAAAAATTGTATAATAGCAATTAAGTAAAAATCTTTTTAAACAAAAAAAAACAAAAACTCATTATTATGGGACTCAAAACAAAATTAATTTTAATTGCAGTTGGATTAGTATTATTACTAAGTTCACTAGGTATAGGATGTGAAAGAATTGATGCCGGAAGTGTTGGGATTAAAGTAAACATGACTGGTGGAACACAAGGTATTGCAAAGACAGAATATGTAACTGGTTGGTGTTTTTATTGGAGATTAGCACAAAAAGTGTATGAATTCCCAACTTATCAACAACATAAAGAATATGATCCATATGAAGTACCTGCAAAAGGAGGAACTATGTTTACTGTTCATCCTACATTTAATTATAATTTAAATGCTGGTGAAGTAGGTAATATGTTTCAAAGATACCGATTAGGACTCTCAACATTAGAAAATGGTTTTATTAAGAATTCTATGACTACAGCTATTAGGGAAGTAACTAATACTTTTACAGCAGATAGTATTTTAAATAATCAAGCCGGGTATGATGCAGCTATTTATAATAAATTAAATAAAGAATTAGCACCTTATTTTCAAGTAACTCAGTTTACTGCTAATCTTATTCCTGATCCAAACTTAAAAGCTTCTATTATTAATAAAGCAAAAGCTGTACAGGATGCTCAAGCTGCAATAGCTCAACAATCTGTAACAAGAGCTAATGCTGAAATTGATATTATTAATGCTAAAAAAGATTCTGTTGTAACTATGACAGCAGCTCTAGCTGAAGCTAATTCTATGCGAGCTAAAAATGAAGCTTTAAAAGAATCTCCACAATTGGTAGAATACACTAAAGCTTTAAAATGGAATGGAGTATTACCAAGTACTATAATGGGAGGAAGTGGGGCTGTTCCTTTCTTTAACATAAACAAACAATAAGACATTCTGCGTATATCGAAGATTGGCCCTTCAAAAAACCCCTAGGAATACCTGGGGGTTTATTTTAATTATTAATTATAACAAAATGAAGAAAAGTGAATTAGAAACTCTTTTAAGAGAATTTGAAGAAACTGGTAATAGTTCTGAAGAACTTAATAGTATAAGAATTAATATTTTTGATTCTTTAGAAACAGGAGATATTCAGACAAAAACTAAGGATATTCTTCTAAGAAGGCTTTATTCAATAGCTTCAACAAAGAAACTTTTCTATCTAAATGTAACAGAAAGAAAACCTGGTCTTCCTAAAACTGAAGATGAAGTGACTGAATTTAATGAAGATGAATCCTCTTATGAAGAATCATATGAAGAATCATATGAAGAAGATGACAATGAATAAAAAGAAATTATGGAAAAGAATAAAAAAATCACAGTTGGACATATAGAGAAATTATTTGTTGATTTTAAAGGAGTTATGGAAGGTCTTGAATTAGCATCTCAAAAAGATTTAACTATATTTGTAGGGCAAAATGGTTCCGGTAAAAGTCTTGTATTAATATTTACCTGGTTAATGGGGACTATAGTTAATATATTCTTACAATCAGGTAAATCAATGACAGAATATGAGAAAATTCTTCAATTCTTTTTTGACAACTCTTTTGATAAAAATGATTTTACTGGTAAAATGGGAGCTGGTTTTGAAAATATTGAAATTAGCTTCGAAATGGATAATGGTAAAGTTAAAAAT